AGATTTAATTAAGGCAATTGGCGGACTTGCTCCTAAAGGTGGTGCCGCCGGTGCCGGCGGGCAAGGTGCTGGCTCTGCAAAAGATGATCCACAAAAAGCATCTAAAATGTTAGCAGAAAGTCTTGGCGAAGTTGATGATGAAAGTAAAAAATTAATTAAACGGTTTGGATCATTATACGACGAAAACGGCAAAAAGAAACTTAGCGGATTTGAAGCAGGAATAGCAGGCTCTGTTAATAGCTTAAAACAAATGACTAACATGGCCGCAGGTTTTTCGGATATTACTTCGGTTACCTCTTTAGCTGGTGGTGCCATGGTTGAGTTTGCGGCCGCGGCCGGCCCATTAGCACCATTAGTTGTAGCCGTAGGCGGCGCATTTATGTTATTGGCTGATCTACTAGGTCAATATAACAAAATATTAGGCCAAGCAATTGATGTAGGTTTAGGTTATAGCGACAGTTTAGGTAAAGCCGCAACATTAGCCGGCGCTAGTGGTTTAGCCCTGGGCGATTTTTACGAAGCAGTAAAAGAAGCCGGCCAAGGTATGCGAGCTTTGGGCGGTAACGGTGAAGAAGCCGCACAAAACTTTGCAAAAATGCAAACAGAAGTACGCAATACTTACGGTACTTTTGGAATGTCTAATGCAGAAATGGCCAAAGCATCAGGTACTTTTGTAAACTTGATGGGAGCGGCCGGTCACAAAGGTGCAACTGCGGCGTCATTAGCCGCTGAAGCCCAAGGCAAGACGATGAATGAAATGCGTAAGATTAGTATAGCTACTGGCATTTCAATGGGTAAAGTAATGGGTAGTTTTAAAGATTTATTTGCAGGTCGTGACGGTGCATTACTTACAGCAAGCCTAAGTAAAATGGGTCAAAATACCGCAGAAGCCGCAATGAAACTAGCTAGAGGTGCAAGTAGCTTTGAAGCAGTATTTGGTGACTTAGGTAAAGATCTTTATAAACAAATGAAACAAGCACAGGCCGCAGGTCTGAGCATTATTAATACATCATTAGGCGCAGAAATTGCACCTTATATTGATGTACGAGTATTTGAACAATTTGCAAAAGCATCAGAAGAGGGTGGTTCTGCTATGGTTCATGCTAGTCAGCAGTTTGCTAAGAGCATTGAACCTAACCTAGCTACACTAAAACTACAAGCCGCAACAGGCGACAAAGCCGCAATGCAAATGCTTGAAATGTATAACAACTCTAAAAAGTTCACTTCAATGGCTGACGATGAAATAGCGGCATTAGATTCTAAGAAACGTTCAGAAGAAAAGTTTGCTACTATTCAACAAAAAATGTCAGCCGCATTTGAAACCATGTATAATAAATTATTTGGATTTATAGACGCTATTCCTTTAGAAGTATTTGAAACTATAGGTGCTGTCTTTGAAGCCGCGGCCACTGCAATTGGATGGTTTACAGATGGATTAGTTACTATCTTTAAAGTGCTAGGACCTGTGATAGCAGTACTAGGGGGATTATTTGTTGCATTTAAAGCAATTACTGTAGCAATAGGATTACTTAGTAATCCTGTAGGTTGGGTAATAGCCGGTATAACCGCATTAGGATTAATTGTAAGTAACTGGGACTGGATTTCAGAAGGGTTGATGAGTTTATTAAGTACTATTGGAGATGGTTTGGCGGCTGGTGTTAAACTAATATGGGATATAATGACATGGCCTTATAGAACATTTTACAAATATATGTCAGGCTGGATTGAATCTATTGGCGAATGGTTTAGTAGTAGTTGGCTTAAAGAAGGATTAATGAGTCTATTAAGTAGTATCGGAGATGGTTTAGCATCTGGTGTTAAAATGTTATGGGATACAATGACATGGCCATATAGAACATTTTACAAATATATGTCAGGCTGGATTGAATCTATAGGCGATTGGTTTAGTGGCAGTTGGATTAAAGAAGGATTGATGAGTCTAATAGGTAGTATCGGAGATGGTTTAGCATCTGGCGTTAAACAGTTATGGGATATAATGACATGGCCTTATAGAACATTTTACGAATTTGTGTCGGGCTGGATTAACTCTATAGGCGATTGGTTTAAGAGCAGTTGGCTAGGTAAGAAGATTTTTGGGGATAGCGGTAACAGTTCTAGTAGTTCTAATGGTTCGGTACTAGCTAGCCAAGGAAGTTCTGCAGGTACTACAGCCAGCAATGCCCAAATGACAGCAAAAGCAAATGTTCAAGCAGACCAAGCCAAAACACAATCTCAAACCAGCGAAGATATGCGTAGATTAGTTGATATTAACGCGGCCCAACATGCACAAATGGAAAGAGTCGCAAGCAATACTGGACAAACTAAAGAAGCTGTCGAAAGAAACGGCTCTACTTATTAACTAAATATACTACTAATATAGGGTAATCTCGCATAATGTCTTGGAAAAAATACTTCAATACGGTACCGACAAAAAGTCCACTAAGCGGTAACGGGCAACGTAGCCAGCACGGTGGTGCAATGCAATCTGCTAAGTTTAACAACTATCTTAACGAAGTATATACAGGTACTCCCAACCGTGTTGACCGTTATTCACAATACGATCAAATGGACATGGATAGCGAGATTAACGCGGCTTTAGATACTATTGCAGAATTTTGTACACAATTCGATCCAAAAACACACGTTCCTTTTGATGTACACTTTAATGATACGCCTACTGATAGCGAAGTTAAAGTTATTAAAAAGGCACTACAACAATGGTGCCGCGTAAATGATTGGGACAAGCGTTTATTCCGTTTAGTGCGTAGTACACTAAAGTACGGAGACCAATTCTTTGTTCGTGATCCTGAAACCTTTGAATGGATTTGGATTGATCCGTCTAGCTTAACAAAAGTCATTATCAACCAAACTAAGGGCAAAAGACCCGAGCAGTACATTATTAAAAATCTAAATTTAGATTTAGTTGATAAAACTGCTACAGCGCCGCTAAAACACGATACACAGTATATGTCAATGAGTGCGTCCGCACGTTTAGGTAGTTTGCCTAGCAATGTGTTACAACAATATACTGGCGGAACTGGCAATAATCCTAAAGATGAACTAGCCGTTGATAGTGAACATATGGTACACTTATCAATGACTGAAGGCATGGATGTTAATTGGCCTTTTGGTACAAGTTTATTAGATGCTATCTTTAAAATCTTTAAACAAAAAGAATTACTAGAAGATGCGATTCTAATTTATCGTATTCAACGTGCGCCAGAAAGACGTATTTTCTATATTGATACGGGTAATATGCCAGCGCACATGGCTATGCAATTTGTAGAACGTGTTAAAAACGAAATTCACCAAAGACGTATTCCTAGCAGATCTGGTGGTGGCCAAACAGTTATGGATAGTAGCTATAATCCGCTATCTATCATGGAAGACTACTTCTTTGCTACAACAGCAGATGGTAGAGGTAGTAAAGTCGAAACATTACCGGGCGGTGAAAATCTAGGTCAAATTGACGACTTAAAGTTCTTTACTAACAAAATGATGCGAGCTTTACGTATCCCTAGTAGCTATTTGCCTACTGGTCCAGACGATGGTACAGCGGCCTATCAGGATGGTAAGGTAGGTACAGCATTCATTCAAGAATTCCGTTTTAACAAATATTGTCAGCGTATACAGAGCTTGTTAGCACCACGTTTTGACGAGGAATTTAAACTATTCTTAAAGTTTAAAGGTATTGAAATTGATGCTAGTACATTTGATTTACGCTTCTTAGCACCTCAAAACTTTGCGGCTTATCGTGAAATTGATCTAAATGCCAGCAGAGCAGGAGTTTTCACACAGCTAGCAGAAGTACCTTTCTTAAGCAGACGTTTCGTTCTAAGCAAATACTTAGGTTTAGAAGAAGACGAAATTGTAGAAAACGAACAATTATGGTTAGAAGAAAATCCGCAAGCTAAAGAAGCCGCAGGTCCAGGGGCAGAAGCCGCACAAGCAGGAACACAAGCCGGAGGAATTAATTCTAGCGATCTTGGAGCAGTAGGTGTAACCGCACCACCTGAGGGCGGTATGGATATGGGAGGCGGAGAAGCCGCACCTCCAGAGGCTGGCGCAGAAGCCGCACCTCCACCAGAAGGAGCACCCCCACAATGAAATTTTTAGAAGTAAAACAACTTAACGAAAGCTACGAAGAAGGCGCTGAAACTAAAAGCGATGAATTTAAAAATCAGCTAGGGCAACTTAAACTAGCAGATACACGTAGGGGTCGTTTAACACTAATGCATCTAAACAAACTACGTAAAATCCGCGAACGCAAAAAAGCAGAGATAGACGAAAAGTCAAAATATCTAGGCGTAATTTACGCTAGAGCCGCCGCACAATAAGCCAAAGAGCTTACTTATCTAACGGCCGGAAATCAAAAAAACACGTTTTTTTGGCCATTATCCACTAATTAAATAACATCTTTTGTAAATATCTTTACGAAGATATCGCTATCTTTTGGCCAATTGGAGAATAACGATGCCTAAACAGATTTTAGAACAAGTGCTAGAGCACATCCTCAACAAAGAGGAATCCCAGGCTCAAGATTTATTACACTCTTTCTTTGTAGAGAAAGGTCGTAACATTTATGAAAGCCTAATTACCAGTGACGAACTTGCAGAAGAAGAAGTTACTGAAACCGAAGAATTAGTCGATGATGCATCTGAAGATTTCGCCGATGACATTTCGTCTGCAAAAGATGAAATTAACAACGAAGAAATGTTCAGTGAAGAAGACGAAGACCTAGAAGACGAAGATAACCTAGAAATGGGTGATGAAGACGGCGACATGGGCGACGAAGACATGGGTGACATGGGCGACGAAGCCGCCGACGAAGATAAAATCGATGATGCTATTCTAGATGTAGAAGATGCATTAGACGAATTAAAAAGCCTATTTGCTCAACTAAAGGGCGATGAAGCAGGCGAAGAAGCAGGCGAAGAAGAAATGGGTCCAGAAATGGGCGACGAAGAAGTTGGCGAAGCCGTTGACTTTGACGAATTAGACGAAAGCGCAAGCCTAATCGCTGTACCTGCCCCAAAGCACGGTGACAACGGTCAACAAACAAAAAGCCCAGTAGCCGCTAATAGCGGTCAAAAAGGTATGGCCGCTAAGCCATTCTCAATGGGTAATGGTAAAGGCGAAAGCGGACGTGGTGCTCCTTCTACTAAAGAAGAAAATGCAGGCAACGTAAATGTTCCTGGTAATAAAAAGTCCCCAAGCCTATCAAGCGTTGCTAAGCCAGCTAAAGGTGAAGCCGCAGGTAATACACGTTCACCAATCGCAGGACGTTAATTATGAGCTTTATTCCACTTAGAGAATCACTAACATTTGATCAAGCTAAGATCGTTGTGGAGGCTAAAGAATCCGCAGACGGTAAAGGCCGTGATATCTATATGAGTGGTATTATGATGCAAGGTGGCATTCCAAATCAAAATGGTAGAAACTATCCTATCAACGAGATTTCGAAGGCCTGCAAAAGCATTAAGGAACGCCTCGACAAGGGATATAGCGTTCTTGGCGAAGCCGATCACCCAGATGACTTACAGGTTAACTTAGACCGCGTAAGTCATATGATTACAGACGTCTACATGGACGGCTCGAACGGCATGGGCAAGATGAAAATCCTCCCAACACCAATGGGTAACATTGTTAAAACTTTGTTAGAGAGTGGTGTAAAGTTAGGGGTGTCAACCAGAGGTTCAGGGAATGTTGCAGAAAGTGGCGAAGTCAAAGATTTTGAAATCGTTACAGTTGACATTGTTGCGAATCCAAGTGCGCCAGATGCGTATCCAAAAGCTATCTACGAACGTGTCATGATGAGCAATCGTCAACGACAAATTATAGACGTAGCAGAGGCTGTTAAGTACGATCCCAAAGCACAAAAGTATCTCCAAGAAGAGATGCTAAAATTTATCAATAACCTGAAGATCTAGGAGAAACGAAAATGACAAGTTTTTCAGAACTACTAGGTTCAGAGGTACTATCAGAAGACGTTAAGACTAAACTAGCAGAGGCTTTCGAACAAAAGATTGCTGAAGCTCGTGAAGAACTTACCGCTACATTACGCGAAGAATTCAGTCAGCGTTATGAACACGACAAGGGCTTACTCGTAGATGCCATGGATCAAATGATCGGTGAAGCTATCGAGAAAGAATTAGTAGAGTTCAAGCAAGACAAAGAAGCACTCGTACAAGCTCGTATTGGTTACAAGACTAAAGTTGCAGAACATGCCGAACTATTAAACAAGTTCGTTATGGAAGCACTTGCTCGTGAAATCAAAGAACTACGTAATGATCGCGATGCTAACAAACAAAATATGGCCCAGCTAGAAGAGTTTGTTCTCAAGCGTCTAACCAATGAACTTAATGAATTACACGAAGATGAGCAAGCACTACGTGCCGCTCGTGTTCGACTAGTTCAAGAAGGTAAAAAGACTATTGCTGAAGCTAAAGCGAAATTCGTTAAAGAAGCCGCAACTAAAGTTGAGAAGATTGTTTCATCATCTCTCAAAACTGAGATCGGCCAACTTAAAGAAGATATCAAAGTTGCCCGTGAAAATGCGTTTGGTCGCAAGATCATGGAAACCTTTGCCGCTGAGTTCATGGCAAGTCACTTTGCCGACGGAAGTCAAATTAAGAAAATCAGCACACAACTTGCTGACGTTCAAGCCAAGCTGGAAGAAACCAAGAAACAGCTTGATGAAAAAGACAATATGATTGCAGAGTCTGTACGTAAAGTAGCTATCGCCGAAGATGTTGCTAGACGTACTAACATTATGCAGGAGTTGGTAGCTCCATTGTCGAAAGAGAAAAGAGAAATTATGTCCGATCTGCTAAAAACAGTTAAGACAGAACGTCTAAAAGAATCTTTTGAAAAATACCTACCAGCTGTACTCAACGAAACAGTGAAATCTTCTGAGAAGAAAGCCACCCTAGTTGAGAGCGCCGGATCACAGAGTACTGCGATCACTGGTAACAAAAAGCAGAGTGAAGAGGGCGGTTCCAAAGCCGACATTATCACTCTCAAGAAACTTGCAGGAATTTGAGGAGATAAGTGATGTCTAGTCCACTTTTCGAGTCCCAAAACTGGTCAGCTACCAAAGAAGCTCTCCTAGAAGGACTCTCAGGAAATAAAAAGGTTGTTATGGAATCAACCTTAGAAAATACACGTAAGTACCTAGCAGAAAGCGTAACAGCTGGTGCTACTACTTCTGGTAACGTTGCCGTTTTAAACAAGGTAATTCTACCAGTAATCCGTCGTGTTATGCCTACAGTTATTGCTAACGAAATCGTTGGCGTACAACCTATGACAGGTCCAGTAGGTCAAATCCACACTCTACGTGTGCGTTATGCTCAGAACTCTACTGGCGTTAGTGCTGGTGATGAAGCTCTAAGCCCATTCAAGATTGCTGAAGCTTATTCCGGTACATCCGCTGGTAAAGCCGCCGCAACAAGCGCACTTGAAGGTGAAGCTGGTAACAAGTTAAGCATTCAAGTATTGAAGCAAACTGTTGAAGCTAAAACTCGTAAGTTAAGCGCACGTTGGACATTTGAAGCCGCGCAAGATGCACAAGCAATGCACGGTTTAGATGTTGAAGCCGAAGTAATGGCCGCTCTAGCTCAAGAAATTACAGCTGAAATCGATCAAGAAATTATCGGTTCTTTACTAGCTCTTGCTGGTACAGCAGTAAGCACATTTGACCAGAACGGTACATTCACAGGTACACCTACATACGTTGGTGACCAACACGCTGTTCTAGCTATACAAATCAACAACGCCGCTAACCTAATCGCCCAACGTACACGTCGTGGCGCTGGTAACTACGTTGTTGTTAGCCCAACAGCATTGACAGTACTACAATCTGCTACTACAAGCGCATTTGCTCGTACAACAGAAGGTACTTTCGAAGCCCCAACAAACACCAAGTTCGTTGGTACATTAAACAGCTCTATGCGTGTTTACGTAAACGCCTATGCCGACAGCACAGCTCCTGTTCTAGTTGGTTACAAGGGTCCTAACGAGATGGATGCGGCCGCTTTCTACTGCCCATACATTCCTCTAATGAGCTCTGGCGTTGTTCTAGACCCAGCTACATTTGAGCCAGTAGTAAGCTTCATGACACGTTATGGTTATGTAGAACTTACAAATACTGCAAGCTCTCTAGGTAATGCCGCTGACTACGTTGCTAAAATTGCAATTAACAACGTTAAGTTCCAGTAATTTACCAGTTGGTTTAGTATCAAAAAAGCCCACTTCGGTGGGCTTTTCTTTTATCTGAATTTCAAAAACCTATGAACCAAAAGCGATAAATATTGTATCGTAAGAACCTTAGTGGATCCAATACATGTATAAAATAAAGACCAACAACTCATTTGTTATCAACACAGCAGGAACCGATCAATTAGAAGTCGGTCCTAATGGTGATATTCAAGTTCTAACAGGTTACCTTTCAACAACAAAGAAACCTACTCAATCATTCCATGTCGCAACAAAAGAATATGTAGATAGCGTTGCACAAGGATTAGATGTTAAAGAATCATGTCAAGCGTTAGCAGATAGTAACGTTAACATTTCTAATCCGCCTAATACCATTGATACATGGATATTAAGTATTGGTGATAGAATTCTATTAATTAACCAAGCAGAAAAAGCAGATAACGGTATTTGGGTATATAACGGTCCGGGCAATCCGCTAACTAGAGCAAGTGATGCAAATTCAAATGATTTAGTAACTAATGGCATGTATGCCTTAGTTACAGAAGGAACTTCTTATAGAGCAACAGGTTGGATTTTAACCACAGCCGGTGCTATAGATTTAGGCGTAACACATTTAACATTTGTACAGTTTACAGGTACAGGTGGTTTAACCGCAGGCAATGGTATTCAATTTGCCGGAAGAGTAATTAGTGCTGTTTCTGCTAATGTTGATAACATTGATATTAGTTCAGCTGGTATTAATCTAGCACCGATTGGACCTGGTTACGGAACATATAACCACGTAACAGCAGACGCATATGGTCGTATTGTTGCCGCTGAACATATTAACTATCTAACAGATAATAATATCATTACAATAGTAGGTGATGCATCTGGCTCTGGCAGAACTACAATTAATTTAACACTAGCAAATACAGGTGTTACACCAGGTTTATATACGCCCGAACTAAACAAAGCTCCCACATTTAGCGTTGACAATCACGGTAGATTAACTTATGCAGGTTTAGGTAACGTTACTATTACAGCATCTAGTGTTACTGACTTTGCTGAAGCAGTACAAGATACTGTTAACGATTTTATTAATCTAGATCCTTCAACTGGACTGCAAACAACTTATAACGACGGAGCAAACACATATACTCTAAGTCTACGCACAACCGGCGTTGCCGCAGGTACTTATGGTGATGATACACATACTGTAATTGCTACAGTCGATGCTCAAGGTCGTATTACCAATTTAGAAGAAGTATTAATTGATTTCCCTGTTAAATCTGTTAACGGTGCTAACGGAGACGTTATTGTCGATGAATCCGGTAATTTAACATTAGACAAAACATCAGTTGGATTAGGTAACTTAGAAAACGCATTACAAGTTATCAATGCAGGCGGCGTGCCTCGTATGCTAGTTGGCACAACAGCAACAAGACCTGCTAATAATTCTGCCGCACCTGGAACATTATTTGTTAATACAGATACATTTGCTATTGAACGCGATACTGGTGTTGTATGGACAACTATTAGACCTGCGGTAGCAGGAGATGTCAATATTCCTGCTGGATCAGGAAGTTCAGTATTATCAAATTCTGGCGTAACAGCGGGCACATACACTAAAGTTATTGTTGATGCTAAAGGTCGTGTAACATCAGGCACACAAGTAACTAATAATGATATAGTAACAGGTCTAGGGTACACTCCTCTAAACTTAGCCGGTGATACTATGACTGGCCCATTGGCTGTACAAGGCGGAGCATTAAACGATTTACCAATTACATTCTCTGGCAATACAACAACTGGTATTTACAGTCCAGGTACAAATAGTATTGCTATTGTAACTAACGGTGTTGCACGTCAGCGTGTAACCAGCGGCGGCCGTACATTAATTGGTGCAGGTGTCGATAACAACGTTGACGTACTACAAGTATTTGGTAATATTAAAGCTAACGATCCTACCAGTACAAGTCATGTTGCTACAAAGAATTATGTTGATACAAGTATTTCTGCCGCTATAGCAATTAGTACAACTGACGACGTTGATGAAGGTTTAGGTAATTTATATTACACTGATACTAGAGTAAGAAACGCATTAGGTGTAAGTGGTAATTTACAGTATAATGCACTAACTGGCGTATTCAGTTACATTACACCAAATACTGACGGTATTACAGAAGGTTCTACAAACAAATATTATACTGACACTAGAGTAAGAAACGCATTAGCGGCTAGCGGCTCTGGACTGTTATACAATGCTGTAAATGGTACATTTACAGTTAACTCTACAGCAAATGCCACAGCTAACACACTAGTATTCCGCGATGTAAATGGAAACTTTAGCGCCGGCACAATTACTGCAACATTGCAAGGCAATGCCGCAACTTCTACTAGATTAGCAACAGCACGTACTATTGCAATCTCCGGTGATGCAACTTGGTCAACATCATTTGACGGATCAACAAACGTTACATCTGGATTGACATTGTCAACTGTTAATTCTGCTCCTGGGTCATTTGGTGCTACAAATAAAACATTATCAGCAACAGTTGATGCAAAAGGTCGTATTACAGCACTAAGTCATGCAGACATTAATATTGTATCTGCACAAATTTCAGATTGGGCTTCTTCTGTAAGAACTACTGCCGGCGGCATGTTTACTAGTAACGCAGAATCTGGCGTAGCCGCAGTATATAACAGTACTACTGGAAAAGTAGATTTTGATGTTGCAGACTTTGATTTAACATTTACAGGTGATGCAACAGGTACAAATTCTGTTATTAATCTAACAAATACCAGTATAGCATTAACATTAGCCGATACTGGCATTACTGCTGGTGTTGTTGGTGGTGCAAACGCTATTCCAGTCCTAACATTGGACAGCAAAGGTCGTGTAATTGGTGTTAATACTACAGTACCAAACATTACTGCATCTAACGTAAGCAACTTTGTTGAAGCCGCACAAGATGCTACAGCAAGTTTAATCACAGCCGCAACACATGAAGGTGTAAGTGTAGCATATGATGATGACAATAACAAGTTAGCATTTACCAATACTGATAAAGGTTCAACACAACAGATATTTAAGAACATTTTTGTTGCAGGTAGCTCTACATTAACAGCAGGTGTTAATAACGACAACTTAACATTTGAAGCAGGCTCTGGTATTAACATTACAACCAATGCCGGTATTAAGTCAGTTGTTATATCTAATACTGGTGTTAATGGATTAGTTGGTACACCTAATAGAGTTACAGTTTCTAATTCTACAGGAACTGTAACATTAACAACACCTCAAGATATTCACACAGGTGCGAGCCCAACATTTAACAACATCACTGCAACAGGTGGTGTAATTAATACTGGTGCTACTACATCATTCTTATTCCCAACAGTAGCAACAACTGTTAACATTGCTTCTGTGGCTAACGCTATTAACATTGGTAGAGCAAGTACTACAGTTACTATTCCTGGTAACTTAGTAGTTCAAGGTTCAAGCAGTATTGTTAACTCAACAGTAACATCTGTTCAAGATCCAATGATGGAACTTGGTGGCGGTCCTGACGGTGCATTACTAACTAGCGACGATGGTAAAGATAGAGGTATTGCTTATCAATATTATTCAACAACAGCCAAGAAAGGCTTCTTTGGTCGTTCTGCATCAAACGGTAAGTTTGTTTATATTCCGACAGCTACTATCTCCAGCGACATTGCAACAGGAGCAATTGGTGCATTTGATCTAAGCGGTACAGATGTATTAACTATTGCAGGTAATACTGGTTCTAAGACTCTAAAAGGTGGGGAAACATTTACTATCAGCGGTGGTTCATTACTAAGCACAACCGTAAGTAACAACACATTAACATTAGGTCTAAACAATACAGCAGTATCAGCAGGTACATATGGTTCTGCAACACAAACTGTAACATTTACAGTTGATGCACAAGGTAGACTAACTGGTGCAAGTCAGCAAAGTATTGCTATTCCTAGCACACAAATTACTGACTTTACTGAAGCCGCACAAGATGCCGCATCAGCATTGTTCACTAACGGAACACACACTGGTATTACTGCGGCCTATGATGATAACAACGGTAAAATTAATCTAAGCCTAAATACAACTGGTGTAACAACTGGTACATGGACAAAAGTAACAGTAGATACATACGGTAGAATTACAGCGGGTACAAATTTAACCGGCACAGACATTACTAATACATTAGGTTATACTCCACTTAATAAAGCCGGAGATGGCATGTCTGGTTTCTTAACATTAAGTGCCGATCCAACTAATAGTTTACATGCCGCTACTAAAGGTTATGTTGATACTAGTATTAATACTTTAACTACATTAGTTAATTTAGTAAGTAAACCTGCGGTTAAAGTAGCAACAATTTCTAACTTAGCATCACTAAGCGGAACTCAAACCATTGACGGTTATGCTACATCTGTAGGTGACAGAGTTTTAGTCAAAGACCAAAATACACCTAGCCAAAACGGTATTTACATTGTTGCATCTGGTTCATGGACTCGCGCCGCAGATGCAAGCCAAGGTACATTGGTTCCTGGTGCATACGTAACAGTATTAAATGGTAATACATGGTCTGGATATTCCTTTATTTGTAACAACGGAACACAGATTACAGTTGGTACAACTGATGTAACATTTAACATCTTCCAAGCACCTGTAGCATTCATGGGCGGTGCTGGCTTAGTACGTAATAGTTTAACATTTGATGTAGGAACAGCAAGCTCAAATCGTATTGTAGTTAACGCCGACAATATCGACTTGGCAACAACAGGTGTAGTTTCAGGCACATATAATACTGTTACAGTAGATGCGTATGGTCGTGTTACAACGGGTGCTAACACAGCATACTTAACACAGAACGAAGTAATTAACGTAACAGGTGATGTTACTGGTTCCGGTCGTCAATCATTAGGTTTAACCTTAGTTAATAGTGGCGTAACAGCAGGTACATATGGTACATCAATGGCCGTTCCACGTATTACCGTTGACGCAAAAGGTCGTGTAACTAATGTTACAACTGAAGCATTTGTTGCTCCAGTTAATAGCGTTGCAGGTAAAGTTGGTAATATTACACTAACTGCGGCTGATGTTGGATTGACTAACTTGGCTAATAGCTTACAAGTTATCAACGATGGTTCAACCCCAAGCATTGCGGCCGGTCTAGAATCTGCCAAAGGTAGTCCGGACATTACCAAGGTTGGTAGAATTTGGATAGCAACAGATACAACAACACTATGGAGAGATACTGGTACTGCATGGATTCCATTGATTCCGCAATTTACTGGTGATGTTACAAAACCATTAGGTAGTACAGCATTAACATTATCTAACACTGGTGTTACTGCCGGCGTATACGGTAACGGCGCCCAAATTCCTATTGTAACAGTTGACGCTAAGGGCCGTGTAACAAGCATTTCTACAAGCCCAATTACAGGTTCATTCACATTGATTATGCAAGGTGACATGACTGCTAGCGGTACTTCTGAACAAACTATTACAGCAACATTAGCAAATACTGGCGTAGTTGCTGGTAACTATGGTACAGGTACAACTATTCCTGCAATAACAGTAGATACAAAAGGTCGAATTACTTCTGCAACTACAACACCAATTTCATTCCCAGTAGCCAGCGTTGCTGGCAAGACTGGCACAGTTACACTATCTGCATCTGACGTTGGACTAAGTGCGGTTGCTAACAACCTACAAGTTATCAACGCTGGCAATGCCGTAAGTATTGCAACAGGTCTAAACAGTGGTAAGCCTGCGGCCGCAACAGCAGGTCGTTTATACTTCTCAACAGACACCGGCGGCATCTACTACGATACTGGTAGTGCTTGGACACTAATGACTCCTGCGTTAAGCGGAGATGCTACTACATCTGCAAACGGTACAACAATTACTCTTGCTAACACAGGTGTAACAGCAGGTACATATGGTAGTTCCAGCGTTGTTCCGGTTGTAACAGTAGACTCAAAAGGACGTATTACTGGTGTAAGCACAGCAAGCATTCCTTCTAGTTCAATTACTATAACAGGTGATATTAGCGTAAGCGGCACCGCAGGTACATCAATGACTGCTACACTAGCTACTAGTGGCGTAACAGCAGGCTCATATGGTAGCTCAACATCTATTCCGGTAATTACAGTTGATAGTAAAGGTCGTGTAACAAGTTTATCTACAAGTTCTATATCTAGTACAATTACACTAACAGGAGATGTAACAGCTACAGGCTCAACTGGTTCTAGTTTTGCTACTACATTAGCGGCAAGCGGTGTAACAGCAGGCTCATACGGTTCTACAACACAAGTTGGTGTAGTAACAGTTGATACCAAAGGTCGTGTAACCAGTGCAAGCAATTCTTCTATAGCGTTCCCTGTAACTAGCGTTGCAAGCCGTACTGGTGCAGTTACATTAACAAAAACTGATGTTGGACTTGCTAACGTTTCAAATAGTTTACAAGTTATTAATAGTGGTAGCGCAAATACATTACAAGTTGGCACAGCCGCAAGCCGCCCAACAGCAGGTACTAGTGGTAGAATTTATATTACCAGCGATACTAACACATTGTTCTGGGATAACGGTACAAGCTGGACAAGCATTACGCCAGCATATACAGGCGATGCAACAGTTGCGGCCGGCGCAACAACTATTACATTAGCCAATAGCGGTGTATCAGCGGGTACATATGGTTCTGCTACAGCCATTCCAACAATTACTGTAGATGCAAAAGGTCGTGTAACTAGTGTATCTACATCAAGTATTTCTAGCGCATTGACATTCACCGGCGATGCAACTGGATCTGGTTCAACTGGCGGTTCAGTGGCATTGACACTAGCCAATAGCGGTGTAACAGCAGGTACATATACAAAGGTAACTGTAAACGCTAAAGGCTTAGTAACAGCAGGTGCAACAGCCACAGCTGATGATATGGCTGAAGGTGCAACCAACAAGTATTATACTGATGCTAGAGCAAGAGCCGCAGTAAGTGCCGGCACAGGCATTAGTTATAATAGTTCAACTGGGGTATTCAGTTTACCACAATCAATAGCAACAACAGACGGTGTTACATTTGGTTCCGCTACAATTACAGGTAACCTAAGTGTTGGTGGTACATTAACTGTAACTGGAGGTACTACTACTATTCAAAGCTCTACGCTAAACGTTACAGATCCAATGATTTATCTAGCTAGCGGTAATAGTGCAAACTTAGCAGACATTGGTTTTGTTGGTAGTAGTGTTATCAGCAGTACAACCAAATATACAGGTTTAGTAAAAGTTGCGGCAGATGGTAAGTGGCGCTTGTTTGGCGGTATTACCAGCGTTCCTACTACAACTATTAATACCGCAGATGTTGGCTTTACTAAAGATACATTATTAGCTAACATTGAAGGTAACGTTACTGGTAACCTTACTGGTGCAGTAACAGGTAACGCTGACACAGCAACCAAGTTAGCAACAGCACGTACTATTACCTTAGCCGGTGACGTATCTGGTAGCGCATCTTTTGACGGTAGTGCAAATATAAGCATTACTACAACTGGCGTATCTTCTCCTAAGTGGAGTACAGCACGTACATTGAGCTTTACTGGTGATGCAACAGGTAGCATGTCAGTTGACGGTAGTGCAAATGCAAGCACCGCACTAACATTAGCCGCATCCGGTGTAGCGGCAGGCGTTTACGGTAGCTCAACAGCTATTCCATTAATCACAGTTAACTCCAAAGGTTTAATTACCAGCGTAAGCACAAGTAATATTTCTGTAACATCTAGTAGTATCAGCGACTTTACAACAGCGGCTCGTGCAGTTAACTCTGCAGGCTCTGGTATTACATATAGCGGCGGCGTAATTACTAATACTGGTGTATTGGCAGTAAGCGCAGGCACCGGCATTAGTGTAAGCACAACAGGCGGTACAGCAACTATTACTAACGGTGACTTAGGTTCATCACAAATGATCTATAAGAACATTAGTGATGGCACAACAACAGCATCTGCAGGTTCTAACAACGATACAATTAAATTTAGAGCAAGTACAGGTGTTACAGTAACAGTAGGTAGTAATGATGCAACTCACGGCGATAACGTGTTAATTGGATTAAGTTCTATTCCAAACTCTTCGTTAGCTAACAGTTCAGTAACTGTAACAGCAGGTACCGGCTTAAGTGGCGGTGGTTCAGTTGGTTTAGGTAGTTCTATTACATTAACCAACGCAGGTGTAACAAGCATCAGCGGTACAGCTAACCAAGTTGTTGCTACCGGAAGTACAGGTGCTGTAACATTAAGTTTACCACAAAGCATTGCGACGGCTTCAAGTCCTACTTTTGCAGGTATGACATTAAGCGGTTTAACAGGATATGTTTATGCTAACGGTGCTGGGGTAATGACAGCCAGTGCCACAATACCTGCCGCGGCAATCAGTGGTTCAATTCCAAGTACAACTAACGCAGTTAACACTGGTATTACTGACGACACAACTACAGCGGCCACAAAGTATATTACATGGGTAGATGCAACAAGTGGTAATCAACCACAGAAGGTAAGCTCTACTAAGTTAACATTTAACCCAAGCACAGGCGATCTAACAGCAACTAGGTTTGTTGGTTCTGGTGCAGGATTAACAAGCATTCCAACAAGCGCATTAGCAAGCAGTTCAGTAACTATTACAGCAGGTTCTGGCTTAACTGGTGGCGGTACTGTTTCATTAGGTAATAGTATTACAATTACCAATGCTGGTGTAACTAGTATTACTGCCGGTACAGGCATGAGTGTGTCCGCATCTACTGGTGCGTTGACTGTTAATAACACAGGTGTAACAAGTATTACTGGTACAGCTAACCAAATTACCGCAAGCGCAAGCACAGGCGGTATTACACTAAGTCTACCACAAAGTATTGCAACAGGGTCTACACCGACATTTGCTGGTGTAATTGCTGGTAACTTCTATGACAGCACAGGCACATATAACAGTAACTTAGGTAGCGGTAACTCTGCAGGCCGAGGTGTTGTTGCAGGTTATAGCGGTGGCGCATATGGCGGTATTGGTTATAACATTACTCATACTGGAACAAGCTCAGTATACAACAAACCATTAAACGATACAACAAGTTATCTACGTTTTGATACAGGTGGATTTAACTTCTTAACTAATACCAGCGCAACAGCCGCAAGTAGTATTTCAATGACATCTATTGCTTCTCTAAGCAGTGGTGGTGTGTTCAATGCTACTGGTGGTTTACAAGTTAACGGTGTTAACGTAGTTACAACTGGTACCATATCAGGCCTAGCACCTAGCTTAACAGGTTCAGGTGCAAGCGGTACATGGGGTATTAGTATTTCAGGTAATGCGGCTACAGTAACCAGTGGTGTTTATACAACCGGTTCATATGCAGATCCTGCATGGATTACAAGCCTAGCAGGTTCAAAAATTACAGGTACTATTTCCGGTACCGTAGCTTCAGCTACTAATGCAACCACAGTAGGCGGCGTATCTAAGTCTCAGTTGTTTAATAACACAGGTAACAACCATAGTACATATCAGTCATTTGGCGCTATACCTGACTTTGGCTTCTATCACATACAAAACAACGCGGCCGCAGATCGCCCATCTAACCACCAACAGTATTCGTTGACTTTTGGTTTAGGTAACGATTATGCGCTAAGTTCTTATGCACACCAAGTTGCGTTCCCTCGTATCGGTACATATAGCGGCTCTGGTGGTGATAACAACAACTACATGTGGATTCGTCAGCGTGAAGGCGGCACCTGGAGTAACTGGGGCAAGGTATATGCAGGTTATGCAGATACTGCCGGCACAGCAAGTAACATCAGTGCATACACTATTAACCAAAACGTTGGTTCTAGTAACGCTCCTACATTTGCTGGTCTAACCTTAACCGGTGCAGTAACAAATAGTAGCACAACTACTTTCAACGGCGCAGTTAACGTTGGCACAAGCACTAACTTATCATTCGGTAGCCAAACACGCCAGATGATTAACTTATGGAGTACATCATATGGTTTAGGTGTACAGTCAAGTACAACTTATATCCGCTCTGGTGGTAGATTCAGCTTCCACAGAGGCGGCACACATAGTGATACTGAAAACGATCCAGGATCTGGTGGTACAGTAGCAATGAGCTTAGACAGCTCTAGCAACTTAAACGTTACTGGTGACGTTGTAACAGCATTCTCAGATATCCGCTTAAAAGTTATAGAAGGTAAGATTCTAAGTGCAGTTGACAAAGTTAAACAGCTTGACGGTTTCTACTATACAGACAATGACCTAGCTAAAGAAATTGGTGCCGGCAACGGTAAACGTAAAGTCGGTCTAAGTGCTCAACAAGTACAGGCCGTATTGCCAGAAGCTACACAAATTGCACCATTTGACCAAGACGAGAACGGTAACAGTAAGAGCGGCAAGGATTACCTAACCGTTCAATACGAAAAACTAGCACCATTGTTTGTTGAAGCGATCAAAGAACAAGATGCTAAGATCGAAGCACAGGCAAAAGAAATTGCTGATCTTAAAAATCTTGTTGCTCAGCTCATGGATAAATTAAAGTAAAGGAATAAAAATGGCAGTTAAAGTAAATGCAACCACAGTAGTTGATAACTCAGGTAACGTAACACCTAGTGGTAGTTTTTCTACATCAGGAAATATTACAGCTACAGGAACTGTTACAGCGGCCAGTGCCAGTGTAACGGGTAACGCAACGGTTGTTGGTACTACACAATCATTGGCTTTTTATAATTTAAACACAATAAGTTCAAACTTAACGATCCCGGCAAATACTAATGCAATGTTAGCTGGCCCTTTAACAATAGCAAGCGGGGTTACAGTTACAGTAAGTAGCGGATCGGGCCTAGCTATTGTTTAAGGGACAAAATGAGCAATTTGATAACTAACAATTTACAGGGTCCTAGTAACTTAATTAATATTAATCCTGGATCAACATTAAATGCCGCAACCACAGGCGGCATTGTTGCCCCCGGAATGATTATTCAATCAGTTTGGAACAGCACTTCTAGTAGAAGAACATACACAAGTCCACAATCGGGTAGTGGACAACCAATATATGAATTAGAATTAAAAATTACCCCTGTCAGATCAACTAGTCAAATATATTTGCAATGGATGTTATTTTATGAAATGCATCATGATAACGTTTTTACAATTTTACGTAATGGCAGTCTAGTTGGGTATAATACACAAATGGGAGACTATATGTGGTCCGGAGTACAAGGTGGTAGATATGATCAGGATGCGGCCAGTACTCCACAAAATATAGCAATAACATTTATAGATGCCCCTGGTGGAACAAGTACTTACAATTATCAGTTAGCTGTACGTTGCAGTTCAAATACCAGTTATACATTTGCGTTGAATAGGCCTCTTAACAGTTGGGGCGGAGACAGTAACGAAACAGGTGTTAGCATGGGAATAGCTATGGAGATTGCACAATGAGTACCTTAGTCACAGGCATGATTATGGCCCCTGGCGGCCTAGGCGGTGCTATCCAAGTAACTCCGGATACAAGATTAGTTGGCGCCGCGGCCGGTGCGTTTGTTGCAAGGGGAATGGTTATTCAAACTGTAATTAATAAACAAAATAATAGATCTACTTGGTCATCGCCTCCTACGGGCAACGGTACAACAATTACTGATATGAATTTGACTATTAGTCCTAAGCGTGCCGGTAGTATTATTTTGTGTGAATGGACAATGTTTGGCGAAATTCAACATAACAATGTATTTGTTATACATAAGAATGGTAGTTTAGCGCCAGGCGGGTACAACTTAAATGCAGGCAATAACCGCTGGTCCGGTTATCATACTTGCGTGTATGATGGTGACGATAATAGTACACCAGCCACACATCACATGATGTATTGGGATAGCCCTGCCTCTACTGCATCTGTAACTTATGCACCAGCGATAAGATGTTCTAACGGCAATACTTACACATTTGCGTTAAATCGTACTTTAGGCAGTACAGGCCAATGGGCATATGAGAACGGTGTAAGTATTGGTATAGCATGGGAGATAGCGGCATGAGTTTTACAGAAGTAGGATCACTAACAGCATTATCAAGCAATCAGATTAACGTACCCTCAGGTCATGTAATTCTAGGAGAAGCCGGAAGTATAGTAACCCCAGGTTCGGTAATTCAAACGGCTTTTTCAAGAACAGATGTAAGAACAAGTTATTATAACTATACTCAAAATGACTATGTTCAATCATGGACTCCTATTCGTCAACTACAATTAAGAATAAAGCCGCTGTATGCTAGTTCTGCTATTTTTGTAAAGTTTGTTGTAAACTATGAAATGGAATACAATAGTATTTGGAATTTGTTAAAAGATGAACAGCCTTTTATTAGTACTATGAATGAATCATATCCTAGACGTTGGGCCGGTATGTGCGCCACTAACTATGATATGGGCGATCATAGTTCTACACCAAACCAATTAACAATGATGTGGGTAGATATGCCAGGATCTGATCAAGCGCAGTCTTATAGTCCTGGCTTTAGACGAGCCGACGGCGGCGGTGTAACCTGTTGGTTAAATAGAACATACAGTAGTTCTGGACAAGATTCATATGAGGTAGGAGTTAGTTACGGGGTTGCTATGGAGATTGCACAATGAGTAATTATCTTAACGTTGACAACTTTACTGCCTTGGGCGGTTCTGGAACAATTAATGTTAAAGCAGGAACGTCAATAAACGGGACTGGAGGTTCTATTCAATGTCCCGGACAAATTGCTCAAGTTAAATTTAAGCATCTAGGTCCCAGTAGGTTAGGTGTTAGAAACGACAACTTAACTTTAGTTCCAGGAACAGAATTAGATTTTCGTTGTTATAGAGGTAATAGTAAAGTTTTATTAACGGCAACAATATGTGCTAATGCTCCTTATGTAACATCTTTTGGATTTTTAGTTGACGGGGCCACAATGTGGGACGCAACAGGAAATAGTAATGCCGCTGGTGCAATAGTTACACAATATGTAGGAACAGCCGCGCCTAATACAAGCGGCTATTTATGGTACGGTGGTACAACGGCGGCGCAACAAACAACATCAAGAAACACCAACTCTGCAGGACAAGAACAAGTATATCAATTTTCAATGCAATATGTTTATACTCCGGGTGATGGTTCTTTAAAAACATACTCTATAGGAGCAACTTGTTCTTGGGCCGGTCAAGGTGGATATATGTTACTAATTAATGATAGATGGTCGTATGACATGAGAGGCACAAGTACTATCAGTGCCATGGAGATAACACAATGAGTACTATTCAATTTAGTAACTTGCGAGCAAGAAGCGATTTAGTATATGGCGGCGGCGGGGCCCGAAGCCAAACAACATATGGATTAGGTGGTACAGGGTCCGGTGCTGGTTATATTTACTTAAAACCCAATTGCTCTTTAGAAGCTCCTACAGTTGGGCAAATTGCGGCGCCAGGAATGGTAGTACAAACAGCATGGGTTAATAGCTCTAGAAATAGACAAAATGTGTTTAGTGATAGTCTTGCTAACATCCCAGAATTGTCTATTGCTTTTGCGGCAAAATATTCAAACAGCTGGTTATTGTTAAGAGCTAACATTCAAGCAACCGGACGTCATGTAAGTACATTTGGTTTCAAAGCCAACGGTGCTAACATATATAACTTAACCAATACAAACAGTGACGGATCGGTAACAACTACTTATTTTGGCGACGATAGTGATAGTTATCTGCGTACATTTTTTATCATGGGTAGATATTATCCTGGTACAACTGGTACCATTACATATACATGTGCGGCTTCTGCGTCTTGGTCGGGCGGCACAAGAAACTGTTACATTAACGATAGAGATTCGAATGATATGAGAGGTTCTAGTACTTTTACTATAATGGAGATTGCGGTATGAGTACACTTCAACCCGTTGGTCTAGACGGTGCAACAGGCGCTAACATTAAGATTACATCTGGTACTACCCTTAAAGGTGAAGTACCTGGTGCATTCTCGGCTGAAGGATTAGTAATTCAAGTTGCTTACGCAGAAACACCAGTAGGTAACTATTATGATTTAAACTATACTCTTGAACTAAGTGCCATTCCTGATATGTTCATTGATTTTAAACCAGTTTATGCTACTTCTAAAATTCTTTTAACGTCAATGATTAGTATTAATCAACCACATGTTACAAGTTTTGGATTTTTAAGAGACGGGCTCAATATTACAGCAAGACAATTTTCACTGGGTCCAACCCCGGCGGCGGTCACTGCATCAGACTATACAGGTGCTGTAACTTATGCCCCAGGATCAATGTCTACACTACAACAAAATAGTAACGTGGTTGGTGGGTTACATACCGTTTATATGAACTGGGATGCGGCTGATAAAATGTGTAATTTTTTCTTGCAACAACAAGATTTTGATAATCGATCAAATGCTACTAGAAGATATCAAGTAGGCGTTAACGCATCTTGGGGCGATAGTGTTAGAAGTTTGCGTATTAATGATAGAAGCAGTGGCGATATGAGAGCAATCTCTAATTTATGTGTTATGGAGATTGTATAATGCCTATTCCTGTAAGTCAAGCAACAACTAGTTTTGTAAGGGTTGATCAAGTACAAGGTACTACCGGTGATGTTGGTATACAGACATTATCGCCTTATTGGGGGACTGCTACATTTTTAGGTCCGGGAAATTTTAACTTTAAAAAAACCGGTAGAGTAGTTATGCCAACTGATTGTAAAAAAGTTGTTTTTAACACTTTTGCAAGCGGCGGAAGTCAAAATTGGACCGTGCCACCTGGGGTGTCTTATGTATACATTAAAGTGTGGGGCTCTGGTGGCGGTGGTGGCCAGCAAGGTGGTTGGACACATGGTGCAGAAGGCGGAGCAGGCGGCCATAGTAGGGGATTATTAAGAGTATCGCCTGACGATGTATTATCTATTTCTGTTGCTCCTGGCGGCATTTCATTACCGCCTTACGGAAAGCCAGTAGCTCAAGGTGGCGGCGGTATGATTTTAGACAACCAACCAAATGTACCATCACAACAAGTTACAGGTGCATACGGTCCACAGGATCATAGATATTGTGGAGGTGGAGGTGGATATTCTGCTGTTTTTAGTGGAGGCCTACCTATGATAATAGCCGGTGGCGGCGGCGGCGGCGGAAGCCATAGCGGAACATGGAATCATTGGCCTAGGGGAGGTGCTGGCGGAGGAATTCGAGGACAAAACGGCTGGTCTAGCGCAGTTAACTGGGATTATCAAGCACGTGATCAAGCAGGCGGTGGAGGAAGCCAGTCTGGTGGTGGACACGGTTCATCTGCTCATAATAGTCATCAAGGAACCGCAGGTTTGTTCTTACAAGGTGGTCATGCTTTTGGCAGATATATGTATGGCGGAACAGGTGGCGGTGGCTTCTATGGCGGTGGTGCAGGTAGTCACACTCAGGGTGGCGCAGTAATGTGCGGCGGTGGTGGCGGATCTGGATTTTTACACCCTAGAATTTTAATGGGCGAAACCTTTACAGGTCACAGACAGTTTCCACCTTTAACAGAAGATCCTGATTATCAAGCGAACGGCGGGAAACAAGCTAATATAGCACATGGCGGTGATATTGGTAATTACGGCGGCGAAGGTTTAATTATTATATATTATTAAGGAAATAGAATGCCAGGCATTATTAAAGTTGATCAAATTAGATCGCCTCAAGGAACTAACGGATTTAGATTTAATACCAGTACAAAGCAGGTAGAACAAATTGCTCCTGGTGATTTTTATTTACAGGTTGAAGGCGAGACATTTACGCCAAATAATAAAGTGTTTATGGCTTTCTTTTATAATGAAGCTCAAACAGGCTCTTATGATCAAACTTGGACAGTACCTACTGGAGTAACACACATATATTGTAAATTATGGGGTTCCGGGGGAGGTGGCGGATGTCAAGGTGGATGGAATCACGGAGGCCGCGGCGGCGGTGGCGGCCATACCAGGGGATTAATACCAGTCTCAGCCGGACAAACGGTAACTATTAGAGTACCAAGAGGAGGAAACAATCAACCGGGCACAACAAACGCTCCTTTTGGTGGTGGTTCTAGTACTGCGGGCGGCGATAATCAATACGCCGCCGGCGGTGGTGGATATGCGGCTGTGCTAGTAGCTGGTACTGTATATTTGGTTGCAGGCGGCGGTGGTGGTGGCGGAAGTACAACATCGGGCGGATTTAATCACGAACAACATGGAGGCGCCGGCGGAGGAATAACTGGTCAAACAGGATATGATCTTAATACATTGTCCGAAGCTGGTAGAGGAGGAACACAATCAGGTGGTGGCGCAGGAGGTACAGGCGGCAATACTACCGGCCAAGCAGGAAGCGCATATCAAGGAGGATCCACTAACGGAAACCCATACGGTGGTGGAGGTGGTGGTGGCTATTATGGAGGCGGTGCGGGCAGTTACGGCGGCGCAGGTAACATGGGCGGAGGTGGCGGTGGTTCTGGGTACGTACACAGTTCAGTCCTTTTAGGCGGTACATTTTCGGGCGCATACGATAGACCGGCCTTTCATTGGGATAATGACTTACCCAAGTATAGATCTACATACACTGAATTTGCAGTAGGTGGGGATTATTGTAATCCAGGTGGCGACGGATTCGTCTGCATTTATTATTGATAAGTATAGTATAAAGGAATTTTATGCCACGTAATGTTGTTAGATCAGGTTTAGTATCATACATTGATCCGAGAGATTCTGCTAGCTATAACGGATCAGGTACAACTGTGACCGATTTAAGTGGTAAAGGCAACGATTGGATAATCCAGGGCAATGTAAGCTGGGATAGTACAAACGGTTTTGGTAACTTTACAGGTAACAGCACTGGATCTGGTAACAAGTTATATGCAAAAGTATCATCGGCTTATTACAACTTAAAAACCAGTCAAAACGGAACAGGATATACTATTTGTATTTGGGCAAAAAGTACAGGTGGTACGGGTGCATGGAGAGGTCTAATTAAAAACGCTGACGGCGAGAACTATATTGATTTATATCAAAGTCCTACCGGTCTTTGGCACCAAGACGGATCAGGTGAATACTTATATTATAACGATGGCAATTATGTTGCCAACGACTCATTAACAATGTCTGACTCTGTTTGGCGTATGTATGTTGCTACAAATTTAAATAATGGAACTACTACTAACCCATCAACAGGTTTAACAATAGGTAACGAACCAAACGGTTCTGGTACTGGCGCAAACGCTTATCCTTGGGTAGGACAAGTAGGCGCCGTATTAATTTATAATAGAGTATTATCTAAGCAAGAACTAGTTAACAATTTTGCGGCTTTTAGTTCTGTATATGGTGTATCTGGATCAAGCGGTATTCCTGCCGCAGGATTTTTAGTAGCAAATGAAATTAATAGCTCAATATCCGAAGGTGGAGTGTATGCAAGCCCGGGCGTTGATTCAGTTGTCGGGCTAAAAGTTATAGGTAATAAAGATATGGTTTTGAATTTCCAAGGATTCAAAACTCCTACAAATAAAACCAAAGCAACATGGAGCTATACTGGCGGTGATCAAAGCTGGACTGTGCCAGCAAATGTATTTTATGTATGGGCAAAAATATGGGGAGCCGGCGGGGGTGGTGGATGTGCTGGCGGTTGGACTCACGGGGCACAGGGAGGTGCAGGAGGATTTAGTGACGGCCTCATACCAGTAACTCCGGGTGAAGTACTTACTATACGTGTTCCGAGAGGGGGGTATAGAACTCCTGGTGCAACTAATGCTCCATACGGCGGTGGTTCTAGCACTTCGGGCGGCGATAATCAATATGCCGGCGGGGGCGGTGGCTACTGCGGTATTTTTAGAAGTTCACAGCCTTTATTAATTGCAGGCGGAGGCGCAGGCGGAGGATCCACTACAAATTGGAACCAATGGTGCCATGGTGGTGCAGGCGGTGGAGTAGAAGGAGAACACGGTTATTGTGAAATTTATACTTACGCAGGTACAGGGGGCGGCCCTGGCGCAGGTGGTACCGGAGGCAATGGTAACAATACAGGCGGTGGTGGTGGATCATCATTGCAAGGCGGATCAGTACAAGGTAACGTTTATGGTGGCGGAGGCGGTGGTGGCTATTTTGGTGGTGGCTCCGGTAGCTACGGCAATGGCTATATAATGGGTGGCGGCGGTGGTGGATCTGGATATGTACATACTACTGTACTACTAGGCGGCACATATACTGGTAGTAGAACTACACCACCATTTGCTGAAGACCCAGATTTACCTAAAACCGGATCAACTTATCAAACACATGCTTTTGGTGGCCAAACATGCGGCCATGGCGGTGATGGGTATTGTGTAATATATTATTAAGGAAATAAAATCATGATGGATTATGTTAAAGAAGCCTTAAACATCTTAGCCCCTAATAAGTCATGGGTTAATAGAGGCGATTATATAGAATGGGCAGATGCAGAATGGGGTGCTAATGAATACAAACCTACTTGGGCAGAGATTAACCCTGTAATAGCACAACTACGTGCGGCAGAGCCTATGAGATTACTGCGTGAAGAACGTGACCGAAGACTTGCTTTATCTGATTGGATTGTAGTAAAGTCTTTAGAAAATGGTGTAGCAGTACCACAAGCATGGAAAAATTATAGACAAGCACTACGAGACTTGCCTACAACTAGCTCTCCGCAATGCTGGCCTACAGATATATTGATAATGGAATCAATTAATTGGCCAACACCCCCTAACGCTTAAATACAATATTAAAAATACAAAGGAATTATTATGCCACTAGATCCAAATATGAGAGTAGAAAAAAGATTCGGCATAGGTGATGCACTAATAGTGTTAGCACCAACCGCTCGTTGGTCAATGACCAACGATGAGTACGAATCAATTGATTGGATGGAAGATTCTGTTCCAAAACCAAGTAAATCAGCTTGCCTTGAAAAAGTAGCAGAATTGCAAGCAGAATATGATGCAATGCGCTATGCTAGGGATCGTTTATATGCTTATCCTAGTGTAGAAGAACAACTGGATACATTGTTCCATGGCGGATATGATGCGTGGAAAACAATGATCCAATCAGTAAAAGATCAATACCCTAAACCAGGTAATTAAGCAACTAACCTACTGGCGTGGATTTTCCCACGCCATTTTCTTATCTTAGTTATCCATTGTTGACCTACTATAGAGTATTCTTCTAACTCTATCATTTTTTTGCAAAGTTCTAGGTCTAAGTCACAAGCACGTATTAATCTCCCTCTAAAATCGTCATCGAATACAACCATTTTAGAAATGTTGTTTAATTTTTCAACGTTAAAGGCATGAGAGATTTCATAGTACCATCTTTGTACATATGGTATATGGTCTTGGTATAATGTATTAAGGTAAGGGTTTTTAAACTGACTATCCCAACAATGGATAAGCTCAAAACTTTTGTGTACAAGGGGCTTATTAATTGCTTGCGGCTGTACAGGGAAAGGCAATATCTTTGCTGTCATAGTCTTCGCTATGTATATGGGCAATAATAGCATCTAGCTTATGTCTAAAAGTCTTGCTAAAAAGTAAATTCTTAGCACCATTGTGTAACGGCTTTGGCCAGCATCCGGTGTTAACCCAGCAGTAGCCTGCAGACTCTTTGTTTAATACAGGAATAAACTCTTCCTCTACTAAACAACAAAATGTATCATATATAAAATAATTGTCTTTACTTTTATATTGATGTAATGGATAAACTTTAATCATGTCGGGCATGACCTTAAGTTCTTCTTGTAATTCTCTTTGTAATGCTTGAAACGGTCTTTCACCTTCTTCTACTTTTCCTCCCCACAAACTCCATGTGAGAGGAAAGTTACAAATATGAGATCGTAGTTGCATTAATATTCTGTTAGTAGAAGTACAGTATATTATTGCACCGCAAGCGTGTATTTGTTTCATAGATATACCTGCCAATTTCCTACACCATACAGGCCTTGATAAACATCTACCCACTTACCGTGTATCCATTGATTATCGGTTGCGGCAGGAGGAATCCATTCATATTTTTTCATGGTATAACTGTTAGTTAAAATACAAGCGGTTAGTTCTTGATGGCTACGACTAACAAACCATTCGCTTCCATTGAACTCGATAATATCATTAGCGTATGCTTCTAAGTTGGTCCAGTAATTAGTAAATGGTAAGTCTTTAATAATTAAGTAACGTTGGCCAGGAAGTGCTTCTGGCAATGGGCCATGACCCGGCCAATCTTTAGTTGGATCAATAATACCATTCACAGGAGCAACAGTATCGCTTGGCAATGTGTCTGGATTTAATGTAAAGATCAATGTATTGTCATCTTCTGGATTAAAGTCAATCAAGCCAATAATCTCTCCGTCACAATTATGCCCCGGTAGCATACCAGACTTGCGTAATCTAATATGACTAGTTCCTGGACGCATTTCGCCGTACGGCTTTAATTCATCGTGCCACATTAGTTTAGGACGGTCTGCAGGCAAATCTGCCGCACAATCACAATCACCATAAGCAGTACCTCCTGCTTCGGTTAATAAGTATACACGATCGTCTTCTACAAATATTTTATGTCCGCGGAAACTAACGCTAGTAAAAAATCCTGACATACCTTGTCCTGCACCGTTGCCGTCTTGGTTACCAGTACCACCAGTACCACCAGTACCACCAGTAGAACCTTGGAAATTAGATGTATTACTTGCATTACCGAACACTACGTTTCGAACAATGTTTATACGCTTAACTTTAGCAGGAGGGTTAATGTAAATTGGAACATGGAACTGTAGTGAGGCAATATCAATATTATCTTCTGTACCTATAGGAATAGATCTACTTGACCAAGTTAAACCTTTCATCTCTACGTAAGTAAGTGCAGACCAATCAAAAGCATTTGAACTAGAACGAATATTTACACTAGGGTTGAATAGTACTAGTAATTGTTCTAACAACTGTAATTTTTGTTCAGTATTGCTAGTCCATACATCTACATTTATTGTTAAATCGTAAGGAACAGGCATGTAGCGTTCAATAGTATATGTATCACCAACTTGGCCGCTGACATATTTTCCTGTACTTGGATTATATTTTTTCTCGTATACTTGTACCTTCTCTTGATGAGTAGGGTTCATTCTACGATTATCCGCTAATGCCATATCACTGATATATACAGCCATTGCCGGAACACTTTGCATAAAGTTTTCGCTATTTTGGCGCAATACAGCACTAGCCATTCTGCTAGAATCACCGTAGCGTACAGGTACACGTTGGAATGTTTCAATGCCGTGTTCGTCTACACCAATGCGAACAGACAATCCGCTAAACAATCTTATAAATTGTTCGAGATATCTTCTGACTTGTGAATCATAAAAATGTTCCATTAATTATCTGCCTTAGGTGTAATTACTTTACTTATTGCCTGACGTTCTGCAAATTCATTGCCACCTACTACAGTAGTGCGAGGATTATGAATAAACGGACCTGCGTTAAGAGTGCGCGATTCCCATGTACTTATGTCTACATTGTCATAGCGTCTAAACCAGCGTTGATCTCTAAACTCAAATAATCTATTAGGCTCGTAGTCTGTGCGTAGGAACATTTGTCCATTAACGGGATTGTTTGGAAATGTATCACCTGTTGGCACTTCACAGCCGTAATCCCATGTAGGAGGAGGTTCCTTGCCATTAACCAGCATACTAGTATCTGCTTCAAGAGTAGGACTACTTTTAATTGCGGCCTCAATAATTTCATCAGTAATTTCTAATGCTTCTAATAAACCAGTTTGATTAACCGCAATGCTATCCGGATCGTTAAGATCTCCTAGAATGTCTTTGAATTCTTGACTGTCATTTAATGGAGTACACTTAATACGCCAAATATGAGGATACCACGTTTGGCTGTAACCCTCACTGCCTCTTTGTGCATCTTGTACTACATAAAACTTTTTTAAGGGTTTCTTATTACCATCAGGATCTAATGCAGTATCGTCAAGTTGATGGGGGAGTTCTACTACATCACCGCTCATAATTCTACGACCCATACGAGCAATCATATCGTTTAAATGGAGGGTAATAAAGACAGTATCGCTAGCTAAAAATAAACCAAATTGACTTAAATCAAAGTCGCTATCGCTAACGTTGTAAACACCACTTAGTTGATAAATGTCAGGATCATACTTACGGTCGCGATTTTCTAAAAACAACACATCTTGAATTGTTGTTTCATCTGTAGGTATGGGATTACCGTCCTTGTCTGACTTTTTAGGGCCAACATATTTGTGTACTAAAACATCAGTACCACCTATATCAAACTGCTCACGTACTGCACGATCGATATAGTTATAATCTGCACCCTTTTCTGGTTTATATAAACGCAAACGTGGCATAACTATTCCTTATTACAATATTTACCTGATTTGACAGTTAATAAGTTTGGTGTTATAATAGCAAAATGCAACTAAATTCTAGCTTAGATTGGACTGATATTTCCTATAACTTGCGTAAAATTGGCATTCGCTCAGTAATGCAAACCGGGCAACTTACTAAGTATCTGTCTAACATTAGTACCCAAGTAGCTAAGTTGGGTAATATGGAAGTAGAGCTTAGACGCACAAAACGCCCGCCAGGGCAACAATATAAAGATCTTGTAGCCCAAATAAACGAAAGTATTACAGAATTGGAAATGTTGCTAATGATGTCAGCACTATCCAAATAGATTGACAAAAATTGAAAACGGATATATAATATGACTTTTACTGGAGATTCGTATGGCAACTAAACGTCCCGTAGACCCCCACGCCCGCCCTAAACAAATTCATGCTCGTGCAGGTGATGGCAAATTTGTTGGCGATGAGCCGATTTGGGAAAAAGAAGCAATGCCCAGTAATCGAAAGACTGCTCTTCTAAAATCATTTAACTGGTATAACTATAACTGCGATAACAAGCAGGCTATTGAATTTATTGTTAACTGGCTTGAAACCATGCCTAAGCGTAAAAAGCTAGCCAGTGCAGTTAAAAATAACCCTGACCGTATGTCTAGTACTATTGGTTGGTTGTGTCGGATGCTTCGCATGGGTTGGAAAGCGAACATGACAGAGATGCGTCATGTTGTTCGTGCCCTACGACGAGTCCCGGTCGAAAAACCACAAGCCAAAGTTGAAAAAGAAGAAGTAGTATACAAGCCAAACATTCAAGATCGCTTGCGAGAAATAATGCACGAAACCGCCGGTGAAATTGAAGGACGGATTGATGATTTTGTCCTTAGCGGTTGCAAGGAAGATAATATCAGTGCATTTGCTTATCTCAAAGAAGTTAACTTGCCGCAAGTCCAAGCCGCAAAATTGCCTCAATTATTTGCTCGTACTATTGCAGAGCTTGAAGAAGCCGTTGAAGGTAAAGATCCACAACTCAAAGAAGGTTACAGTAACTTTACTAAGGTGCAACTCAAGGCTCTAATAAAAGCATACCATCTTATCCTTAAGGATATTGAAAGCTATGTAGCCACTAAAAAGGTACAACGTAAGCCACGTAAAGCTAAACCTAAGAGCATTGATAAAATTGTTGCTAAAGTTAAGTACAAAGTCGATGACAACGAACTTAAGGTATCTAGCGCAAAGCCTGTTACTATTCCAGGTGCATCTGAAGTATGGGTGTTTAACACTAAGACTCGCAAGATTGGACGCTATGTTAGCGAATTTCCTGGAGGCCTAGGAATCAAAGGTACTAGTATTACAGGATACAACGAAGTAGAAAGTATCCAAAAAACTATCCGTAAGCCCGCCGAAAAGATCAAAGAGTTTATGACTGTTACAAAAGCACAAACTAAGAAGTTTATGGCCGGTATCAAAGCTGTGGATATTAAGCTAAACGGACGTTTGAGCACAGACATTCTGATTCTTAAAGTATTCAAATAAGCCCACAGGGCCATATAAATACTAGATTAACATTTGGTGTATATATGGCCCGTGAAAGCATAATTAAAGAAATCGAACTCCGTTTAGGCGGGGGAATGGTAGACGTAGAGCTAGATAGAGAGCACTACGATTTAGCTATTGACAAGGCGTTGTCTAAATTCCGTCAGCGTAGTAGTCGCTCTGTTGAAGAAGCATTTATTGTACTGCCCTTAGTTCCAGGTGAAAGCGAATATATTCTTCCTAACGAAATCATGGAAGTACGTGTGGTATATCGTCGTGTAGCAGGCGGCCTAGCTACAGCAGGACAAGACATTGAACCATTCGAAGCAGGTTTTTTAAATACCTATCTATTAAGCTCTTATCGTGCAGGCGGTATTGCTACTTACGAACTATACACACAATATCGTGAAATGCTAGGACGTATGTTCGGCGCCCATATGTTGTTTACGTGGTACCCGCAACAGCACAAGATCCTACTACACCGCAATATCAGAACCGACGACGAGTGTATTCTTCATGTCTATATGCACCGCCCGGAGGATTTCCTATTAGATGATCCGTATGGCGGCCCGTGGTTACGTGACTATGCACTAGCACAAGCTAAAATGATGCTAGGACAAGCACGTAGCAAATTCAGTCAAATTGCAGGGCCCCAAGGCGGAGGTCAACTAAATGGCGATGCCTTAAAGCAAGAAGCACTTGCAGAACTCGAAAAATTAGAAACAGATTTAATACAATGGGTAGAAGGCGGTACACCTTATACCTTTGTTATTGGCTAATTAATTTGTAGACAAAATTTGACATCAAGTATAAAATACTTGTATGGATATCTACTTAGACATGGACGATGTTGTAGCTGATTGGATGGGCTATGCTCGTGCATACTTAAAGCAACCCCAATGGAAAGAAGGGGAAATGCTTCCTGATACTACTTGGCGTAGACTTAAAGACGACCAACGTATGTATTCAAAACTCCCACTCAAAGAAGGCGCATATGATTTAGTCGATTGGTGTAGAACATACACTAAGAAAAATAATTGTGGCTTATACTTTTTAAGTGCTATTCCTCACGGAAATGATATGCCATGGGCAGTACAGGACAAGGTATTTTGGGGACAAGAATACTTTCCAGATGTTCCTGTATTTCTAGGACCATACAGTCATCAGAAATATATGCACGTTCGGAATCCGGGCGATATATTAATTGACGACCGTAAAAGTAATTGCGAAGAATGGGAACGTGCCGGCGGTAAGGCACATAGATATAAAACTTGGCTAGAGTGCAAAGTTTGGCTAGAACACACATTGGGGTCACTATGATTATAGGAATTTGCGGGTTCATTGGTAGCGGTAAAGATACTATTGCAGACTATCTAGTTAACACACATCAATTTAGGCGTGAGAGCTTTGCTAACACACTTAAAGATGCAGTTAGTTCTGTATTTGGTTGGGATAGAGATATGGTTGAAGGCCGTACTAAACAAGCACGTGAATGGCGCGAACAAGTGGACCCGTGGTGGGCAGAACGATTGAATATACCTAAACTTACACCACGATGGGTACTGCAATATTGGGGCACAGAAGTATGCCGCAAAGGCTTCCATGACGACATTTGGATTGCTAGTTTAGAAAACAAACTGCGTACCAGCAAAGACGATGTTGTTATAAGTGATTGCCGATTTCCTAATGAAATCAAAGCTATCAAAGATGCGGGCGGGATGATCGTATGGGTTAAACGTGGTCCATTACCAGAGTGGTATGATGCCGCAGAAAGCATGAATCGCGGAGATCGAGGTAACCTAACTTGGGCCATAAGTTCAGACAAAATTAAAAAGCTAGGGATCCATGCTAGTGAAACTTCGTGGATAGGTACAAAGTTTGATTCAGAGCTAGACAATAATGGCAGTTTAGACGAGCTTTTTGTCCAAGTTGAAGCACTATTAGCTAAAACAGCGGTGCAGGCCTGATTGCTGATTTTTAAATTTTGGCTAAATAACCCGCTTTTCCTTAAAATACGATAAATATTTGGAGTAATCCATATATGGATCGAACAAGGAAAAGAATATGCCAACACTAGTTTCCCCAGGCGTTGCAGTATCAGTTATTGATGAGAGTAGCTATGCTACCGCAGGTAACGGTACTGTACCCTTAATTATTTTAGCAACAGCACAAGACAAAACAGTACCTGGCGGGACTGGTTTAGCTACAAAAACAGCAAAGTCAGCGGCCGCCCAACCAGTACTGGTTACTAGCCAACGAGAGTTAGTACAATTATTTGGTACACCGATTTTCAAAACATTAAACGGTACACCACAACATGGTAACGAATTAAACGAATACGGTTTATTAGCAACATACAGCTACTTAGGCATTGCTAACCGTGCTTATGTTTTACGTGCAGACATTGATGTAGGTCAATTAGAGCCTAATGCAGTAGAACCAAAAGGTCCACCAACAAATGGTACATACTGGTTAGATACAGCAGATACAGTATGGGGTCTATTTGAAGGTAACGGTGACGACTGGGTAGCAAAAGCAGTACATGTATATACTGCTTCTCAGGCAGGCCAAAACGGTGCTCCACTAAGCAACTTAGGCTCTGACGGCGACTATGCAGTATCAGTGGCAAACACTGATAACAAATACTATAAAAAAGTTGTAGGCGCATGGTCTGAAGTTACAACAGGAGCCCTAACACAAGCAATGGGTCATTCAGTAACTGTAACAGCGGCCCCTCACTATCAAGTTCCTACTCCTAACGACGGTGACGTATGGTTTAAGTTAACAACTCCTAACAGCGGTTTTGCACCAGCAGTTAAGCGTTACAGCTCAACAACTGGACAATTTACAGAACTATCAGTTAAGGCTTATATTGATGATGCCGCCGCAACAACTGGTTTTGGTTCTTCTTTAGTAGTAGGTAGTTTGTATGCTAACTACGATGCAGATGCCGCTCGCTTTAGTCTAAAACGTTATGATGGCTCAACATGGTCAACATTAGTTTATGAAGCAAGTGCAACAGCACCTCAAGGTACAACACCAGACGGTACGCTATGGTATAATCCAGACTTACAAGCCGACATTTACATCAAGCAAGCCGGTAAGTGGAGACCAGTAAGTGGTGAAGTAACCATTGATACAGCTGAACCAGAAGGTGCTAGTACAGGCGACATTTGGGTTGATACTAACGATATTGAAAATTATCCACAAATTAAACGTTACAATGGTAGCGAGTGGATTCTACGTAATAATGCAGATCAAACAACACCACAGGGTGTTCTATTTGCTGACCTAACTTCAACAGCAGGTGATACAAGTGATAACGGTGGTGCAACTCCATACGATCTAGAAGACACACCTGATCCAGAAATTTACCCAGATGGTATGTTGCTATGGAACAGCATGGTATCTACTTACAACGTTAAGAAGTACAATGCCGCTACAGGTAAATGGAACACTATCAGCGGTAACATAAGTGCAGGTCCTAATGCAGGCGCTCCTTACATGGGCCGCAAAGCACAACGTCAATGTGTAGTTGTTGCTTTACAAAAGGCAGTAACAGAATGCCAAAAACTACGCGAAGAAACAATACGCTTTAGTTTAATTGCGGCACCTGGCTACCCTGAACTAATTGACGAAATGTTAACTCTAAACGTAGACCGTAAAGAAACAGCATTTGTTATTGTTGACAGCCCATTACGTCTAACCACAGATGCACAAGGCTTAATTGATTGGGTAACTGGTGTTAACGCTGGTACAAACGGCGAAGACGGTATTGTTACTAAGTCAAGCGAAGCCGCAGTATACTATCCATCAGTTCTAACAACTGACCTAAACGGTTATGATGTTACTGCTCCTGCTAGCCATGCAGTTCTACGTACATACGCATACAACGACAATGTGAGCTATCCATGGTTTGCTCCAGCTGGTTTAACACGCGGTGTTGTAGCTAACTGCGCTAACTTTGGTTATGTAAACAATGAAGGCGAATTTGTACCAGTTGCACTAACACAAGGTCAACGTGATACACTATACGCTAACAAAGTAAACCCATTAGTTAACTTCCCAGGTCAAGGTCTTGTTGTTTGGGGTCAGAAGACACTAAGCCCAATCGCAAGCTCATTAGACCGCGTAAACGTAGCACGTCTAGTTGCTTACTTACGTGAACAGTTTGACCCATTAGCTCGTCCGTTTGTGTTCGAACCTAACGATCAAAAAACACGTAGTAACGTTAAGACACTATTTGACAACTTCCTAGCTGATATTCGTCAGAAGCGTGGTGTTTATGACTTCGTAGTAGTTTGCGATGATACAAACAACACACCAAGCCGTATTGATGCTAACGAACTATGGATTGACATTGCGATTGAGCCAACAAAGGCCGCAGAATTTATCTACATTCCAATCCGCTTAGTCAATACAGGTACACTATAAACAACCCAGGGATGGGAAGACAGACGCCGAAAAGGCGCTTTAGCCCGGAGAAATCCGGGCTTTTTTATGGGTATTTAATTTTTTGGTGAAGAATAGGATAAATAGAATTATGTCCGTAAAGGAGTTAATCTAAATGGCACAACTATCAAAATTCGGCGTACCTGGTGGTGAACTACCTGTACTAATGCCTAAATTAGCTTATCGCTTCCGTGTATCCTTCTTAGGTGTCGGCGGTGCTGAGCTACCCCTAGTAAGTACATTTACTAGCCAAATCGTAAGCTGTGGTCGTCCTAACATGCAAACCCAGGCTGTTGAAGTAGACGTTTACAACAGTAAAATCTACCTAGCTGGTAAGCACACATGGCAACCACTAAGCATTACAATCCGTGATGATATCAATAACAACGTTGCAAGTTTAATTGCGGCACAAATTGGTCGTCAGATTGATATTGCTGAGCAAAGCGCGGCCCGTGCAGGTGCTAACTATAAGTTCGGTATGTTAATTCAAACACTAGATGGCAGTCAAGATGATGTAACCGGCGTTTTAGACACATGGTCTATTAACGGTTGTTTCATTACTGATGTTAACTACGGTGAAATGAACTACACTAGTAACGACGCTGTTCAAATTACACTAAGTATTCAGTACGATAGTGCTGATTATCATATCGGTAACATTGTTCTTGCTAACCTACCAGGTCAGCTTGGTGCTCTTGGTGGCGGCGTTGCTCTACGCGGCTTGAACGAAGGCGACACAGCAACCAACGCATTCTAAGGATTGGCTTAAATGGCTTTAGTCCTTGGTTTCAAAAACCACGTTACAGAATACGTAGGCACAAATGAGTACGACACTGGGGAGTATAATACCCCCAGTGTTTGGCTCACTAACATCCCACGAATGAAGTTTAACTGGACTGTTGAGTTCATGTTAAACAATCCTGATCCTAAGATACAAGAATTGTTAGACGGCAACGACCTAGTCGGATCTATGACTAATGTTGCTAAAACAGTTCAGTTACCGGATCTAAATTTTGACACGCAAACATTAAACCAATATAACAAGCGCCGACACATACACGTTAAAGGCGAATATCAACCAATACAAATGTCCTTCCAGGATGATGTAAGCGGTCGATTTGAAAAGGTATTAGAAGCATATAAAAAGTTTTATTGGGCCAGCGATTCTTATCCTGGCTTAGATCATATTAGACAACGAGATCAAACCAGCGACCAATTTGTAAGTAACTTTGGTATGTTGGCCATTAACAACACTAACGATAATTTCTTTAAGTCTATTGCTATTAATAGAGAATGGATGGGCAAAGCTGATCAGTACCTACTCATTAATCCTAAAATAACAGCAATCCAACATGATACATTAGATTATGCTAGCAATGATACAGCACAATGGACTATTACTGTTATATACGAAGCACTAGAAACAAGATGGCAACAACCTACAACAGGTTATAACCGCCCAGGACTGTCATCACTAACCTACGCTAGTTATCAAAGCGATGCACAAGCTCAAGCCGCGGTCGGTACCGGTTTAGAAAATGCTAGCAATACTGGTGGACAAGAACCTCCAGCTGGAGAAGTTGATGGCGGCTTCTCAGGAGAAGATACTAGCGACCTTAACGACTGGAACGAAACTGGAGTAGGTGATGCCAGTCAAGATTCTATGGCGGCCTATGATGAGTTTGCAGGCCTTGACGAAGCAGTGGCAAAACAAGAAGCAGAAAAAGCAAGTTGGAAAAATCAACTAGCAGAAAAGTTCAGCAGTCTTAAAGAAAACGTTGCAGGCGCATATCAAAAAGCACAAGACTTTAGTGTAGGTGGAATTCCAGTTGGTAAAGCTATCAATCCACAAAACATAGGGACTACTATTGCATTAGGCACAGCTATAGCCACATCAAAAGGTAGAGCATTAAAAAATCCTGCATTCCTATTAGGCGCCGCAGGAAAAGTTGCTCAAGGTATCCCAGGAGCAAGCCAATATATGGGTGGCATTACAGCAGGTGTAGCTGGTTATTCTGCTTATAAAGCAGGTGGCTTAAAAGGTCTTGCCACAGTAGGCGCAGTTTCTGCGGCCTATTGGTTAGGTAATCAAAAGTCACCAAACACACGACCTGCACAAGCAGACTGGGCAACTAATCCTAGTAAAACTCCCTATTCACCTATGCAATCTTTTATTGGCGGTGACGGTAATGCCGCAAATGGTAGGAGATTCTAATGGCTGGCACAATAGCAGGCACTGATACACCTATTGCAATTAATCAACAAAATTTTGAGTTTATTCTAGCTCAATTACAAAAGCGCGGCATAACAAATCAAATAGCAAAAATGTTAGCGTATGATATTCTTATCATTACACAGATCACAGGGCAAAATTACAGAGATGTTATTAACGAACAAATCTCTGAAAACGGATTAGCTATAAGCAAAGAGTTTATAGATCAACTTAACATCCTTAGATCAGCAACAAACAAATTACACATCGAGGACACTGAACAAACGAATGTCCATGTTGCTCGATCTATCGTCTAATGGCAAAGTATTCACAGGGTTACTATACTGTTCAAAATAGCACAAAATATGTAGGAAGAGGTGAGCCTACATATAGAAGCGGTTGGGAACTTACAGTAATGAGATATTGTGATAACCATCCAAATGTTATTAATTGGGCAAGTGAAAGCCTACGCATTCCTTATGTAAATCCATTTACAGGAAAGCCTACATTTTATGTACCTGACTTTTTAATTATGTACAAAGACAAAAACGGACAGACAAAAACGGACGTAATTGAAGTAAAGCCAAGAAAACAAGCAGTTATCGGGCTAGCACGTAGTCAACAGGAAAAAGCCGCAGTAGTATTGAATATGGCTAAATGGGAAGCCGCAAAAGCATGGTGTAAAAATCATGGCGCTACCTTTCGTATTCTGACTGAAGAGGATATATACAACAGAATGGGTGAAAAACGATGACACGTAAACTAGACGATTTCTTTAATGTTCCTCCTATGCCAGATCAAGTTAATTTTGATCCTTTACCAATTGATGTTCCTCCGGTAGAACAATCATTACAACTTATCGAAGAACAGAAAGAAGCATTAGACTTAGCTAATAGAATTGAACAAGCATTGCCAAGAGTAAAAGACATAGAAAGTACCGATGTCGATTTTGACGAGTACGCTAAAAAAGCAATGGAAACTTATGACAGGCTAGTAGATTTAGGAATGAATGTAGACGACCGCAATGCCGGTATGATTTTTGATGTTGCTAGCAAAATGATGGGAAACGCAATCACAGCTAAAAATAGCAAATTAGATGCAAAATTACGTAGAGTAGAACTTCAACTCAAGGCCGCAAAATTACAATTAGAAAAAGATAAAGTACAAAACAGTAAAACGGGCGGCAATGGTCAAGTAGTCGAAGGTGAAGGGTACTTAGTTACTGATAGAAATGCTTTACTAGAATCCTTAGCTAAAAAAATTAAAAATGAAAGCCAAAACTGATAAATAACACTATCCGGAGCATATAATGAAGAAAACTCTATTAGAATACGTACAAACAAACGAAAAAGAGTATCCTGTTCGAATTAAAACAACATTTGAACTAGACGATGATAAACTTGATCGTATTGAACGTCACCTTAAAAAGTATGACGTAATTGAAGTTAATAAGCCCGAGCGTGTAATGCTCCAGGCTAACCCTATTGATTTCCCAGAAAACAACGGCTGGGAAATTTATATTATTGATGCAGTAACTCGTTTACCTGTAAGTTACGATGTTTTACAAGCAGAGCTTGTAAAAATGTTATGCGTACACGCTTCCCAAATTAAAGTTCGCAATCCTAATGCTCCGCGAGAAGAAGAAGCAGAAGCACAAGAAGAAACTAAAGAAGAAGAGTATCATGTACGCTTAACAGATCCAAAGTATGCTGAAATCGAGCAAGACAAAAAGAAATACTTTGGTGATGACTTTAATGCAGAATTTTTAAAAGGCTTACAATCTAAAGAACGTAAGCCAGTATTTGCTAAAAGATCAGATGTTAAACCATCTAAGCCTTTAAAGTCTGAAAAATCATTTAGTCCTATTAGCGGCCGTAACCAACGTCCTGATAGAAATCAACTAGGAAAATAATATGACATCTAAAATTGATTACAGCATGGACCTTGGTGCTTTAGAAAAGCAAACAGTAGGCGCCGCTGTTAATAAACTTTTAAAACACGCCGGTGTTAAAGTAAACGAACAAGCACTTAAAGAATGTGGTATGGACATGGGTATGCCTATGCAACAAGAAGAAAAAGAGCGTTTCAGTTTAACCATCACTAGCAAAGATAGAACTATCACAGTTAGCACGACTGACCCAGAAGATGTTCTACACATGATGAAACTCGGCGGCATGGATATTGACAGCCACGAAGTAACACCAATGACCGTAGGTGGCGGTGGTGCAGGTTCTCTTGTACCTGCTGGCGGTATTGAGATTGATGTTCCTGTAACAGACTTATCTAGTATGCTAGGTGGTTCTGATCATGAGGAACACGAAGAACACGAAGAGGAAGAAAAAGAAGTGGACGAATCTGCTCGTATACTTCAGTTGGCTGGTTTAAGTGAAGCCGGTGCTACCTCAGGTGATTACATTGACTATGTAAACATGAAAGGTGAACAACCTTCTGAAGATTTAACCGGTCTACCTGGCGTCGAATATGATCCAGACACTGGTATTATCTCTGTTAGAAATGCTACATCATTAGCTAACACTCATAGAGCAATTGAAGCCGCAGGTTGGCAAAAACATGCACTAGCCGCTCGCAAAAACCCTGCAAGCAATCGCCAAGCAGGAATCGCAGGTGATACTGCATATCAACTTGAAAGCTCAGACGTAGAAGAAGCTAAAGAGCCGTTTGGCAATAGTCCTGCTACAACTAATAATTTCCGTCCACGTGTAGTCGGTAATACAGAAGATTTCGGTATGACAGGTACTGGTGAAGGTAACGACCAGTACGGTAAGCGCCGTGCTCCTGGCCAAGGTGACAATCCTATGGGTTGGGAAGACATGGAAGAAAGCTATAAATCATTTAAGGCACAAAAACTAGACGAAGCTAAAAAGGCAAAGCCAGATTTCTTAGACGTCGATAAAGACGGCGATAAGAAAGAACCAATGAAGAAGGCACTCAAAGATAAAGAAGAAGTTAAAGAATCACAAGGTTTATTTGCAGAATCATTATCACTATTAAAGAAATACGCAGGCATTTAATCATAAGGGGACTTTGGTCCCCTTTCTTACCTCCGCAAATTTGTTAAATACATGTATAATGGCACAACAACAAGAATACGTATTAGTTAAGAAACCTTATCAACAAGAAAGGTTTACGCCCGAACAAGTTGAAGAATTTGTTAGATGCGCCAGCGACGCAAAATATTTTATTAGCAATTATGTATGGGTACAGCATCCTACTAAAGGTAAAGTTAGATTCGAACTATACGATTATCAAATAGAACTCATTGACGTTTATCACAACAATCGTTACAGCATTAATATGCTAGGGCGTCAGATGGGTAAGTCAACTTGCGCGGCCGCATACTTACTTTGGTATGCTATGTTTAATCCAGATGCAACAATACTGATAGCGGCACACAAGCATACGGGCTCGCAAGAAATTATGCAACGTGTACGCTTTATGTATGAACACGTTGATGATTTTATACGTGCAGGTAGCACAAGCTATAATAAAGGTAGTATTGAATTTGAAAACGGCAGTCGTATTGTTTCAGCAACAACTACTGAAACAACCGGTCGTGGTATGTCCTTAACACTAGTTTACCTAGACGAGTTTGCTTACGTTCCTCCACGTATTGCCAAAGAGTTCTGGACAGCAATTAGCCCTACATTATCAACAGGTGGTAAGTGTATTATTACAAGTACTCCTAACCAAGACGATGACCAGTTTGCACAAATCTGGAAAGGTGCAGAAAAAACAGTTGACGAATTTGGCAACGATACTGGTATTGGTGTTAACGGCTTTAAGGGCATTAAGTTTACTTGGGAAAAACATCCCGAGCGTGATCAGAAGTGGGCAGACGAAGAACGCTACAAGATTGGTGAAGAGCGTTTCCGTCGCGAGCACATGTGTGAATTCGTTACTAATGATGAAACACTAGTTAACCCAATGAAATTATTAATGCTACACGGTATTGATCCAATCATGAAAGCAGGACAAGTTCGCTGGTATAAAAATGTTGAAGCTAATCGTAGTTATGTTTGTGGATGGGATCCTAGTCTAGGTACAGGCGGCGATATGGCGGCAATACAAGTGTATGAATTACCTACTATGATTCAAGTAGCAGAATGGCAACATAATAAAACAGACATTAGGGGACAATTACGAATCCTAACCGGTATTACAACCTACTTAGTAGACGAAGTAAAAAAGCTAGGCAAGCAGGATGTATATTGGTCAGTAGAAAATAATACCCTAGGCGAAGCCGCCTTAGTAGCTATTACAGAGTACGGGGAAGATCGTATTCCTGGCCTGTTTATTAGTGAGCCCGGTAACAAACGTAGGGGATTTACTACAACACATAAAAGTAAGTTACCATCATGTGCTACACTCAAGCACTGGATTGAAAGCGATAAACTAACTCTAAAGAGCAAAAATCTAATAAGAGAAGTTAAAAACTTTGTTGCTAAGGGCAACAGTTTTTCGGCCAAGGAAGGCGAAACAGACGATTTAATTATGGCAACTATACTTTGTGTTCGTTTAATAGATTATTTGAGCAATTATGATCAAAATCTTTACGAATCATTAAAGCAAAACGGCGTAGAAACGCACGATTTGATAATGCCTATGCCCATAGCACTTTAACTAAATATACATATGGCAATTAACTATTCACAAGTATCTAAAAGAATTTTTGACATTCTGACTGGCTCAGATTACGAAATTCTTATGGGCGATGCTGACGCTAAAAAAACATTAAACGTTAAGGAAGCAGAACGTTTCTTTATAACAGATCTGCATAGCATGATTTTCCTTGATAAATCTACTAATACTTTAAAACTATACGTTAGTAACGCAGGAGATCCTGATGCTATAGAAAAGCTCATCGATTCATCTAAAAAGACAGCAGAGCATTTTATGATGAGATTTAGTGTTAAAAATTACGGTAAAAAGTTAGAGCCTAAAGATTTTGCGTTCCAGATTGCAGTTAAAGAAAGTCATGACATGACTGGTACTACTAAGAGTAGCTATCAACACATCAATGGCGGCAAACTTATTATTCGTCATACAAAGTCAATCAATACAGAAAATCGCGGCTCTCGTAGTCGCAGTATTAAAACACTTTATGTAGAAAACAAAGACGGCGAGCGTTTTCAGTTTCATCCTAAATGGCTTACTGGTGCCCGTGCAATGGCACGTCACGTGGGCGCTGGCGGATATCCGTACGATGAAACAGGAACAACTATTAAAAGTTTAAGTGAAGAATATACTGCATTACGTAAGTTTATTAGACACGCCACTGTAAAAGGTTTTGTTAACGAAGAAACCGAAGGCTTAATTGAGTTTGCTAAAAAGAAAACCATTGCAATTGAACACGCAATGCGTCGAATGAATTTTGAAGGTCTTAAAGTAACACTAGCAGAAACAGATGCTGACCGCTCAGCTGAATTAAAAAATTCTTTTACCCAACATATCACTAGTCAAGCAGTTGAATCAGCATTACCATACCTTCACCAACTAATGTTAGAAAAAGAAGAAATGGACGTTAGCCAGCAGGCCTTACAAACTATAGATGATGTTGTACGCAACACGCCTAAGTTTGATGTAAGTACTATGGATAGAAATGATCATGACAACCCTATTAATTTAAGTTTCAATGATAACGATACAGCTATTAAACATACAGCAAAATATATGATGAATCACATTACTGACCAACCAGCCAAAGATGCGATTGAGTCAGCACTACATCATTACGATCGTTGGGACCAAGAAAATAAAGACCAGTTCAACCAAATTATTAGAAACATGATTCGTAAGGTTGTACGTATAAATAAAGAAGATACACAGGTTCCAATTGACCTTGAAGTATTTGAATCAATCAAGAAGACCGCAATGGACTTTAAAGTTGAACGAATCCTTTCAAAATAATTGGAAAAAGACTTGACTTACAGAGAGTGAATCAAGTATTATTGTGGGACTGTACTACTTAAGGTACAGTCACTCTTGGCACATAACGGCTAATATAGGAGAAACATTATGGCAACTTTGGCTGAAATTAGAGCTCGACTAGCAGAGCAAGATCAAAAGTCCGGCAGAGCCGGCGGCGGTATGGATAATGCAATTTATCCGTTCTGGAACATTCCAGAGAATTCAACCGCAGTACTACGCTTCCTTCCTGATGGTGATGACAACAACACCTTCTTCTGGAAAGAACGTCAGATGATTAAGATTCCATTCGCTGGCGTTAAAGGTGGCGACACTAATAAACAAATTTTTGTGCAAGTTCCTTGCGTTGAGATGTGGAATGAAACATGTCCTATCCACGCAGAGATCCGTCCTTGGTTTAAAGATCCACGTATGGAAGATACTGCACGTAAGTACTGGAAGAAGAAATCTTACCTCTTCCAAGGGTTTGTAACATCTAACCCGCTCAAGGAAGAATCTACTCCTGAGAATCCAATCCGTCGATTTGTAATCAACCCATCTATCTTCACTATCATTAAGACTGCGTTGATGGATCCTGATATGGTTGAACTACCAACCGATTTCACACAAGGCACAGACTTCCGTCTTACCAAGACCACTAAAGGTCAATACGCTGACTACAGCACAAGTTCATGGGCACGTAAAGAACGTAGTTTGAACGAAGAAGAACTAGGCGCTGTTGCCCAGTTTGGCTTGTACAATCTAAACGACTTCATGCCTAAGAAACCTACAGCAGAAGAACTAAACTTGATCTTTGAAATGTTCGAAGCAAGTGTAGAAGGTGAGCTGTTTGATCCTGCACGTTTTGGTCAGTTCTATAAAGCGGCAGGGGCAACTCCCGCCGCACCTTCAACTGCTCATACAGATGACGATGAACCAGTAGCACCTCCAGCTCGTCCTGCACCAGTAGCACAACCTGCCCCGGTTGCAGAAGCTTCTGTTTCTGCACCAGCCGGCAATAAGCCAAGTGTAGATGAACTACTTAATATGATTCGTAATCGCAAGCAATAAACCGGACTTGGGTCTTCGGACCCAAGTTTTTTATGCTTAAAAAACATTTACTTTCAAATAGTAGGTTTGATATGACTTTACCAGACGAACGATATCGTGCTGTGGCTTCAGCCAGGGAATTGTTAACAGAAATTGCTAACCCCCGAGGCCAATGGAAGCGTGTACCAAAACTATTGCGTTTACACGCAATACATTGTTTACGACATTACCCTTCTGACTATGATATGGATCGAGTTTCTGAAAAATCACCTGAGACTTTCCAGAAGAGAATGGAACCGTTGACAAGGATGCTTACAGAGTATAAAATAGAGCAAGAGGAAGAACAAAATGACAAAACCGTTTGACGTTTCAAAATTTAGAAAGACAATTACTAAGTCAATCGATGGACTAAGTGTTGGCTTTAATGATCCTACAGATTGGATCAGTACAGGTAACTATGTACTAAACTATCTAGTAAGTGGCGACTTTAATCGCGGGATTCCACTAGGTAAAGTTACAGTATTTGCAGGAGAGTCTGGCGCAGGTAAAAGTTTTATCTGTTCGGGCAATCTTGTACGTAACGCACAAGAGCAAGGCATTTATGTATTTTTAATTGATACAGAAAATGCCCTTGATGAAGATTGGTTAAAGGCTCTAGGCGTTGACACACACGAAAGTAAGATGCTAAAACTTAATATGGCTATGATTGACGATGTGGCTAAGCTAATTAGCGATTTTGTTAAGGAATATAGAGCCATCCCAGAGGAGGATAGACCTAAGGTCTTATTCGTACTAGACTCTTTGGGAATGTTGCTAACACCAACAGACGTCAATCAGTTCGAGGGCGGCGACCTTAAAGGCGATATGGGTCGTAAGCCTAAGGCGCTTACTGCTTTGGTTCGTAATTGTGTCAATATGTTCGGTTCGCTGAACATTGGCCTAGTAGCTACAAACCATACCTATGCAAGCCAAGATATGTTTGATCCGGATGATAAAATCTCCGGCGGACAAGGTTTTATCTATGCTTCTAGTATTGTTGTTGCTATGCGTAAACTCAAACTCAAAGAGGACGAGGATGGCAACAAAATTTCAGAAGTTAAAGGTATCCGTGCCGCTTGCAAGATTATGAAGACTCGCTACGCAAAGCCTTTTGAATCAGTGCAGGTCAAGATCCCATATGAAACAGGTATGAATCCATACAGCGGACTCGTGGACATGTTTGAAGGCAAAGGCATGCTCAAGAAAGAAGGCAACAGCTTGGTCTATACTACCACAGACGGCGAAGTTATCAAACAATTCCGAAAAGCATGGGAACGAAATGATAACGGATCATTGGATAAAGTAATGGCTGATGTTACATCGAACCCATCGTCACTTGATGGCACAGAGCTAAATATCACCGATAGCGAATCATCTAATGAGGATTAATTTATGCAAGAGGATGCAGAATTTCTAGCAACAATATGGCAAAGTTTAAAGCCATACATTCCAAAAAAAGAAACACTTGAGGCCGCAAATGTATTTTTGCGTACATTAGAAGACTATGCCAACGTCGACGAAGTTATAGACGACTTACGTGGACACGACGGTACGTTAGATGCGGCCATTAACGATATCTACGGTAAGCCCGAAGAAATCGAAAGTGATGATTATGAGGAAGAAGATCTAGATTTTGACGGCGATTACGACTACGATGAAGAGTAATTAATGTCTACATGGTTCTATAAAGTCACACAGGATCTAACTGAGCTACCTAATTGTATCGTTTGGTACGAAGCTCAGTTAGACGAGGCAAGAAAAGAAATCAAATTAAAAGGAAACCTAGAACAACACAGCCGTGAGCTTCCAGGAACTTTTGAATATAGATTTAATCAACTACAAGAAATTGAAGCAATATTAGAACATCTGAACATTGACTTACGTAAGTTAAGATCAGAAAAATTTAAGAGATTTATAGAGCACTACAATCGCGCTCTAACTTCTCGAGATGCTGAAAAGTATGTCGACGGAGAAGCCGAAGTAGTCAGCCTAAGTAAACTCATTAACGAGTTTAGTCTTTTACGTAACAAGTATTTGGGGCTAATCAAAGCACTTGATACTAAACAATGGCAAGTTACAAATATTGTTAAACTACGTGTTGCTGGTATGGATGATGCTAATTTAGGTTAATTATAGATTGCTTTAGCTTGAGCAACTTTACCTGAACGAGCTAGGGCCGCGGCAGTTCTTGCGGTAATAAATGCTTCGAGTATTGCTTTTAGATATTTTTTCATAGTTGTCCTTTCATTTTTTGATCATATTCTCTTTGCCAGTATTCTACATCTCCTGGACTTGTTGGGTTTTTTGATTTGATATATTCCTCTAAACGTGATTGATAGTCTTGCTTAGGAAACATTTCAGATAGTCTTTCTAACAATTTAATCATTATGGTTTTCCTTATTATGGTTACTACTGATATTTATATTGCATAGCAACATATTTTAACCCTATATAAATAAAGATATGAGTACTATATTTCCACCGAACATACAAGAAATTTTAGATCTACTAGAAGATGACCGTACTAGGACCAGTAGATTGTTTAGAGATTTGGCATATAGAATTAAATTAGAACACGACACTGATAAAAGACGAAAGTTAGCAGAAGAAGTAGCATCATTATGCCAATCAAAATATCCTAGATTTGGCCGTTATAATTTCATGATACAATGCGGCCTTGCTAGTGCAAGAGAAGCAGATAAAGACTTTTAAAACCAAAGTATTACTTTTTACTAACCCTACAGACTGTAGGGTTTTTCTTGACTAAAAAATCGTTTGGCTTTACAATACACAAATCATGCACCAACAGGAGATCTTATGCGTTTTGTAACTGACCGAATTCGTGTATTCCTGTTTGGAATTTGCATCAGCGTGATGGGACTGTTTAGCCCAAACAAAGCCCTACGAACTGCCCACGAAGTGCTAGATCGTCGTGGTTGACCAATAAATCCAATTCTGTTATAGTAGTTGAAACTAACAAGGAGTTAATAATGGGTCTCGATATGTACGCATTTGCAGTCAAACCTGAAGATGCTATTGACGCTACTACACTTAAAGATCGCGATGAACGTTCGGGCGATTTTGAAGAACTTTTTTATTGGCGCAAACATCATGACCTTCATGGCTGGATGGAAGAACTTTGGATTACTAAAACAGGCGGAAATCCTGCAGGTGAAACCTTTAACTGCCGGCCTGTACGTCTAGATGAAGATGACTTGTTTGAACTAGAACAAGACGTACGGCGCAAAGCATTACCCGAAACTACTGGTTTCTTTTTTGGTAATAACCCCCAAGATGCAGAATCTATTGAACGTGATTTGGAATTCATTGCTAAAGCACGTACAGCTATTAGCGAAGGCTATTTGGTCTACTATGATAGTTGGTGGTAAATGGATAACTGCCTGCTTGACAAAATAAGCAGGCGGTGCTATACTATGATTACTAAATTTGTGAAAGGAACACTATGTTCGAATCATTAGAAGTGCGAAACGTTAAAAACGGTGTTATTGTTACCTTGACTGACAATGACGGAGGTACAAGCGAATATGTCTTTGACACTACTCGCAAGGCCTTGCGATTCATTAAACAGATCATCGAAGGCAACAAGGCCCCAGAATGAAACTACTAGCAGTTATTCAAGCCGCAGATGGCAGAGTGTCAGGTGGCGATCCTTATCTGTGGGAGTGCTATGGTCCAAATGCACACTTTATGGAGTTTAGGGACGACCAGGGACAAGGATATTCGCATTGTGTCTTTGACACTAAAACATACGATGTCTACGAAATTCATGCAGAAGTACCCCATAAAGATATTGCTTATCGTTGGGTACATCCTAAGTTTCTTAATAAGATGCTTGCAGAAGCCAAACGTCGACGAGTTGATCCTGATCTAGCATGGGACGAAGTAGTGTACAACAAAGTTGACGACTATTTTGTTATGTTGCAACACGTTAAAAATATTGGTGTCACAAAGGAGGTAGTATGACTCAAGTAGAACTTCATGCATCAACTGAATCTAAACTAGCAGAAAAAGTTGACAGTTATACAAAGGATTATCCCGGGTGTAACTTTAAAATTTATTACTGTACTTCTCGTAAACTTTGGCGTGCCAGCGCCGTAAGGATTTAATAAGGATTTAAAATGAAATATCTTCTTATTGCACTATTTGTAATCTTTCTTTTTATCATTGGCCCATGTGCTACTATTTGGGCACTGAACACTTTGTTTCCGTCCTTGGCTATTCCACTTAACATTGAAACCTGGGTAGCGGTTGTAGTCCTTTGGGCACCTCTAGGCGGAACGGGTATTTTTGGTTCTTCTAAGAAGTAAATATTATGATGCAAATTAACGAATTCACTCAATTCAATAAATTGGCCAAAGGCATCCACGAGGATTTACAAGCCGAGTTCAGGCAGTCTTGGATCGAAGACTTACAGTCAGTTTACGATGCAGACACATCAGGCCCTCTGATCAATGGTGCTAATTCCATTCTCAAATATTACGGATCTAAACTTCGTGTAAAGGACGTAGGCTGGGACGAAGCAACTAGTTCGTTAGTTTGGGAGATGAAATAATGGAATTTGATTTTGTAACATTATTGGTGGGGGTTGGTATTGGATTGGCTATTGCGCTCCATATTGGAATGTCTATCCTAACTACCCTTGCTAAAAGACTTGAAGAAATTCACAAGCAAAGAAACTCACCTGAAATGATAAACGGCAAAAGTGTAGTAGAAGCAACTATTACAGAAGAAAAAGGCGTTTACTATATGTGGGGTAAAAATAACGACTTTTTAGCCCAAGGCAAAACTCTTCAAGAGTTACATGCTCATTTAGAAGCCCGATTTAAAGATAGCGTTTTTAGGGTAGAAAAAATCCCTGACGAGCTTAAATCCTCGCTTAAATCCTAAAAGTAATACTTTTGTTGTATAAAAACAACACTAAAAACCCTTGTTTTTCAAGGGTTTTTCTTTCGGTTGACGGAAAATTCGTATTTTGCTATAATACTTGTATTGCGAAATTAGAAGTTAGCCAGTAAAAGATGTTGCAAAAAAGCAACACAGCTAGTTGACACAAAATTCCAATTTTGCTATAATACTTGTATTGTAAACAAATCCACTGCAAAGGACACAAAATGGCTTCAGTAACAATTATCAAAGGTGTGTACGGTAAAAAAGAAGTAGTTAACACTACTTTCCCCCTTGTTAAACAACTTGCCTTTTTGCCCGACGGGCAAGGCTATGTTACTGTTGACGGTACTGCCGTAGACGGTTACCCCGATCGCCAACTTCGTATTAAAGTTGACAGCATTGCTGACTATACTATTGCAGGTGTAGAAGCTCAAGTTGGCAAGGCAGAAACTGCTCCTGCTATCGAAGAGACAGACGAAGAAGTTATGACTCGTTTGCGTGAGCGTTTTAGCATCCTTGATGAGATGACCCAAGCAAGTGTGGACGGTGTCGTTCGTGCTATGATTGTGTCTGGCCCTCCCGGAGTTGGTAAGAGCTACGGTGTTGAACGTGTTCTTGAACAGAACTCGTTCTTTGACAAATTGGGTGAGCGTCCCGCTCGTTTCGAAGTTGTTAAAGGTGCGATGTCGGCTATTGGCTTGTATTGCAAACTGTTCAGCTTCGCTGACGCAGGTAACGTTCTTGTGTTTGACGACTGTGACAGTATCTTGCTTGACGACCTGTCGCTGAACATTCTTAAGGCCGCACTTGACAGCGGTAGCAAACGTACTATCAGCTGGAACACTGACAGCTCTATGTTGCGTCGCGAGGGCGTGCCAGATCGTTTCGAGTTCAAAGGCTCTGTGATCTTTATTACCAACATCAAGTTTGAACACGTTCGTAGCCAAAAGCTCAAGGATCACTTGGACGCTCTTGAAAGCCGTTGCCACTACCTGGACCTGACTATGGACACGGTGCGTGACAAAATGCTTCGCATCAAGCAGATCATTCAAGACGGTATGCTTGACAAGTATGATTTTGAAGACGCTCAGAAAGAAGCTATTGTTAACTGGGTGTGGGAAAAGAAAGATCAATTGCGCGAGATTAGCTTGCGTACTGTTTTGAAGGTTGCTGACTTGGCTAAGATGAAGCCTATGGGTTGGGAGCGTTTGGCAGAAACTACCGTAATTAAGCGTCATGCTTAATTAAACTTTGCAGTGGTAGTGTTTAGAGCCCTTCGGGGCTCTTTTTTTTTGGAGGAATTTGGTGAAGTAAAACTTGGTTATTTATGATAACTAATATATACTACACTATATGACTACTTGCACAATACACATTAAAGATGAAGTCAATGTAAAAGTAGCAGGTCTAGATGTGGGCACTCGCCGAGATCTAGAAAAGAAATTAAAGTTTTTTCAACCGTATGCGCGACATGTTCCGGCATTTAAACTAGGCCGCTGGGATGGATGCGTTAGTTTCTTTTCAGTAGGTGGCAACACTTATCTTAACCTGCTAGATCGTATCCTTCCAACTATCGTTGACGAAGGCTATACTATTGAGATTGATGATCAAAGAATAAAGCATGAACTTACTTTTCCTGTTGTAACAGAAACATTCCACGACGGTAAGTTATGGCCTATAGGACATCCTGCTGAAGGTGAACAAATAATGTTACGCGACTATCAAGTCGAAATCATTAATCAGTTTTTATCCAACCCACAAAGCATACAAGAGATTGCCACAGGCGCAGGCAAGACGTTGATGACTGCAACGTTGAGTCAGCTAGTTGAGCCCTACGGACGAAGTGTGGTAATTGTCCCAAACAAAGACCTTGTACGTCAAACCTATGATGACTATGTTAACCTTGGACTTGATGTAGGTGTTTACTTTGGGGATAAAAAAGAACTAGGTAAAACACATACCATTTGTACTTGGCAAAGCCTTAACAGTCTAGAAAAGAGATTCAAAGACGGCGAAAGTGAACTAGGTTTAGATGAATGGGGTAAGGATGTTAATTGTGTTATAGTAGATGAAGTGCATATGGCCAAAGCTGATGTACTACGGCAATTACTAACAGGACCCTTTGCTAACGTACCTATACGCTGGGGACTAACAGGAACGATCCCAAAAGAAGATCACGAATTTGTTAGTTTAATTGCTAGTATAGGCAATATAACAGCACGTTTAGGTGCAAAAGAACTTCAAGATCAAGGGGTATTAAGTAACTGCCATGTTAATGTAGTACAGCTACAAGATACAGTAGAATATCCTACCTATCAAGAAGAATTGACATATCTAACAACTAACAAAAAACGTATTGACCATATTGCAAAGATGGCTAACGCTATTGCCGAGTCAGGTAACACATTGATCCTAGTTGATCGAATTGAAGCAGGTAAGTTGCTAGCAGAACGTATTCCGGACAGTATCTTTATTAGCGGTAACATGAAATCTACTACCCGTAAAGAGCACTACACCGAAGTGCAAGAAGCAGAAGGTAAAGTTATCATTGCTACATACGGTGTAGCGGCCGTTGGTATTAATATTCCCCGTATCTTTAATTTGATTTTAGTAGAACCAGGTAAGAGCTTTGTGCGAGTCATTCAGAGTATTGGCCGAGGTATTCGTAAGGCCAAGGACAAAGATTTTGTACAGATCTGGGACATAACAAGTAGTGCTAAATTTGCTAAGAAGCATCTTACTATTAGAAAAAAATATTATGCGGACGCAGGTTATCCGTATGTTGTTGAAAAGGTAAATTATAAATGAGCAGAATTTTAACAGTCGACAACGCATCGTTCGACATGAACAATCTTCCGGACGAGATTGATGACCTACGTTACTGTGTTTTAGACTACAGTGATCCGGCTAATGCAGATTACCATTGGGTACCATTAGTGTTCTTAGAGTCATTTAGTGCGCCCGCCGCAGTCTTAAAAATAGGCCAATATACTATTCAAATGCCTTTGGACTGGAGTATCGTTATCGGGGAACCAGAAATAGGCGAGCCCGAAGTTGTTCCTATCATGAGCGTAAACGATCGTGGCTTCAAAGCATTCCACTTCAATCCGTTTACCAGCTTCCGTCCTAACTTCCAAACCATTGAAATCGTAAATGTGTTCACTGAGATCAAATGGTACTTTCCTAAGTTAAAGTTTGGGCACATTTTAGCTGTACCATTATGCGACGGACCAAACCCGCCTTGTGCTTTCTTTATAAAAGAAACACAAAAGGTTCCTGAAGTACTTGCATTAGATAAGATGTTCTAATATAATACTGTATGGCAACTAAAAAAGAACCAGCTATCCCATTAAGTGAAATGTTACTGGCCCTTGATCGCAGAGACCGAGGTTGGTATAGCCGCCTTACTGACGAACAGAAAAAAGCGTTTAGTCCGTGGCTGACTATGCGATATGCGTCGAGTGTGCAAGATAGCCCTGTATTGGAGGAGCATTACTTACTACATACCAATGCGTTTTGTAATAGAAACTTTAGTGCTATTAGTGCAAAAGAACACGCAGAACTTCATTGGCTTACCATGCAAACCGCTGGCGTTGGTCGTAAGATGTTACATCCTTTTATTAAGCCCCCTAAAGGTATCAAGAAGAATAAAGTAATGAAGTGGGCAGAAACTGTCTGGCCTACTTTAAAAGACGATGAATTAGAACTGCTTATAAGTATGAACTCTACAGAGCAACTAGTAGACCTAGCAGAGCAGTTGGGAATGGAACCTAAAGAAATTAAAGATACGTTTGATGTTTAAGTGTAAATATTGTCCGGCAACGTTCGTTAAAGAAACTACACTTTCGGCTCATATGTGTGAAAGAAAGCGCAGGCTATTAGCTGAACATAATAGAGAAAATCAAATAGCATTACAGATCTGGCTCAAGTTTCTTAAGTTTACAACTCCTAACTCTAAAAAACAAAAGACCTATTCTGACTTTATTTCTAGTAGAGTGTACACTGGCTTTGTTAAATTTGCACGTCATGTTATTGACCTAAACCCTTATGATTTTGAAAGCTTCATTGACTTTGTATTTCGGTATGGAGTAAAGTTAGATGATTGGTGTAAAGCCTATGTATATGAAGCATGGATTAGAGAGTACAACAAAAAAGAAACAGTAGATAGAGCCGCAGAAAGAAGCATATTGCTAATGCGTACTTGGGCAGAAACAACAGGGGAAGATTGGCACAAGTTTTTTAAATTAGTAAACACTAATCAAGCTGTACATTGGATTAGGACAGGTCGTATTAGTCCGTGGGTATTATATGCTACAAAAGCAGGCGAGAGCCTAGTAGACAGATTCAACGCAGAACAAATTGAAATGGTTGCAGAATACATTGAACCAAAGCACTGGCAATTTAAAGTAGCACGTCAGGCAGATGACGCCAATTGGATAGAAAAAACATTTGATAACGCAGGGATAGAAATATGAAATTAGTATCTACGGATATTGACATTGACTTAGCAGACAGACAACTGTTACTGAATGTAGTACCTCATACACCTGCTATGATCAAAGACGGCCCAAAGAAACGTAAGCATAATACAGGTGTATATTTTCACGAAGTTCCTGCAGATCCGTTTAATGGATGGTGTACTGTTGACTATAAGGAAGCAGAAGACATTGGATACTTTAAGATGGATATTCTTAATGTAAGTCTGTACAAGGATGTTAAGAGTCCTGCTCATTTAGATGAGCTAGCTAACAAAGAACCTATGTGGGAATTATTAGAACAGCCGGAGATTGTATCTACACTATTTCATTTAAGTAATCATGCAGACATTACTTGTAAAATGAAACCTAAAAGTTTAGAAGAACTTGCTATGTTGCTGGCGATTATACGTCCCGGTAAAAAGCATTTACAGGGCAAATCATGGAACGACATAGCTAAAGACGTTTGGATTAAACCCGAAGATGATACGTACTACTTTAAGAAGAGCCACAGTTTGGGTTATGCTTTGGCTATTATAGTACAACTTAATTTGCTTTGTGAGCAAGCAAATCTAGTCTAATTTTTTAACTAACTGAATTTGACGCCGCTTGATTCGTTTGGTAATTATGTTACTGAGCGATACAGAGTGTCCGTATACTATTTCAAAATCTTTAGCGTTAAAAGTTTTTAACGAGTAGCTAAAGATCTTAAACTTTTCCCCTAGGATGATATTAATGGGTAGCAACCTATTGCTGGCCCACCACCATTCGTCTCCAAATTCTAAAAATTGCTTCTTATGGTCAGGCGAGGTCAGCAGGCTATAGATGTACATACTAGCTATGCCTGCATCATGGTTTTGAATTATACCTACATATTCGTTTCCGCCGTATCTACATAGGCTAAGAAAGGGAAAACGATCTAAAAGTTCTTGATATTCGTGTTTTATGGTCATTATTAACAATAATTGCGCCAAAGTTATTTAGCTCGCACCCAATTGATAAATTTTAGGTAAATACAAGATGATTACTATATTTCAGCATGTACCACGAATTCAGGTTCTGCTAGTGACTTCACACAAGAACTATAATACGCCTATGAACGACAAAAAATTACAAGCAGTCAAGGGGCTTGATAATCCCTTGGAGATTCAAATCCTTAACAGCGATCGTAAGCCAGTTGATCTAACAGGCAAAACAGTTAAGTTTACTATTAGCAGAATTAAAGCTAACAGCATATTTTTTGAAAAAGAAATGACAGCACAAAATGCCGCTAAAGGCATTTACAGCGGGGTAATTACAACAGACGAAATTTACGAAATTCCAGAAGGGCTAGCTCAGCTAGCTTTTTATGTAGAAGACGATGAGACAGGCATAAAAACCCCACTATTAAAGAATATATCTGGAGGATATACTATTGACCTTGACATTATTAACGGTCCTTATGTTATTCCAGAAGTTGATACTTATGACGATTATGGTAGTGTATCTACATTTAACAACTCAGTAGAAGACCTAGGGTCAGTTAGCGATTATGTAGAACACACTGAAACGAATATTTAAGGAAAAAGAATGCCAGTAGACCAAAATAATAAGCGCACAAAACAGTTACGTTTACGACGAGGAACAACTGCCGAACACGAAAATTTTGTAGGCGCATTAGGCGAAGTAACATTTGATACTACAAAGAATACACTTAGAGTACACGACAGCACGTTAGAAGGCGGTCATGTCATTGCTACTGAATCTTTTGTCAGCGGTGTATTTGATGGTGTATTAGATATAATAGAAGGTCAAGTTGGACCACAAGGACCACAAGGACCACAGGGCGAAACTGGACCACAAGGACCGCAAGGCGAAACTGGCCCACAGGGCGAAACTGGCCCACAAGGACCGCAAGGCGAAACTGGCCCTCAGGGTGTATCTATAACACTACAAGGAATGGTAGCAACATCTGCCGACTTACCAGAAACTTCTACATTAAACAATGCCTACATAGCACAAGACACTGGAGATCTTTGGGTTTGGTCAGCCGCAAGCCAATGGGAAAATGCAGGTCATATTGTAGGACCACAAGGATTACAAGGACCACAGGGCGAAACTGGCCCACAAGGACCACAGGGCGAAACTGGCCCACAAGGCGAAACCGGCCCACAAGGCGAAACTGGACCACAGGGCGAAACTGGCCCACAAGGCGATCCAGGACCTGCTCCTTATCAACAAGGTAATCCGTTTGCATGGTCAGGTACTGCCCTTTACAACGCCAACGATGTTGTTTCTTACGGTGGATCTTTTTGGATTCTAAGTGATCCTACTAACTATATACAAAGTCCTACTCCAGATGCTGGCTACGGCTGGACACAGTTTTATCTAACAGGAACAGGCACCGATACAGGTAATTTTAGATTTAATAATAACATTTTATATACTAATGCCGGACAAAGCATTTACATTGACCCTAGCAACGACGAAGGAGATACCGGATTTATCTTTGTGCCTGGGCCAGGCACAGCTGATATAGATCCTGTACAAATTTACAATCAATTGTCAGGCGGTGTACGAATTGGTAGTAGCAATAGTCTTTGGACATTTGGTTCAAGTGGTACATTAACATTACCAAATAACACAACTGTTGGCAACAATCTAGAAGGTACATATTCAAGTACATTCCTTTGTTTACAATATGGTGTCACCGATCAAACCAGCGGATACTTTTCATCTAATAGTATCACACGCCCAATCTTTAATCCTCTTATCTCCACAATATCTGTTGGATGGTTTGTAAGTGGGCCGGGATTAACTGGCGTTAAAGAAATTATAGACATAGTAGAAATGGGCGAGGGGGATCGAGCATTCATAGTAGATCTAACCGATGGATCACTTTGGGCAGATCTCAGCGTTGATATTCCTTACAGATTCTATTCACCAGATTATGCTCTTACACTCAATGGTACTAAATTAACAGTTAATTCAAACGAGTGGAAGTTTAATCAAGCCGGTCATCTAACTGTGCCTGGTGACATTCATGAAAAGGTCGGTAACGATTTAGAAATAGCCGTTCATAATAATCGAAACAACGATGGTACACCCGGTAGCGCAGTTTTATCATTAACAAACAATGATGCCGTTGACTTCCAGACCTATACAACACTTGAAGTAGGCGCTTACGATATTAAACTGAACACTGACTACGAGGGTGTGTTTACTGGTGCTAGACGCACATGGGAATTTAAACGAAACGGTACATTAACATTTCCAGATTTAACAGAACAAACTACCGCTTGGACTGGTTCAGTATCTTCAATAAGTAGCGGACCTACGGCACCCGGTAGTGCTGTTGTGGCTGGCGAAAATGATGTAGATTTTAATTTTAGTGACGGTGTTGGTACAGCAGTTAGTGTTACCAGAGACAGTGAAATTGTTTCATCAAAGCCAGTAGGATTAACACTAGCGTCAAATTATGATGTAAAGATTGTAACAGATTTTACAGATAACAATCGTACCTGGACATTCGAAGGCTCAACAGGAAATGTAGAGTTACCGAGAGGTAGTATTATTGGAGAAACAAGCAATACTACAATTATCACACCTCCTACAGCAACTCCAGACCAAAGCCTAGTTATTCGTCCAACTGCATCTCAGTGGACTATAGAGTCTAGTGGTTTTGTTGTTTACGGTAGTCCTATTACAATTACTTTAACTTTGCAAAACTGGACATACTTTGGAACAGTTAACTATGAAATTACTGGTCCGGGTGTAACCGAGCAATCGCTGGGTCGTCCATTGACTGGTAAATTAATTTATGCAGGAGTTGTGGGCGGGCCCGACGCACAGTCTGTTACCTGGACTATACCTGCTGACAGCGTTATCACTGAGTTTACTTTTACAGTAACTGGAGTTGATGGTACTCAATCTACTAATTATCTAACAGAAAATGATCCGGCGTTGTATTATAACTTCGAATGGAATGCAATGCCTACTGGTTATTCTACTACAGTAACTAACAACGGCATATCTAACACAGAATTCAGTCATATACATTTAGTAGCCGGAGATCCTGCAACAGTTGACCTTTATCTAGGCGATGACGATCAATATGTTAAGATTGAAAAAAATGCTGGCGATGTAGTAATCGGCACTAACGCAAATACTAAAAATTGGAGATTTGACACAGACGGTACTACAACATTCCCTGCTGGTAGCAAGATATCTAACTATCCAGGATACCCAGGTGGTGACAGTTGGTTTGTAACTCCTGCCATCAACGCAGGCGGTGTAGCCAGTGCCGATGGTCAACAGTATATACAGGTAAACAATGGCTATGGTGTAGAAATAGGTACAGGATGGCCTGCAACTTCCCACGCTTGGCATTTTGGCTTAGATGGTAAGTTAACATTGCCAAGCGGAAGCAGTATTCTTGATCTTCAAATCACAGGAGGTCCAACTACTGATAGCTTAATGATATTGGGTGCCGGTGCCACTGTTGCTGAAAATCAAAGAGCGGCTCGTATAGCACTAAACGGTGATGTTGAGGGAGTTGCTATTGGTGCTGGTACTAAAGATTGGCAGTTTACTAATAATGGTAATTTAACAGTTCCTAATAGCGGCATAATTACTACAACTCAAGATGGTTCATTAAGTGTTCGTGCTTATATTGAAAACACTAATCCTAATGATGGTGATATTTTATCAGGCGGACTATTTGTAAACGGACAACAAGTCAGCATTAGTTATACACAATATAGTACAATGCAAGGTGGCCCTTTCCCAGGTAAACAATGGGATTTCAATCCTACTAGCGGTGAAACACAAATCCCTGGCGGTATTAGATTTAAAACAGACAACAGTCTGCAGACCACAGCCTGGACTGGTTCTATATCTTTAAATCAAATAGAAAATTTTAACGTTTCGGCTACTCCTACAGCAGGACAAGTATTAAAGTTTGATGGTACTAACTGGGTCAACGGCGCAGACAACACTGGTGCCGGCGGTAGTGGCATAGCACTAACAGATCTAAGTGTAGGTACTCCTAATGCCGCTAGCGGAAGCGGTGCTATTAGTTATAACAATACCAGCGGGGTATTTAAATACACCCCTCCTGATTTAAGCAGTTATGTAACTTCTAGCTCACTAACAACTACACTAGGTAATTACGCAACCACTAGCTCATTGAGTAACTATGTAACCAGCAGTTCACTGACAACTACATTGGGCGACTATGTTACAAATAATTCATTAACAACTACATTAGGTAATTACGCGACTACTAGTTCGTTAAGCAATTACGTAACTTCTAGCTCACTAACAACTACATTAGGTAATTACGTTACAAGTTCAACTCTGTCAGGATATAATTACATTACTACAGGTAGCCTAAGTGTAACACAGAATAGTCCTGCTACTACAGGTTCTTTAACTTACAGTAACGGTGTCTTTACATTTACACCTACAGCACCTTATACTTTACCAACTGCAACAGGATCAGTGCTAGGCGGTGTTAAGATTGGGCCAGGTATTGCTATCGACGGTAACGGAGTAATCAGTACCACTAACACCACTAACCAAAATACATCTACAACTAGCAACGTAACATTTAACAACGTTACAACAACAGGACAGATTGTAGAAAGTTTCCAAACATACAGTACTTCTATTAGTTCTGGTGCAACAGTAACCCTTAACTGTACTAATGGTAGCCTATGGAATATTACCAGTACAGTAGCAGGTAACTGGACTGCGGCTGTAACTAACCTTGCAATGACCTTGGGGCAAGCAACTAGTGTATCTTTAATTATTAACCAAGGTGCTACTGCTTATTTGCCAACAGCACTTTCAGTTAACGGTACATCAGTAACTATTAACTGGCAGGGCGGATCAGTTCCTACAGGTAACAACAGCAAGAAAGATATTGTATCATTTAGCATATTGCAAACAGGCGCTAGTGCATATCTAGTATTTGGTCAGTTAGTAACATTTGGATAATATATGAGTTTTGGATTAACATCTAGTTTTAGTAGAGGTTTTGTTGCTGGTCAGAGGCCACTGGTAATTAGTTCTGCTAGTCAGTTACCTAACCTAGAAGTCTGGTACGATGCGGCCGGCGGCACTAACTTTAATAAGACTACATCTATTACCAATGGCACATCAATTACATCATGGCAAAACGGTGGCGGCTTAGTAAGCCATGATTGGAACTCAACTGGTGGCAACAGACCTGTGTGGAATAGTAATATTCAAAACGGTCTGGGCGTCGCACGTTTTAATCCAACTGGCGCGACTACACAGTTTTTATCTATTAACCCTATTGCATACTTACAGGCATTGCCAGCCGCCACTATGGTGTTGTTGTTTAGAACATCTACAGTTGCGGCAGGTAGAAGAATTGCAACATCTACAAATACTGGAGGATTCCAATGGGGTCAAAACGGCACACAATGGGTAGGACAATTTTCTGGTGCGTCATTTACTGTGGATAACCATATTGCCGATACTAACTTCCATCACATTGCTCTAACATTTGACGGCGCTCAAACAGGTAACACCAATAGACTAAAAGCACGTTTAGACGGTTCAGATACTCCTATTACTTACACAACAAACGTTAACGCTACTACTAGCGCCGCGGCGTCAACATTTTATGGCGGGCTTGATCAAACTGGTAACAGCGGATATTGGCAAGGCGATATCGGCGAACTAATGATTTGGACTAGAGCACTAACAGTATCTGAATTATTATCAGTTGAAGGTTACCTAACTAACAAGTGGGCAGTATAAACATTGACTTATCTTGGCTAATAGTATAAACTATATACATGAGCCTTGTCCAGTCGACACTACGTCAATTCTTGCCTACACAAAAGGTAAGTTCTAGCGGCTGGTTAAGTTTCAATTGTCCAGTATGCACTCAAAATGGTCAAACTAGGCCAGACACTCGGAAACGTGGCGGGGTCCGTTTTCCGGATTCAGACAGTTTCCAATATAATTGTTTCAATTGCCATTTTACTACAGGTTGGAGTCCTGGTCGAGGATTAAGCAGTAGAGCAAAGTTATTATTCAAATCATTAGGTATGCAAGAAGCAGATGTACAGCGTTTGCAACTTGAATTAATGAGAGAACAAGAACAACAAAACCTACTTGCAGAATACAAACGTAAAGAAGAACGTGTTAAGTTTGTTCCAAATTGGAATGCAGTAAATTTACCAGCCGGAGCAGAACCTCTATTAAAATCAACTAGTCCTTTTGCTGAAGAAGGTAGAAAATATTTGGAGTCTAGAAACATACTAGACTTGACCAATTGGTATTGGAGTGACTTAGAAGCATTTAACATGATGTGTCGAGTTATACTTCCATTAACATATAAAGGACAAGTAGTAGGATATCATGCACGTTGGATAGGAACCCCTCCTACAAAAGAGAATGCCAAGGTAATTAAAGAACAGCCCAGGGATTATGTATTTGGTTACGACTTACAAGAAGAAACTAGAGAATATGTAATTGTAGTAGAAGGTGAATATGATGCATTATCCATAGGTGGTATGGCTATTGGCAGTAACAGCATTTCAGAAAATCAAGCAGACGTCATAAACAGTTTAGGTAAACAGGTTATTGCCGTTGCCGACCGAGACAAAGCAGGATTCAAATTTAGCGGAGATGCTATCAAACATAATTGGGCCATGAGCTTTCCGGAGTGGGACAGTGACATTAAAGACGTTGCTGACGCATGCCAACGTTATGGTAGGTTATTTGTGTTGAGATCTATTCTTGACGCAGTAGAGACAAATCCAGTAAAATTACAAGTATTAGCGAGAACACATTGTGAGTGATACAGTAGAATATTCAGAAGATATACAAAGGTTATTTTTAGAGTTCTTAGCCAGCGATAAAGAACTTGTTGCACGTTGCACAAGTATCTTAGATCCTGCTTTCTTTCATAGAACACTACAACCTACAGCAGAGTTTATTAAGAAGTTTGTAGACGAATACGGTGCAATCCCGTCAGTAGAACAAATACACGCAACCACAGGAGTTCAACTTAAAGGTGTAGGTGTAATTAGCGAAGAACACCAAAAATGGTTCTTAGATGAATTTGAGCAGTTTAGTAAGCACAAGGCTTTAGAAAAAGCTATTCTTAAGTCAGCAGACTTATTAGAAAAGAATGACTACGGTAAAGTAGAAAAGTTAATCAAAGAAGCAATAGAAGTAGGGCTTGCTAAGAGCTTTGGTACAGATTACTTTGCTGACCCAATGGGTCGTTTACAAAATTTAAAAAGTAAAAATGGTGCAACTAGTACAGGCTGGAAAAGCATGGATGAAAAGTTGTATGGCGGTTTTAACAGGGGCGAGCTTAATATTTTTGCTGGCGGATCTGGTGCAGGTAAATCCCTGTTCTTACAAAACTTAGCACTAAACTGGGTGCGACAAGGATTAAACGTTGTTTATGTAAGTTTGGAACTTAGCGAAGGACTATGTAGTATGCGTATGGACAGTATGCTTACTGGAACTAGTACCCGTGAAATTTACAAGCAATTAGAAGACGTTGATCTTAAAGTCCGAATGGCCGGTAAGAAAGCAGGTAAACTACAAATTGTACAGCTACCCAACGGTATTACAGTTAACGACTTAAAAAGCTGGTTAAAAGAGTTTACTATTCAACAAGGTGCCAAAGTAGACTGCGTAGTTATTGACTATTTAGATTTAATGATGCCCGCAGGCCAAAAAATTAGTGTTGCTGACTTGTTTATTAAGGACAAGCTAGTATCCGAAGAATTACGTAATTTTGCTATCCAGGGTAACTATTTCCTAGCAACAGCCTCACAGCTAAACAGATCGGCTGTAGAATCAGTAGAGTTTGATCATAGCCATATTTCAGGCGGTTTAAGTAAGATTCAAACAGCGGATAACGTTATTGGCATCTTTAACAGTATTACTATGCGTGAGCGTGGTAGGGTACAAATTCAGTTCATGAAAACACGTAGTTCAAGTGGGGTAGGACAAAAGGTAGAATTACTGTTTGATGTAAACACACTATTCATTGGCGATTTAAGCGAAGAAGATCAACAAAGCGGGCCAACCCATGCAGACGTGCTATACAACGGGCTAAAACGTCAAAGTATGCAAGGACAAGGTGGGCCCTTACCCGGAGTAGCACTAAAACAAGCTGAAAAGGAGAATTCTAGTATTAGTTCATCTGTAAGCAATTCAGAGGATTTACGCCGGAAATTGCTTAAAAGATAACTAAAGTTGACTACTGAAAAACGATAAATAATCAATATTATTATCGTATTGCGATCAAATGAAACGACAAACAAGATCTATACTTGATGAAATTAGTAATATCATACCGAAAAATGATATTCATTCGGTGGTAGAAAGTAAAGCCACCCAAGTGATCGCCTCAGTAACCAACTTAATCAGCTTAATCGAATCTAGCTATCCTGAACCACAGCGTAGCGAACTACTAAAAAGATTGTTTAATAGCATTAAGACCGGTGATGAGCGCAAGTTCCAACGCGGTATAAGAGCTATTAAGGAATCTAAAAATGAAAATAAATGATTTAGGGCAAGACCCCTTTACAACTGCATTATACGAAGCAGGCATAGCAGATTGGTTTAATGATGCTTCCGGTGATCGAGAATTCAAGGATTATAAAGAAGGTCTGAAAAAGGACTACTTGCGTTGGGCTAATTTAACACAAGGTGTTAAAGGTAAAGAAGCCGAAGAAAACGTACAGCTCATTAAACAGTGGTTATCTACTCAATATGGTTTAGGTGATGCTGATCTCAAAGGCTTAGGCGGAGAAGAAGCACAAGATCAAGCACAAGATCAAGCACAAGATCAAGCACAAGATCAAACAACCCCAGCACCAGTTGATAATAAAACAACCCCAGCGCCTACACCTGCTCCGACTCCTGCTCCGACTCCTGCTCCTAAAGATACTGCACAAGCAGACAAGATTAAAGCTAACGTAGCCGCTAATCAAGCCGCACGTCAAGGCGGCGGTAATAGTATGGACCTAAACAAATGGTACCAAGACTATCAAGCAGAACAAACCCCTGTTGGTAAGATGAATTTAGTTAAAGAACTAGTTAACCGTGTTGCTGATTATGGTCCCAAAGACGTTGATTCTATGAAAGCAATTCTAAAACGCATTCGTAGTGATCAAGCAATTGGTAAGCAAGGTGCTCAGTTCATTGATAGCGCATTAGCTAGAATGGGCCAAGGCAAAGATATGGCCGCTACTCCACAAGGTAACGCTAAACCTCAACAAGCTAAACCAGCACCACAACAACCAGCTGGTCCTACAGCTTCTGCACAATCAGACCAAGGCAAGCCTGGCTTCTTACAAAACAAAATCAAAGGTGGCGTACAACGTACTGGTGCACCTGGCTTTGCAAAACAAACAGTTAACAACAGCGTTATGTATCATGTAAACGCTATTGTAGAAGCACTAGGTTACACAATGGACCAGTTAGGTTATACAGTTCTTAAAGAATCTGCAACAACTTCTACAATCTATAACAGAGCAATGTTAACAGAATCTCAGTTATACCAATTGAATGAATTAGTTCCAACAAGCCCATTACCTCGTCAAGCAGGTACGCTAGGTAATATCGCAGGTGGTCTAGGAGCAATGGTAGGTAAAGCTAAAGGCGCTTGGCAAGGAGCTAAAGATGCATACACAGGTCAAAAAACTCTAGGACAGAATCAAGGTCGTGCTCAACAAGCAGGCAGTGACTTAGGTGCTACTGGTGATCAAGCCGCACAAAATCCTGGTGCCAACACAGCACTAACTGGCGGGCCAGAAGCAGGCATGGGAGCCAAAGGTAAAGCAGGCGGCAATGCCGCAGGCGGCGCAGGTAATCTAGGTGGCGGTGATATATGGGATAAAGTTACTCGTCTAATGTATAATACAGGTAGACTAGAAACTAACCCTAGAAATAACATGGGCAATAAGATGGGTAACTGGATGCTGAAAGGTACCGGCTACGAAATGGATAATACCAAAGGTATGGCTAGAGGTGGTTATAATAACGGTGGTGGAGCACAAGGCCTAGGCGGTGGTGGTAGTCAAGGCGGTGGACAACAAACCACAGCACAAAAAATGGCTAACATGGCCCAAGGTGGTGGACAAGCCGGCGGCAGAGAATTACCATTCCAACAAGGTGGTGGACAAGCAGGCGGTAATACTCCAGCGGAACAGCCAACACAAGGCGGTGGACAAGCAGGTGGTAATACCCCAGCAGAACAACCAACACAGGGTGGTGGACAAGCAGGTGGACAAGCAGGCGGACAAGCAGGCGGACAAGCAGGCGGTAATACTCCAGCAGAACAACCTGGTACAGAAGAAGGCGGTAAAGTTGAAGGAACTCTTGACGCTAACCAATTAGCTAAACTATTACCTGGTATAGATTCTAATTCTATTGCTAAAGGTATTGCTGATGTTAAAGCAGGTAAACAACCTGGTGCAAAACAAAAGCAAGCATTTGGTGATGCTATGGTCGCCCTAATTAAAGCAGATCCTTCTACTACTGCCAAAGTAATGCAAAGTCTAACAAAACTATCATCACAAACCGGCGGTAATGCTCAGGCATATGATGTTAGCGGTAAATCAGGTCCTGATGCAGGTCAAGAAGAACATAACGCAAACTCTGCCGCAATAGATGCAAGACGCAAGGCAGGCTTAATGGCCAGTAGAATTTTTGGATCATATAAAAAGAATGCAGGTTAATAATGAAAATAAATCAACTAGTACCGTCATCATCTAAACCATTGTTTGAATCATATGGATTAACTGATCCCTATTTTGAGTCATGGCAAAAAGACATCCATCCTATGCTGTGCGAAGTAGCAATGGATCCTGCCCAAATTGAAAACTTATTCAAATCTGTAGAAAAAGGTGCAGGCCGTACTGGATTAGGTAAAGGGATAGATGCAGTTAAAGGTGCCGCAAGTAAAATCAGTGATGCTTGGTTTAACAAATTAGGCGGCATGTTACAAAGCAGTGACATTGTACAAGGCTTTGATGCCAAGTGGGAACAAATTAAAACTAGTGTTGCCGCAGAACATCCTGACTTGGCTAAGTCTTTAGCCAAGTATAAACAGTTCGCAGATAACAATCCTAAAACACAAAAATTCTTATTAGCTATTGCGGCGTCAGTTGCGGCCGCGGCAGGTGTAGCACTTGCAGGCGGCATTGGTGCTAGTGCTTTAGCAATTGGTACAGGAACTGGTATTGCCGTTGGTATTATTAATATTGCTGACAGATTGCTCAAAGATGAAAAACTATCTACTGCTGTAGGCCGAGGTGCAACTGCTGGTATCACTGCTGGAGTTACAGCAATCATTGGTCAGCAAGCCGCAAAAATACTAGGCGGGCTGGTACAAGGTATTGTTAAAGCAGTAGCCGGCGATGGCCAAGTATTGAGATATCAATTTATTAATCAATTCGGGGAAAGTATTTCAGCAGTTGGTACTCCTGACGATATTAATATGTTTCAAAAATTAGTAAGAAAAATCGCAAATGCATCAAGTGATGGCGCGGCACAATCAGCCGCTGAAGCACTAGTAAGATTACAACAAAAAATGACTTCTCCTGAATATCTAGAAATGTTAGGTAAGGTAAGAGAAGCCAAAGCACTATTAGGCACAGCTAAAGAAGTTACAAAAGTTGTCGGTTCTTTAGCAACAAGCATTGCAAGCGGCGCGGCAGGCACAGCGGCGGCCGATGCAGGCCAAAAGAAAGAATCAATTCAGCGTAAAGGAACAATGCTTTCTGAGGCGCAATTAAATGAACTATTTGGTATTACAGGTAACAAAGTTGATGCATCTGCACTAATGAAAGCCTGGAAAAAAGCAGGTAGCCCGACTGACAGTAATGCTGTGGCAAAAATATTAGCAGACGGTGGGGTTGACCAAACAGTTATCTCAAATAGTTTTAAAGAAATAGGTGTAGAAGCCCCAACAAATACGGCAGGTGAACCTGAAAAAGTAGAACCTACTATGGACACTCCTACTTCAACTACTACAACACCAACAGATAAAGGAAAGAATATGGCAGAACCAACAACAGATACAACTTCCGGCGGCGGTGATGCTACCGGTGGCGCAGGCGGTGATCAACAAATGCAAGGCAATCTAGATATAACAAGTCTAGGTAAACTAGTACCAAGCATTGGTAAAAATCCAACTCCATTTAAAGCCGCCATGGCCGCAATTAAAGCAAATAAACCACTAACTCCTGTAATGAAGTCTGCTATGGGCAACGCATTCATGGACTTAGTATACATGGACGCATCTACTGTTAGTAAAGTAAGTGCAATGCTTAAAAAGGTTTCAACGCAATGAAAATCAATGAACTTACTCTTGCCGGTAAACGCAAACGTCCAGCTAGAATGAGACCTAAAAGAATGATCCAAAAGGAGTTCTTTGATCAAATCAACGAGGCCAAAGAAGGTAAAAACGTTCACCTAGAACACTTAGAAGACGAAATCATTAACAAAGGTCATGCAGGCATCGATCAAGTTGTTGCTACCCTTAAAGGACTAAGCAACATGCTTGCAGGTCACGTTGATCAAAAGTATAAAATATCTACAAAGTGGGACGGTGCTCCTGCTATCATTTGTGGTACTGATCCTACTGATCGTAAATTTTTTGTTGGAACTAAATCAGTATTTGCTAAAGAGCCAAAGTTAGTTAAGTCTAAAGCTGACGTTAATTCTATGTATGGCGACAAGCCAGAATTGGCCGCTAAACTTTTAACATCATTAACTTACCTAAGTAAGATTGGCATTCAAGGTGTTTTACAAGGCGACTTACTATATGCTGGCAAAGAAGATCTTAAGACGGCAACAATCAACGGCGAAGAATACCTTACGTTTCGCCCTAACACAATTACATACGCGGTACCAGCTAACAGTAATCTAGCACAAAAGATTATGTCATCTAAAATGGGTATTGTATTCCATACTGAATACACTGGCGGTCCTACTCTAGCTGAAATGGAAGCACAATTTGGTTATGATGCCGAACCATTAACGCACAGTACAGAAGTATGGGTTAATGATGCATTAGTTAAAGACTTATCTGGTAGTGCAACAATGACAGCCGAAGAAACAAATGCTATTAATACCGCAATTAAAAATGTGGAAGCAAGTGCCAGCACAATTAAGCTAGAAACATTTGCATGGATTGATCATGACTTGGGCGGCGTCGAGTTTAAAACTGACTTGAAAGCGCACATTAATAGTATGATTAGGACTGCTGGTGCGTTTGAAAGTGACCCTGCCAAGTTTGCAGAAGGTTATGTTAACCGTTATCGTACTAAAATGTTGCAGGCCATTGATATGCTTAAAACTGAAAAAGGTAAAGCAGGTAAGCAAGCAACAATGGAAGAAGACTTAGAATTCTTAAACAGCCATGTCAACGAGCTTAAAGCATTCTATAATTTGTACATGAGAGCAATAACAGCTAAACTATTTCTTGTTAAGAAGTTAGCAGAGATTAAGAGTCTCGACAGCTTCTTAGAAACAGGCCCTGGCGAATACAAAGTAACACCTGAAGAAGGTAAAGTTATTATTGACCATATGGGTAATGCTGTTAAATTAGTTGACCGTTTAGAATTTAGCCGTGCTAACTTTACTATGCCTAAAAATTGGGGTGGCAATGGATCTGCAACTGCTTAACGAACTGCACGAACGTAACATTCCTGGTACATATATGGAAAGCAAGTTCTTTCTAAATCCAGGTAATGCTCATGTTATTGATCAGCGTGATTTATCTCAAATCACGTTTGTTGCCTTAATGGCTCTTTTTGTTTTATATCAGGTTCCTCATACTAGAAACCTTGCGGCAGAATACGCTACTAATACTACTAGATGGGATATGAGCGGAACTTATGCTAGACATAGAATACAAGCCACAGATCTGTACATAAGTTTACAAGCATTACATGATTACGAGCATAGTCAAATAGCAGGACAACTTAAAAAAGCCGACGACATAAACAGAGTACAAGTTAGCACTCAAAAAATTAGTAAAACTAAGCAACCCGTAAAGCGTTATTTGCTAGATATAGCATATTATCAGCTAAACTTAGAACCAGTAAGATTTTTCTTTAATTTAGAAGCAAATTTATATATCGTCGATCCTACCCTTAAAAACTTACGTAGACAAGTTAATAGCTGGCCTACGCTAAACAAAGGGGAAAAAATATATACTATCACACGTATTGCAACGTGGTTAAAGCGTCATGCACCCAAATATGACCTTAATTCACTACTACAAAGAGCTATTTTAGCCCGCAATATTGATGTAAAATAAGCATCAAAATTACCTTCAGTGATAAATAATATTAACAACCTTATAAGGTTTACAATTTTTAGGAGTCATATATTATGGCAACAGTAACTCGTGTAAATGGTTCAGCTGGTTCTATCGAAGCAGTGGGCCGCGACCTACAATTCTTCACAATCGGTCAATCCGATATTACAGCCGCTGAATTAGAAGCAATTCTAAACGCTATCACAATGCTAGGTTTCAGCGTTGAAGTAGTTGGTGCAGTAACATTCGGTACTAGCGATACAGTAAACGTTATCCTAAGCGGTAACAGCAAGCTAGCCGCTAGCGATCTACAAACAGCCGCCGCGGCCGCAGTAGCTGGTACAACTGTAGTTGACCTAGCATTCTAATTTAACCCATTAGAATACAAAACATACCCTGCTCTGGCAGGGTATTTTTTTGACTAAATACACGTATATAATTATGAGGTACATATGATTACACCAAAAGGAACTGCTCGTGGCGCTGAGAATCTCGGCGGAGACATGGACTTCTTTACTGCATATACTTTAGTAGATATTACAGATACAGGAGTCAGTGATCCTGCACCGTCCAAAGGTTACAACCAAGCACAGAATTTAAACGCAATGATACAGATGATAGGATTAAGAACTCAGCCTGTAATGATTAGTGTTGACCGTATAGAAAATGATAGTTTAGCAGACTATGATTTTGGTAGTAATTTTTCAGGAACTGCTGATATCTGGATGTTAAAATTTGCAACAGAAAGAAGCGGATATACTACTGAAAGCACATTAATATCAGATTCAAATGGACTGCCTGTAGCTACAGGATTAGATGAAACAGTAACTATATCTCCGGCAGTATTAAACAGCACTAGTGCTACTGCTAAGAACATTTATTTTGTACAACATACTACATTATAAAATAAATAAAGCATACACAGACTATTTGGCAAACTATCCACATTAAACTCTGGCTCAAAAAAGACACCCGTCGAAATCGAATAACGATAAGGACCATATCACATGAGTGAACTAGAAAAACAAAATCTTGAAGCGCACGTTGATTTATGCGCCGAGAGATATAAACGATTAGAAGAAAAATTTATCAATTTAGATCTACGTTTGGACAGTCTTAAAAGCGATGTTGCTGTATTAGAAACCTCCATGGATTCTAAGCACAAAGAGCTGGTACAGATTATCCAAGAAGCACAATCTGGTAAATTTAAAGTTTTAGTTGCAACTTCAGGCACAGTTATTGCGGCTATCCTTTCAGTATTAGGATACCTTATAGCAAATATCAAGCATTAATATGAGATTATCTGACCTATTAGAAACCAAAGAAAAGTTTTCTATAGATAAGAAAAAAGAATTCCTCGCCGATGACGAACCATTAGAAATCGAAGTCGACGAGGATCATCTTGACGAACAAACTCGTATAGCTTGGGCACGTAAAGGTCGTAAGTTAGTAAGAAAAATTCGTTGTGGATCGGGTAGACGCAAGGGTAGAATAGTAAGTAAAGCAAGCCAATGCGGCAAGGCAATTAATTTAAAGCGTCGATTTATGATGCGTAGATTGTTAAGACGCAAAGGCGCCGCAATGCGTAGGAAAGCTCTACGCACAAAAAGATTTAACTCAGTAAGTAGACGTTTAAGAGTATTAAACAAAAGAAAGAAACACTAATGCGTATTATTGATTTAGGCTCAGTATCTGTAATTGTTAGTAACGAAGAATTTAAATTGTACGAATACATTAAGAAAAAACAACCATGGCCAAAAAAAGCAGATGTTAGTATGAGAGAAAGAACACAAATGTTAGTTAAGCAATTAGTGGCTAAAGGCTTAATTAAAAGATATAGAGAAGACGGATTCACATTTTATAAAGCTGTGGAGAATAAAAGTGATTGACCAAAATGAAATCAACGCCATGAAAAAAGTCATGGCTGGTTTAGGTAAAGTAGAAGCTCAAAGTTTAGGAACCTATGTTAAACAAGAACTAGGTCAAGTTGACGGCCAGCCAGTTACAGAAGGCCGTAAATTTACAGATCCTAATGTAGGAGCAATGCACGATATTTTATCTAAGCTAAACAATGTAGCAACATCAACAAAAAGAACAATCACAGAGCAATCTAAATCTAATACTAGACTTCGTCAATTTACAGAAATGGAACAAGAGGGTACTAGTGTTAAGATTAACAAATATGAGATAACCATTAGAGAAGAACAATTTGGTGCTACAACTAAAAACGTATACGATCTTAAAAATACAGTAACAGGGCAAACACTTTACGAAGGACTTGCCCTGTTTGAATCTGTAATGACCATAACAAAACATTTATTAAAAAACGAAACTACTAGTTTCTTAGCCTGCGATCGTATAGCGGGGTTGGACGGCGATTATGCAAGATACTTAAATGAAGCTAGCATATACAAATCTAAAATAAAAAAGGGCGGTTCAGCAGAGTTGCTCGACATATACGAGAGTAAGTATTCACGTGCTATAGCAGAAGCTAAGAGCACTAAAACTCATATATTAAAAGGCTAACTTAGCTAAATAATACTATAATTGGAAGATTACTATGAAAATTACAGATTTTTCCGTAAGACCGCAACAAAAACTAAGCGAGATTAACGGCTATCTCAAAGAAAACTTTGGCTATACGCTAAAGAGCGATAACGTTAATGCACAGAAGTTGCATTCTATCTTAGAACAGATCAAGAAGAAACAATGGAACCTTAGCTGTGAAGTTAAGAACTATCAAAATGATCCTCGCTATGTAAAGAGTGTACTAATTGCAGAAAGCATTAAGATTATGCTAGCTGAAATTGGTCCTGTTCGTAGCAACCCTAAGGCTAGAGTTAACAAAGCTTCAGTTAATGAAAGCGTTCAACAACTACGTGTTCTATTAGAACAAGACTTAGATCAAGCAGAAACACAACTTGCGGCCAAGAGCATGGTCAGCGATCTTCAAGATATGACCGAAGATATTGCTAAGATGCAAGTTGAAACTTTAATGAGCTTAGTTGAGCGCATGAAGGAAGTTTTTGGACTTGAGCAGGCAACACAATTCAATACTACAGTTGAAGGTGTACTACAGGGCGTATTAGACAACCTTAAAGATGCACATACTCAAGTATCAAATGCTATTCTAACACTAACAGGCGAAGCACCTGCAGAAGCACCAATGGGTGGCGAAGCACCTGCAGAAGCACCAATGGGTGGCGAAGTTCCTCCTGAAGAAGGTATGGGCGGAGCAGAAGCCGCAAGCGGTCCTGCTGGCGAGCCAGTTGGCCGAGAGATCAAATGAAGTTATTTGAGCTAAAAAGTAACTACGTTGACGAACTTAAATCCACAGCACTAAACATAGTATATACTGCTAGTGCTAGTGGTGCTACTAAAATGTCAATGCACGATATGATAGCCGACCTGAGTAAGGAAGGCTATTATGTCACTGCTAAAGATTTAATTGATGTTTTAGGCGGCACACCTAGTATCAAAAATATTAGCGCAAAAGAATTAGAATTAGATACTGGCATTAATCCTAATGCAGAAGAAGAATTAGGAATGCCAAATACTGACAAAGCAGAAGCAGATGCACAAAAAGTATCTAATATGGCTTCTGATCAAGCACTAAAAAATATCACCAAATAACTTGACAGCCTATATAACATTCTGTTACTATAGTGTATGTCTATTCTTATTACCAATCCATTTAACTATCAACCTTTAAACCGTGTATCTGAAAATGGTACGCGGTTTTATGTTGATCCAAATAATAAAAAGCTACCTAGTGTAACTACCATTCTAGATAAAACCAAGGATAAAACGTTCCTTAACGAATGGAAAAAACGTGTAGGAGAATCCGAAGCAAAACGTATTAGTACGGAAGCCGCAGGACTTGGTACTCTAGTACACACACATTTAGAAAAATATGTACTTGGAGAATCTCGTCCTAGCGGAAATAACGTAGTTCATCAAATGGCTAAGTCAATGAGTGATGTGGTAATTAATCAAGGACTTAGTAAAGTATCAGAAGTATGGGGCTCTGAAGTGGCATTATACTATCCTGACCTTTATGCTGGCACTAGTGACTTGGTAGGCATTTACCAAGGAGAACCGGCAATTATTGACTTCAAAAACACCTCAAAACCTAAGAAAGAGGAGTGGATCGAAGACTATTTCCTCCAGTGTTGTGCGTATGCACTCGCACACAATACAGTTTATAATACAGACATTAAAAGAGCCGTTATTTTTATGGTGGCTCGAGATAACACTTATCAGGAGTTTGATCTACAGGGTGCTAAGTTTGATATGATGTGTGAAAAATGGGGTGATCGAGTAGCACAGTACTACAAACTAAACTAAATATAGCATTAGGAGTTAGATTACATGACAACAGAATCGTTTATTTCGCGAATTCAGGTACGTCGTGGTTTGCTAGAGGATTTACCTTTATTAGAACCCGGCGAACTTGCATACGCAGTTGACCAAAGACGCTTGTTTATTGGTAACCCACAGCAGACATTTACAGGTAACGGTGAAACAGCAAACTTCACTATCAATCAGAGTCTAGTACGTACAAGTACAGTCTTTTTCTCGTTAATAGATGGTGTATTGCAAATTCCGCAATACTCATATCTACCTGACAGAACTGTTATTAGTTTTACTAACCCACCACCAGATGGTTCTGTTGTAACTATTGGATACAATAGTGAAATTCGTTTGTACGACGGATTCCAAGGCACAGACCTCATTTACTTAGAAGCTAACAAAACTAATTGGACCTCTACTGTAGTTGCATTAGAAGTAGACTATGCAAACACAGGGGTATTTGAATATAGTATTAAATCTAGCCAAGGCATGGTTGTTGGTGATTTGAAATTTATCACTGACGGTGTTATACTAGACTATAATGACACGACACAAAACACTAGTTCTATAGAACCTGTTAAGTTAAGATTACAATTAATTAACAACGGTCAGTTTGTAGAATTGCAATACATCAATGCCAGTGCAGAAAACGCAAGACTATATTATAGTACAAGAGTGTGGAAAACAGTATAACCAACGTATGGGCGTCCGGCCCAATTACCAGATTTCGAGTTTGGAAAAATTTAAGGTCTGGTTTAGAGAACTCGTCTTTCGATAAGGCATTTAATGATGCCTACAAATGGTGGACTTCTGCTCCGACTATTAGACGTACATTTGATCCTTGGAAACCAGATCAATGGCCAAACCCCTGGGAACTATTATATAAGGACGACTTTTGTCCTAATTCAGTATCTTTGGGCATTTGGTATGTACTCAAATTAACCAACCAAGATCTATCTAGACTTAAACTATGCGTAGTAAGCGATAGAGAACAAAAACATAATTGTTTGGGTTTGGTACTAGACAACAAGGAAGTTTACCTGTATAATAAAAAACTGAGTATTAAATCTCCTATGGTGGAGATATTAAATACGTTCTCTATAGAAGAAATAGAAGCTAACATATAAAATAGTTTTTATTCAGATAGAGAGCGAGAGTAAATAGAACACTTAAGAGAGTTGTGGTTCGAGAAAGATAATAAAATGAGCAGAAATATCCAAGTACAAAAACGAGACGGGCGCAAAGAAGAATTAAACATTAATAAAATTCATAAAATGGTAGAAGAAGCTTGCCTAGGACTAGCAGGCGTTAACGTAAGTCAAATTGAAATGAATGCAGACTTACAATTCATAGATGGCATTTCAACATCAGACATCCAAGAAATCTTAATTCGTTCAGCTAATGATCTAATTAGCTTAGAACACCCAAACTATCAATACGTTGCGGCACGTCTATTGTTATTTGGATTACGTAAAGAAGTATTTGGACAATTCCAACCACTACACATCTTAGACTTAGTAAAGCGTAACATTGATAAAGGTATCTATGATCCCGAGCTAGTTACTTACTATTCTGATGACGAGTGGAATCAGATTAACGATATTGTCAATCACGATCGTGACTTTAACTTTACCTATGCTGGCATTCGCCAAGTTGTAGACAAGTACCTGGTGCAAGATCGTTCAACCGGTAAGGTATTCGAAACACCACAATACATGTACATGCTAATTTCCGCAGTACTATTTTCTCGTTATCCTAAGGAGACGAGAATGTCTTATGTTAAGAGGTACTATGATGCAGTCAGCCAATATAAGATTAATATTCCTACTCCTGTCATGGCTGGTGTACGTACTCCTATGCGGCAGTTTGCTAGTTGTGTTTTGGTTGATGTGGATGATACCCTTGATAGTATTTTCACTAGCGATATGGCCATTGGTAAGTATGTGGCCCAACGAGCAGGCATCGGCATTAATGCAGGGCGCATCAGAGGAATCAATTCAAAGATCAGAGGAGGCGAAGTAGCACACACTGGTGTAGTACCATTCCTTAAGAAGTTTGAATCCACTGTTCGTTGCTGTACACAAAATGGAGTCCGCGGCGGCTCGGCAACAGTTCACTTCCCAGTGTGGCACAAAGAGATCGAAGACATCCTAGTTCTTAAAAATAACAAAGGCACAGAAGACAACCGTGTACGCAAATTAGATTACAGCATCCAACTAAGCAAATTATTTTATGAACGTGCGTTAAGTGGTGGCAATATTACATTATTCAGTCCACACGATGTTCCTGGATTATATGAAGCATTTGGCGATAACGAATCATTTGACGCATTATATGTCAAATATGAAAATGATAATAAGATTCCTAAGAAGTCTATTTCAGCAATGGGGTTGATTCAAGACTTACTAAAGGAACGTGCAGAAACAGGTCGTGTTTACATCATGAACATTGATCATGCCAACAGTCATAGTAGTTTCTTAGATGCAGTTAAAATGAGTAACCTCTGCCAAGAGATTACACTACCAACAGATCCTTTACAACACATCGACGGCAAAGGCGAAATTGCACTATGTATTCTAAGTGCTATCAACGTAGGTACACTACGTAACCTAGATGAACTAACAAACTTATGTGATCTAGCTGTACGTGGTCTAGAAGAAATCATTGACTATCAGCGTTACCCAGTTATAGCCGCTGAGATTAGTACTAAAGCTCGTCGTAGCTTAGGTATTGGCTACATTGGCCTAGCACACTATCTAGCACGTAACAAAGTATTCTATGATGATGTAGAAGCCGCACGTTTAGTAAACCGTCTAACAGAAGCTTTCCAATATAACTTATTAAAAGCAAGTAACCAGTTAGCCAAGGAAAGAGGCGCATGTGAGTATTTCGATCGTACCAAATATTCACAAGGAATTCTGCCCATTGACACTTACAAGCGTGATATCGATGAATTCTTAGGTACAGAGTTGCAGTATGACTGGGAAAGTCTACGTGCTGAAATTAAAGAGCACGGCCTACGTCATAGCACACTATCTGCACAGATGCCTAGCGAATCTAGCTCTGTTGCCAGCAACGAAACTAATGGTATCGAACCTCCACGTGACTTGTTATCAGTTAAGAAGTCAAAGAAAGGTACATTAAAACAAATCGTCCCGTCATATCAAAGTCTAAAAAACTACTATACTTTACTTTGGGATATGAAGGGCAACGAAGGATATGTTCGTATTGTAGCGGCCATGCAAAAATACTTTGATCAAGCCATTAGCGGAAATTGGAGTTATAATCCCTTACAGTTTGCCAATAACGAAGTACCTCTAAGCGTAATGTTAAAAGATCTACTGACTACATACAAGTACGGATGGAAGACCAGTTATTATCAAAATACCTACGACATGAAGAGTGACGACGAAAGTCCACTACCCATATTAACAGAACAACCAGTAAAACAAGAAGAACAAGGCGAAGAAGTTTGCGACGCTTGCACCATTTAAGGAACATATATGACCGTTTTTAATAGAGACAAAGTTGACTTTACAAAAGAGCCTATGTTCTTTGGTGCTCAACAAAATACACAACGTTTTGATGTGTTTAAGTATCCTGTGTTTGATAAACTTACACAAGCACAATTAGGTTACTTTTGGCGACCAGAAGAAGTTAGCCTTCAAAAGGATCGCGCAGACTATCAACAATTCCGCCCAGAGCAAAAATTCATCTTTACTAGTAACCTAAAGTATCAAACTCTATTAGACTCGGTACAAGGCCGCGGAGTACTTGCGGCCTTTGGCCCTTATTGTAGTTTACCTGAATTAGAAAGTTGCATGAACGCATGGCAGTTCTTTGAAAATATTCATAGTCGTTCATATACACACATCATTAAGAATGTTTATAGTAATCCGACAGAAGTATTTGATACTATTCTTGATGATGAACAAATTATTGCTCGTGCAAAGAGCGTAACAGTAGCATACGATGATTTTATTGATTATGCTAATCGTTATACAGTCACCGGCGAAGGAGACACGCGAACTCTAAAAAAGAAGTTATACATGGCCATGATTAGCGTGAACGCCCTTGAAGGGATTCGTTTCTTCGTTAGTTTCGCCTGTTCCTTCGCATTCGGTGAACTAAAGCTAATGGAAGGTTCTGCAAAGATCATTAGTTTAATTGCACGTGACGAAAGTCAACACCTTGCTATCAGTCAGCATATTATCAAGAACTGGCAGAAAGGTGACGATCCTGAAATGAGTAGTATCATTGAGGAATGCAAGGATGATGTTATCGAAGTTTACAAAAAAGTAGTCCAGGAAGAAAAAGAATGGGCCAACTATTTGTTTAAGGATGGTAGTATCATAGGTTTAAATGAACGTCTACTACATGAGTACGTAGAATACATTGCTAACAAAAGAGTACGAGCCATTGGCTTAGATAACTTGTTTACACGCCATGCAGAAAATCCACTGCCATGGACACAGCATTGGTTATCAAGCAAAGGCCTACAAGTAGCACCACAAGAGACAGAAGTAGAGAGTTACGTAGTGGGTGGTATTAAACAAGACGTTAACTTAAATGACTTCTCAGGATTTAAACTATAAGAGGGTATCATGGTTATAGTTGACAAAGTAGAAATTTATACAAAGGCCGGTTGCCAATATTGCGAGACAGCTAAGAAAGTTGTTAATCGAAGAGAATGGCCTTTAGAAGTTAAATCGATTGACGAAGAAACTTATATGACAGAAATTACAGATCGTTTAGGCCATACACCTCGTTCTGTACCACAGATCTTTATTAACGGCGAACACATTGGCGGTTACCAAAAGATGGTAGAGTGGATTGGCAAGAACATAGACTAAACAACAAAACGGAGACACACAATGTTATTAAAAGTACCTTACCGACCAGGTGATGTAGTTACTATTAAGTTATCTACAGGCGAAGAAGTTATCGGTAAATACGATGCAGATGAAAATGATGGTATTAGTATTTCTAAGCCGTTAGTACTAACAGCAGGCCCGCAAGGCGGCATAGCACTAACTCCTTATATGTTTACTGCTGACAGTTCTGCGGTTATCTTTAAAAACCATCATGTAATTTGTGTAGCGGCTTCATTAAAGCAAGCAAGCGATCAATACTTCCAGGCAACAACAGGAATCCAAACTGTTGCGGCAGGAGCGATTCAAGGGGTATAAATGCCATACGTAACAGGCACAGGTGGAATTGACGATGTTTACCATAGTGGTAATGTTTACGTTAACAACGTATTAGTTGCTACATGGCAACCACCTGGCCAAAGTGCTAGCTTCGCAGGATCAACACCTGATGGTCCGGTTACTATTGATGCCGCCACAGCTTCTGCTAATCAAGCAAAGTACGATTCTTATGCACAGAATCCTAACGCATCAAAAAACCCTGCCGCGGCCTCCAACGGTGTAAAAGAAAACTATCCCGGTACTCCTGAATCAGAGGAGACTGGCGGTAGTATTCCTCCTAACACTAACGCTAGCGCCAGCGATGTTAAGTCTTTCTTAGACAAGATATATGAAGAAGCTAAACGAGGCATGTGGCGAGAGTCTGGACAGAATGGCAAACCAAGTAATCCTAATATTGTAGGTATTTGGCGAGACCTGGGATATCCTACCACTGCATACTGGTCAACAGACCAAACACCTTGGTGTATGGGATTTGTTAACTTTGCACTAAAGCGTAGCGGATATCGTTATGTACAAGAAGCAAGCTCATGGGCTATTAGAAATAAACCATCTAGATGGAATGCAACACCTGTAGCAGTTAACCAAGCACAACCAGGTGATATTGTTCTTTGGGATTTTGGACACGTAAACTTTGTTTATCAAGCTAACAATGGCAAGTTAAGTTTTATAGGCGGCAACCAAACGCCTACAGCAGGCAAAAACAATAATCCAAACGACGGTGATGTTTCGATCAGTTGGCCAAGTGGTTGGACTTCCAATCGTGGCGGCGTTTCTGGCATCTGGCGGCCGTCCAAAACTTAAAATAACTATTGACAAATTTGATCTCCTATGCTAAAATACTAGTATAGGAGATTTTCTTTATGTTCCTCAAATTTCTAGATAAGGTAGGTCGCAAACGTGTTATCCTTGATAGAGAATCAAATGAACCATATCTTGAACGATACTATTTGTTCCTTAAAGACAGAAAGCTATTTCCCTTTAATATCTTTTTACACAAGTTTCTTAAGTCAGATCCCGATGACGTGCATGATCATCCATGGCCTTATGCTACTTTGATTCTCAAAGGTGGCTACTATGAATGGGTTCCAGAATTTAACAGCCTCGGTGAAAAGATTGGCGAGATCCGTTATTGGCGTAGACCCGGTCACTTTCGTACTTGTAGTGCTAACAGCTATCATCGTATTGAGCTTGACCCTAATATAACAGCATGGACATTGTTTATGCCCGGGCCACAAAAACGAGAATGGGGATTTTTAGTTAATAATAAATGGATTCATAACGACAAATATATAGAAATGCGTAAACAACATAAAGGAGCAACTTGATGCGTAATCACTACTGGACTTGTTCTAAATTTGCAGACTGGCTTCGTGGTACTGCAAAATTACAAGCAGGTACATCCGAAGAATGGGATGAATGGACTAATACTGCAAAAATGAAACACAACTTCCGCTATTGGTTAGCAGAAGACGGCCTAGACTACCTTCAACGAATAGTCTATTACATCCCTGACAAACTAAATGATATCCGTTATTATATTAACAATCGCTGGGTTAGTCGCTCTCATAGTCTTACCGCTCATCCCCGGGATATTAAGCCTGGCCAGTGGCAAGACGTGGGGAACCGCTTTCTGCCTTGCTTATTCAATGAGCTGGTTGATTTTGTTGAAATAGAACAAGCCTGGCATCACTGTCTATGGAGTGATGAAATGAAAACCAAATACAATGTACCTTGGTACCGTAGTGGTTGGCTACGCTGGCGTACTTGGCGTTGTCCAGAAGCTGGACTTGAATATCTGCGTTGGGCAATGACTTTGACTAACGAAGAATTTCTTGACGAAGATAAGAAGCATCTAGCCGAACCAACTTATCAAGCTAAAGCCGCTAAAGAAATTGTTGAGCTTTACACTTGGTGGACCGAGACATATCGTAATCGTCCAGACCCATACGAAGCCAGCGGTTGGTCAGCCTACTGCGAAGCTAGCCGTATTGCCAATGGCGGCCGCCTAGGCTGGAGTAGTAGTAAAGATACTCCCGAACTTAAAAAGATGTGCAATACTGCACATAAGCTTCTACAAAAGATTGAAAAAGAGTATGCTAAAGAAGATGAAGCCATGATGATTCGTCTTATTAAAATTCGTGAAAGTCTTTGGACATGACCACCAGTAGATATCATACCAATGATCGTCGTGAGGAATATTGCTTAAGAGTATTACAACAATTTTTAGAAAGATGCCGCGGACATATTACTGATATTTCTAAAAAAGAAATGTACAAGTCTAACCCTTACCAACTTCATCCTCTAAACGATACATACTCTGCTTATATAGAATCTCAACGCATACCGTGGGTAAAAATGGAATGCGATTTTATAGAAATAGGAAGAGAACTAGCTCATTACTATGAATTTCTTGATATAATGCGTGATCATGAAACACGTCATTTAATTGACCAAGCTAGATTTATTAATAGACTTAAAGGAAAAACAAATGAATTCTAAATGCTCTACATGTAATAGCAATATTATCGTAACATGTGACTGGAACCAAGGACGATGCCCACATCGTCCTGCAATGTTAACAGATTATCACTTTAGATTTTATAATTTAGCCAAATGGATTAAAGGTCTGTTCGCTAAGTAATAGCATGTGGGAAAAGACAGTAGACTCAGACATAGCCAACTTTCATATGAACGGTTTTCGTCGCCGTTTCAATGCCAACGCATATTATAGTCCTAGTGTAGATCGTTTTTTTGCTGTAGATACTTTTGATCCGTATACGGCTTTAGAAGTAGCGCAGATTCTTAGCAGTAAAATGCCCGGAATAAGTGTTTGTATCCTACAAGCAACAGATGCAACAATGGATAATACTAATTGTATAAACTACACTATAGAAGAAAAAAATCTAACAGTAGGGCCTGCAAATATATTATATGGTAGACAAACTCCTACATTAGCTAAAATACCAAAAGGTATGAACATAGTTAAACCTGTTAGTACGCAACATGTAGACTTTAATAATAACGAACGTTATCAACAATTTTTAAAGTTTCATGAATATGCTAAGTTTACAATACAATGCTGGCATGCAATTAAATTAACCGATGCGTTACAAAACATTTTGCCAACCGAAACTTACGCAGATGATTTATTAGATGTTCCTGAAGGCATGAGTGTACCTCCTGACAGTACTAACGGATACCTAACTATCAGCGTTAAAAAATATGCTAAACGCATATTGTATACTAGCAATAGTCCAGAAGAAGCACTAGACAGAATAAAACAGATATGGATAGAAAACGACACTGGCGCTATTATTCCTTATCGTAAAACTTTTTATGCTTTACTAGAGCTTCCAGAACCTCCAGAATTTACAGATAAGATTCGCATAGATAGACTAACAATAGGATCATTATGATTTATAATGTCAATAGACCTAAGTTAGAGTTATCTGACAAACTTTATTTTAGTAATATTGCCTTTAACATTTATCAAAATGACTATTGGCAAGATGTATATAGTAAAACAAGCCCAGGCGGCAAATTTGCTATTAACATAGCTCGCAGGCTAAATCCTAATAGATATGTAACAAGAGATTCTAGTATATGGACTAATCCGTGGCCGCAACCTATCATACCTAAATATAAAATGATAGCCTATGATTCTAACTTTAGATTAGATTTTGCAGAGGTCAGTAATTTAGTTGCTTTAAAGTATAAAGGTAGAATTAACCAAGGCGAACGTTTTGCTGTAATGTACAGTGGCGGTTTAGATAGCACTACTATTATGACTGCTTTAATTAAAAATCTTACTCAAGAAGAATTAAAAAATGTAGCGGTATGTACTAGTATTACAGGCATAATGGAGAATCCTGTCTTTTACGATAAGTTCATTAAGAATAAGTTTAAGATTATAGATTCGATGACCTACAAATACGATACCGTTATGGCCATGGGATATAATCCAATTACTGCCGACGATGGCGATTGTATTTTTGGTACTGTATTTGGTATAGGACTTTATTATAACTGGGAAAAGTTTGCTAAGAATTTAAGTTCAGATAGTAGAATACACATTAGTAACTTAATAAGCAAACACAACGATCCTGATGTCCACTATACAGAATTCAAAGATTTATTGATAGCTTATTTGGCATTGCCAGCTAAACAAGTCTGGCCACAAGCACCTATACCAGTAGAGCCAGACTTTGGAAAAGTGTTATTTGAAAAATTTCATCTTAATGCTCAAACAGCGTCGGTACCTGTTAACAGTCTACATGATTTCTTTTGGTGGTTGATTTTTAATGTAAAGATGTTAAACTGTGGAGTAAGAGGAGCATTGTATTTTAACGATAGTGTAAATCCTGAAACTGCTATCCATAAGATAGAGAACTGGTACTTAGACCCTCTATACCAGAAATGGTCAATGGCGAATAACAATAATGGTCAAAAGATACTGGGTGGTGCGGCAACATATAAACTAGCCGCAAGAGAATACATATATAGCTTAGATAATAATGATTGGTATAAGACATTTAAATTAAAGCTCGAAAGTATGGCTCTAGCAGTAGTAAGGCAAGATTTATCAGGACTTGATCCTAATCATATACCTAATGCACGATTTGGCATTACAGAGAACTATGATTTGTTAAGCATCAACGATAGTGATGTAAAAGACTATATACAATATCATTTAGACAATTTTAAGATAGACTGGATTTAACATGCCATTACCAAATGTAAAACAGTTACCAAACGGTAAAGATGTAAACGGCAAAGAATACAAAGTATTCAGTAGCGACCATGCCGCGGCGCACGACAGCCTTATGAGTTCGTATTTTAAAGCATTTGCATATCTTTTAGACAGGGGATGGGCCATCAGTACAGTATATGCAGTTAAGAATGAATATCGAGGTATCTGGGTAGAAGATGACAACGGCAAATGTATAGCAGGTGTAGTGTGGGAATGGTTGTCATCTATTAAACAAGGATTCATCATCTTAATCTTTACAGATGAGGAATATAGAGGAAAGCATTTATATTCTATTGTACAAGAAGCATTTGAAAATGAAACTATCCGTCTAGGCGGCACTAGTATAGCAAGTACAGCTCACGTGGATAATGCTCCTCGATTAAAAGCAGGAGTTAGAGACGGCATGTTACCACAGTTCCATAGACTTTACAAAGACCTTACTCCTAAAATACAAGCTCAAACAAAAAACCAAACCAAATAATTTGGTAAATATTAGTCTATGTATGAATACATAAAAATAATGTATTCTGACTGGATTTCATCGCATCAGAATAATTTGCCTTCATCCCTTGATGAGTTTTGCAAGGCTGTTTCTGTTTTGCTTGCTAGGACAGAAGATGAAATACGGGAACATTGCATAAAACAAGGATGGTTCAAATGACAGCAGTATTAGTTATTGGAGTCTTAGTATTTGGTATTGTATGGTACATAGACTATAAAAATATAATGAAATAATGATAGTATACATTCACGGTGCAAATGCAACGGCTGGTAGTTTCACACACATAAGACAATACGTAAGAGATTATTTCGACGAGCCAGACGTAATGTTAGAATACAAAAGTGAAGATGGCTTTGATAACAATTTAAAAGAAATGAAGGGCCGGCTAGATGATGCTGACCGTTTATTTTTTATCAGTCATAGCCTGGGCGGGATCTACGCTCTACATCTAGCCAATTATTATAACGAAACTACTGTTGGCGGTGTAAGTCTAAGCACACCATACGGAGGTAGCGCAGAAGCAGATTTCGCTCGTTACTTTTTACCGTTCAACAGGTTAATGAAAGATGTTGGCACAATGAGTCAACCAATGGTTACCGCTAAAAAATTACCCGCACCACCAAATTGGACACAAGTGGTTACTACAGTTGGCCAAAGTCCCTGGATAGTAGAAAAAAATGACGGGGTAGTAACATTAGAAAGTATGCGTTATAGAAAAGACTTTGAATTGGTAGAAATGCCGCTTAACCATTATGAAGTTGTTATAAGCGATCAAATAGTTGAATTAATATTGGATCGGATTAAACGTGCATTCTAATAGGTTGACAACACCTGTAAATAAATATATAATACGAACACAAAGGAGACAGTCATGCCTAGTCCACGTAGAGTAAGTCAAATCCTAAAAGGTAAAAAACCACCTAAGCCAAAAACTGTAAAGCAAATGGCCAAACGAGTTGTCCGTAGAAAGAGTAAATAATCATGGCATACAGAGCAAAAACTAAAACTCAAGCCGCAGTTCGTAGACAACTACGTAAGCGTAAATAATAAGAACAGCGTAAACTGTTATTAAGAAAAGTGTTCTGGACGCCGGTTCGACTCCGGCCAGGTCCACCATAAGGGGAACTATGAATACTGCTCTAGTTTGGGTTTTGTCGATTACTGTTTTAGGACCTGTTCCTGAACATAAAATATACGCCAAATATAAAACCAAACAAGAGTGTGAGCAAGCGTTAGAGCAATCTAAAGCAGAGTACAAGTTGCAGAAAAAGAATGTGTCTGCAACTTGTACTGTAACAATGAAATAGTATCCTTATGATGGGCCTGCACTTGGTTTCGACAGGGCAAAGAGTAAGAATAATGGCGCTCGGGAATGTGAAACCCGTAGGATTGGGGTAACCCGGTCGAAGAAGCAAAAACGTAACTGCAAACGACGAACAGTTCGCATTAGCGGCCTAAACTCCGCTTAGGGTAGGAAATACCTCGTAACAGAAACAACCAATGCCCGCTTCGGCGGGCATTTTTTTGGTTAATTTGTTCAAAAAACTGTTATTTTTCAATGGTTACTATTGTATAAATGTGGTTACGTACTATATACTATGTATTCGGTGTAACAGCCGGTATACAAATCTTAATATTAAGGAAAAATAAATGAAGAAACTTTTAGCAATTTTAGCTATGGCATTCGCCTCTTCTGCTTTTGCAGTTAACTACGTATCTGTTGATGTTGACAGCGTTAAGGGCCTAAATGGCGCTTCTGACAGCACCGCACAATACGTTCGTGCAGGAACAGAAATTGGTGGTATTCAATGGGGCTTACAAAGCCGTACTGCTCGCGTTGAAGGCGGCGGCCTATTGAACAGCCTAGAGGTAACTGGCGGTAAGGCAATTGGTGCGATCACTCCATTCGTTGGCGTTGGTCATGACAATGGCTTCAACGGTTCTACTCCATATAACTATGGTTTAGTTGGCGCAACTGCTGGTGCGAAAATGGGTCCTGGTTTTGCATTGGCTGGTGTTAAAGCTCGAGTTGGTTCTACAGAAACCAACATGACACATCAGACTGTTGTTTTTGGTACTTATTCTTTACCGATGACAAAAACAGTTAGTTTGAACTTTAACGCAAGCAAGTCCTACCGAGACATTAAAGAAAATGCTTTTGGTCTAGGTCTAGGTTTTAGCTTCTAATTTAGACGTTAAACTTAATAAAAGGGCCTTAGGGCCCTTTTTATTTGTGATCTAGATATTAAATATTTTTGCTCGTGTTATATACACACATTCACACACAAGGAGAAAAATATGAGCAAAACACCTTACGAGATTCGTCTCGAACTTTTGAAAATGGCTAACGAAATCCTCGCAACGCCAATCTTCCAATCTCGCGATGCGAAGTTACAAGAATATCATTCTAAGTTAACAGATACTAATCGTGATTCTTTGGCATTTCCAACTTTACCAGATTTTCCGTCTAGCACAGATATTGTTGCTAAAGCCGAAGAACTGAAAAAGTTTGTCGATATGGCATAATGAACATATAGAGACTTGACAGTCTCTATATTTTTACATACAATATAGACATGGTTTGGTAGTTTCCCATCATGGACCCCTCCAAAAAACTACCAATGCGTCTGTAGCTAAGTGGAACAGCAGAAGCCTCTAAAACTTCAGAAGCGTGGGTTCGATTCCCACCAGACGCACCAATTTAAAGGTAGTGCATATGGATATGGACAATGCGGCAGTATTTTTAGGTGGTACAATCTTGTATGCACTAGCATGTATTATAATTTTAATAGCGATAGTTATAGCAAATAATATTATACACAAGTACTGGAAATCATTTGGATGGAAGTTAACCCCTGCTTATTGGGACCATCCTACCCCTCAATTTATGACCAAAGAGGAAGCAGAAAAAATTGCTCCTCACTTAGAAGCAGAAAGTAAAAAATGACTATACGAGAACTAATGGTTGAATACATTCTGTTTGCATTTACAGAGGAAGAACTGTTAACAAAGTTTCATGTGTCCGAGGAAGAACTTCCTGGCCTTGCAGATGTTGATCTATTAGAAATTTATGATCAAACATTATTGACCCCAATAGAACAATAGTACAGAATGCGGTACTGCATTAGAAATATTCGCATAACTGTAATCGAATTGTAATCTTCTTTTAATTAAATAGATTGTGCAATCGCACAATCACTTAACCCTTAAGGAGATTACAAGTGAAAAAATTATTCGTGACACTACTGGCGGCTTTGGCCGTTTCAGCACAAGCACAGCAAATAGCCGGTGCAGGAGCAACATTTCCTGCTCCGGTTTATTCTAAGTGGGCTTCAGAATACCACAAAGAAACTAAAGTACAAATCAACTACGGCCCATTAGGTTCTGCAGGCGGTATCAAACAATTAGAAGCTAATACAGTTAGCTTTGGCGCCACTGACGATCCTATGAGCGTAGAAGATCTTAACAAGAGAGGGTGGCATCAGTTTCCTGCAGTCATAGGCGGGGTGGTACTGGTTGTTAACCTTAAAGGATTCCAACCCGGAGAAATCGTTCTTGACGGACAGACAGTAGCAGACATCTATGAAGGCAAAATTCTAAATTGGAACGATCCTAAGATTGCAAAACTTAATCCTAAATTAAAATTACCAGACCAACCTATCACTGCGGTAATTAGAGCAGACGGATCTGGAACTACTGCGGTGTTTACAGACTACTTGTCACAGGTCAGCAAGAGTTTTAAAGAAAGCACTGGTGTAGGTAAGATGGTTAGTTGGAAACTAAAGCAAGTCAGTGCAGGTAAAGGTAACGCAGGTGTTGCCGCAATGGTACAGAACATGAACGGTGCCATTGGTTATGTTGAATATGCCTTTGCCAAACAAGGTAAGATGACACACGTAGCAATGTTAAACAAAGGCAAAGTCATACAGCCCGACGACTTAACATTCAAACAAGCCACAAGTTCTGCTAATTGGAACACTCCAGGAATGGCTGTAAACTTAACCAACAAGGATGGTTGGCCAATCACAGCCGCTACCTTTGTGTTAGTATACAAAGAAGGCAATGCCAAGACACAGGATGTATTAAAATTCTTTGACTGGGCATTTACCAAAGGCGACAAGATGGCAGAAGACCTAGACTATGTACCTTTACCTGACAAAGTAAAAGCACAGATCCGAGCAGACTGGGCAAAGAACATCAAATAGTCCTACCCCACTCTACTTTCATCCATAGTCTTTCGTGAAAATAATAGGCAACCAATAATATAAGTTGGATGCCTATTGCTATTTTTAAACCTACTATAGGTATTGTTATTGCTAATGCTATTAATCTGAATGTGATTGCTCTTATAATTGTACGTGTTTTTGTTTCCATCTATACTCCAAAATAAAAGCCCCTTGCGGGGCTTTTTTAATTTTTCTTTCTTATTTCTGTTCGGTAATACTGTTTAGCAGTAAGAATGACAGCGCCTATAAACGGCAATATCTTTTCAACAAAATCGTGTAACGGATCGTTCCACTTGTCAATGAATGGTTCGTGTACTATCATATTTCCTGCAATGTAATATAAAACAAATGCGCCTACATAAATCGCGCTGGGATATTTATCAAGTATACTTGAAACTAGCGTACTTCCGAACAAGATGATAGGAACGCTAATCAACAAACCGGCAATGATTAAAATCCAGTTACCGCTGGCCGCACCTGCGATAGCTAGAGCATTATCTAGGCCCATAACAGCATCTGCCATAACGATTGTACCCATTGCTCCCCAGAATGTTGTAGCGGCTTTGACATTGCTGTGATCGTTGTTGTTTGAAGTTAACTTCCATGCAATATAGACTAGCATAAGTCCGCCTACTAAACGTAGTCCAGGAATCATTAACAGATAGGTTAATGCGGCAACACAGGCAAAGCGTACACCTACAGCACCAAATGTTCCCCATAACATGGCTCGCTTGCGTAAATGTTCTGGTAGTTGTTTAGACGCCATTGCTATAACTAGTGCGTTTTCACCGCCTAATACAACGTCTATTAAGATAATGGCCAACAAGGCCCACAAGAATTGAATCGAGAGTAGTTCCATTTTAGTTTCCTTTAAAATGGTCTCGTCTCTTTGTCCATATACCGGGCTAGGCCGTATTGACGATATATGGAGCCTTTGCAGGCTAACTACTCCCCGAGAGTATTTATACTAAATACCAGATGAGGGGCCGAATTGCATTATTTTTACATCAACCATATTGCTCCGTGCAAAGCGGAAATGGTATTATGCAAGCGTTAGGCGACCATTACAATTTTAAAATTTTTACCCGCCATGATCTAGAGCGGGATTTTTTTGACAATGTAGATATGATTTGCTTTCCGGGCGGCCTTGGAGATGCTAGTAATTTTAATTATCTCACAAAAGAACATAAAACTAGGATAAAAAACTTTGTTCGTAATGGCGGGGCATATTTAGGAATATGTATGGGTGCATATTGGGCAGGCTCGGAATATTTTAATCTATTACACAATGTCAACGCAGTTCAATATCTTACACGCCCAGGAACCGATACTCGTCGCCCTCATGCTAAAAATTTAGAAGTTACTTGGAACGGGAAACAAGAAAAAATGTTTTGGTATGACGGATGCGCCTTAGTAGGAGATGAGTCAAAATTTAAAACTGTTGCCCGTTATGCTAACGGTGATCCAATGGCAATAATACAAGGTCGAGTAGGTCTAATAGGATGCCATCCCGAAAGCGAGCAACATTGGTATGATATGTACAGCTGGATGAAAGGTAAATTTCATCAAGGGCGTCATTACCCGTTGCTTTTAGATTTTGTAGACAGTATACTTAAGGTATGAGCAATCTTAAAGACTACTTTGACAAGCAAGAAAGATATCAGCCTAAGTGGGAATATGGTACTCGCGTGTTTGGGCACTGGAACAAGATTCCTTTTATCGGAATGGTTATTGCTGACAGAGAAAAAGATTATATCTTAGTACAAACAGACTTGCCTATAAAACTGAAAGACAATATACATAATATTGTGATCGTTAAACACAAAGACATTAAACCACTAAAGGAGTATTGATATGTCATAGATTGAAATTGCATGTGAAGACCTAGTTTTTCACTTTAACAAAAAGCACTTGGAAGATCCTACAATTCCAATGTGGGTGCTTAAAACACATGGTGAATCCTACTACGTACATCACGTAGATAGCACATTACCGTGGACCACAAAAGAAACTCCCGACAACCCTCATACTAAAGGTAGCTTAAAGTTTAAGCGATGTTTGCTCACAATTGATGCGGACAATACAGCTAAAATCGAAAAGCTAACCATCTACGATAAAATCCGCTTACGTAACCAAAAGCTAGGCATTACTCGTATCATGTGGACTAGCCATCAGTTCGAGTTAGCTCTTAAGGAAGAAGGTATCAAACATAGTCCGTTCAAACGCATTCACGGTGCCTGTAGTACAGCTTATACAGTATGTGATTTACACGACAAACATGATGCAATGATGTTGGGGCTAAAATATCCTGGTAAGTTTAGAGTTCTTATGCCAAACGAGCCACAGTACCGTGCTTATGACGATAAAAAGTTATGGGAAAAGTTACAGACTGAGTATAACGAGTGGCCTGAGGACGAAGATGATGACGAGTAATGTTACCAAATAGGTTGCAAAATTATTAAAACGTCTTATAATAGAATGTGATAGACCACTAAATAAAGCATACGATTGCTCTAAGTTAATACTCTAAACTATATGACTGATATTTTTGACTGCCTAAACTGTGGAAGGGAGAATCCTGTAAAAGGTGCAAACTACACAAACAAGTATTGCAACAACCATTGCCAACAGCAACACAGGAAAAAACTTCTAACGGAAAAACGCATCCAAGAATGGAAGTCGAGTTGTGGATTGTATGTATGGAAAGAAGTTCCTGATTACATCCAAGACTATTTAATTAAAGAACGTGGACACAAGTGCGAAGTATGCGGCATCACTGAATGGCAAGGTCACCCTGCGCCATTGACGGTAACGCAAAAGGATCGCGACACGTACAATAATGTTGAGAGTAACTTAGAAGTCATTTGCTATAACTGCTTATCGCAAAAATAATTTCATTTTAACACAAGGAGAACTTAAATGAAAACCGTAGGTAATAAATTGGATTCGTTCGTCATCACTGGCGTTAAGCCAGGACAACCAGAAGATGCGTTCTTCGACATCACCGAGGAATCATTCCCTGGCAAGTGGAAAGTAATTGTTTACTATCCAAAGGACTTTACATTTGTATGTCCTACAGAAATCGTAGCATACGACAAGTTAGCACAAGACTTTGCTGACCGTGACGCAGTATTGCTAACTGGTTCAACAGACAACGAGTTCTGTAAAGTGGCTTGGCAAAAGGCTCACCCGGATCTACAAAAGATCACTCACACACAATTTGCTGACACACAGCGTGGTGAGAAAAGCCTAATTGAGCAACTAGGGGTATTCTATGCTCCAGCAGGCGCGGCTCTTCGTGCAACTTTCATTGTTGATCCTAACAACGAAATCCAGCACGTTACAGTCAACAACTTGAACGTTGGTCGTAGCCCAGAAGAAACACTTCGTGTTCTTGATGCGCTACAAACTGGCGAACTATGTGCTTGTAACCGTACAGTAGGCGGCGAGACACTATAATGTTAGAAACCATCTGCGAAACAATGGTAGATGCATATCGTCGTAACTGGATTACTAGTCGCGACGGTAACGTTAGCATACGCCACCACGATCGTGATCATTTTTATATCACACCTAGTGGTGTGCGTAAGCAGACACTTCAGCCAGATCAATTTAAAAAGATTGGTATTTCTAATGATGGGTCTTACTGGACGGATTTGAAGTATACAGACATCAGTAGCAACTTGAACCCCAGCGGAGAGATTCCCTTACACTTTGGTCTACAACGAGCAATGGGTCAACATAGCAATGATGTACGTGTAGTCATGCACTTTCATCCAACGTATTGTGTTGCGGCCATGCACGCCGGGATAGATCTAAGCACTATTGTTAATGACTTTCCTGAGCTAAGTCGTTACACTAAAGTGGCACCAAATGTACCCGACGTTCCACCTATCAGTCAAGAGCTTGCAGATTGTTGTCATGAGAATCTACAGTTAGACGACTTGGGCAATATTGCTTATGATATAGTAGGAATTAAAGGGCACGGTGTTGTTGCCATTGATACTAGTCCATGGCGAGCGTTTGAACATATCGAACGTCTAGAACATATTTGTAAAATTGTATTAGCATCAAGGAGATAAGAATGAGTTTTATTGAAACAGTAAAAGGGGCATTGCCCGACTATGCAAAAGATACAAGATTAAATCTTGATGCTGTTCTTTTGCGTAGTACATTAGATGCTGATGTAGCTATTGGTTGTGCTGTAGCCGCACTAGCCGCAACAGGCAATGGCAAAGTATTAAGTATCTTGTTAGCAGATGCTCCTGTACATGCAGAGTCAGCAATGACAGCCGCAAGTATCATGGCACAAAACAACGTTTGGTATCCATATGTTGAGATGGCAGATGATGAACAGCTAAAAGGATTGCCAGCACAGCTACGCATGAACGCTATCGCGAGTCACGGCGGAACTACCAAGGCAAACTTTGAAGCATTTAGTCTTGCCGCAAGTATTGTAGGCAAATGTCATTTCTGCGTTAAGGCACACTATGACACACTCAAGAAGGAAGGCTACACCGTAGAACAACTTCGAGACATTGGTCGTATTGCCGCAGTAATGAATAGTGTTGCTAAAGTATTAAACAGTTAATATTTGAGTTAATTGTCCAAAATATATCTAAAAAGGGGTATTGACGTACCCCTTTTTTTATTGTATAATAAGGCTACATAAACAAACCGTAATTGGATTTTTAATGACTTACTTCCTAAAACAAGGTAACACCTACAAAGTGGCCAAAAAAGAAGCTCTTGACCTTAAAGAGAAACTTCCGGCTGGTAACTATGTTGTGAAGAAAAATGATATGACAGGTGAGCTGTACCTTGAAGCTATTGACAAGTTTGAATTCAAAGGTAAAGTATACGGCGACACCATGAAACGTGCCGAACGTATTCTTCATTCTTTTAATGATCGTCCTGCATCTACCGGTGTAATGCTTACTGGTGAAAAGGGTTCTGGTAAGACCTTACTTGCTAAGATGCTATCAATTGAAGGATACAAGAAAAAAATTCCTACTATTGTAATCAATGCCCCATGGTGCGGTGATCAATTTAACGCATTCATTCAAAGCATTGAACAATCTGTAATCATTGTTTTTGACGAATTTGAAAAGGTTTACGACGAAGCAGATCAAGAGTCTATGCTTACACTACTTGATGGTGTTTACCCAAGCAAAAAGTTGTTTGTACTTACTTGCAACGATAAGTGGCGTGTCAACCAACACATGCGTAACCGCCCTGGCCGTATTTTCTACAGCCTAGAGTACAAAGGTCTAGATGCAGACTTCATTCGTGAATACTGCAACGATAATCTTGTTAATAAAGAACACATCGAAAAGATTGTTGGCATTGCAGGTACGTTCGATCAGTTTAACTTTGACATGCTCAAAGCACTAGTCGAGGAAATGAACCGTTTCAACGAAACTCCTCAAGAAGCTATGGAGATGCTAAACGCAAAACCAGAGTATGGCGATGAGTCTAACTACAAGATTAAACTTGTAATGAACGGCGAAGAAGTTTCTGAAACTAACTTCGAAGAAAAAGAATGGTGTGGCAATCCATTACGTAAGCGTGTCCATGTCAACTACAAAGTTACTGATGTTGACGAGGAAACTGGTGACGAAGATTGGAGTTGGGAAAGCATTATCTTTGATCCTTCTCAGCTTAAGAAGATTGACGACAGTGGTACTAAGTTTGTTTTTGTTAACAAAGATGGAGCTCAACTGGTTCTATCTAAAGTTAAACAACAAAATTACAAATACTGGGATGCCTTTTAAGCATCAACTTTAATCTTATTAGGTAACTTAACAGTTACTTTGAAACTGGTACTATCAAAAATTACTCGAGCATCAATCTTGTAGTTAGTTTGATTGATAGTACCAGTTTCTACAAGTACATGTTTTTCTAGCAAATTTGTAATATCTACAAATTTTTTCTTGCTTTCTACTACAGTAAAGTTACTGATATCAACATGAGGAGCAACAGTCTTGATTAGACGAAGTGTACTGGCGTTGACAGTGATCTTAGGCTTATTATTGTGAATAGATTGTAGTTCTTTTAAGTTTCCTGCGGTAACTTGTACATCTTGCGATAGTTTACCTAAGTTATAGTATGTTCTCTTCCAACGTTCTGCCTTACTGAATTTGACAGCTACCTGAATTCGGCGCACTTTCTTTCTGCGCTTACCGTTGACAATTTCGTATTCTTTAGCAAATGGTAATACAAACGGAGCACCCCATGGTCCGTAGTAAATTCCACTGCCTCCAACATTGTCTTCTTTGACATAACTGTTTCCTCGGACAACAACCGTTTGGGTCTGTGCGGTAGTAATACTGCCAAATGTAGAATTTTCTCTTGTTGTTGCTTCTGCGGCAGTAATCTGAACCTGTGCAGTTGTAATAGCGCATTCTGCATAACCTGTGCTAAGACGTGAGCTTTGTACCTGTGAGGTATGTATTGCGCCGTCAACAATAAGACTTGCGTCAATAATTACGTTTTGGAATACTTGATATGTTCTGAGATCTGCTACAGCCTGAATGTAACCACTTACGTCAGTTAATTGAAACTGTGCTGTGGCCGCTGTAGCAGGGTTCTCTAAGAGAGCTTGCAGTAGGGCACTACCGCCGAGCTGGGAGGTTCTTATAATGTATGAGCTTAGGCGTTCGCTTGAATCTGCTACCGGCCCTTGCCCAAGTGGTCCGAAGCCTAAAGACATTTAAGAACCTTGCTCGATATTACTCTTCTGCGGAAGCTTCATCTGCTGGGGAACCGTCGACTGGACGTAGCCAATCGTTTTCGTTACCCAAATCATGCTGTACAGCAAATATAGTTTTACCTTGGAAAGCAAAAACTTGGCCTACGCCGCCCGTCATTCGAGCACAACGATCGAGGGCTTCTGCCATTGACAGGCCAACTACTTCATAAAAATGAGTATGATTTGGGAAAGCCGCATCTAGTTCGGAAAATAGTGACATTTATGTATCTCCTAAAAAGAAATGTATAGTATATTTAGTTAACTCCAGAACTGTATTGGATCAAAAGACTTAACTGCAGGATCAAATATACCACTGCTTCCTAGTTTAAAGTTGCCTGTTTTAAGTTTTTCTGCTTGACTTAGTTCGGGGGACTTGGCTACAAATACTGTTGGTATTTTTAGTCTCTCTATACTAAACTTATCAAGCAAGAAGTACTCCTGTGCTAAGCCTTGAACATTTAAGAAAGGATTGAGTTTGGCTACAGTAGGGGTTTCGGATGATATAGCAGTTAAAAGAGCTTTGTTTGTTGTACGTAAACCTGGTGCTAAATTAAAATAGAATAGATTTCCTCTTACTCCAGTTTCCCCTCCAACAGGATAGAAATCAATTTGACTAAAGTAGTTATCGATATTAGTTACTATTTTGTCTTTATTGATGATTTCTACAGGTTTAATAGTACCTAATATAAGTTTAGGAGTGTCTAATTTAGGAGAAGAATCTCCTTTAACTTGTTCGAAAGGTTTATTTAATAATTGTACGTTAAGTGTAGATCCACTGTCTGTTACAGGATAAAGACTTCTATACCTAATGCCCGGACTTATATTAAAGTAGAATAAGTTTTCTCTGGCGTTCGCTGGAGATATATTTAGTGAAACATTACTTTGTTGATATAATTCCTCTATTGCTGTTGGGAGGTAACGTCTAGTGTCGCTAGGTCTTACAATCACCGCCGCATTTAGTTTGTTTACAGATAGTCTAGTAATTTCTGCAGACTTTATCTGTGTTAATTGTTTACTCAAATTACCTTGTTGATTACCAAAATCAAACATCTGTAGATATTGTGGTCCTAACTTTACCGGCTCAATGAAATTAATATCAAAAAATGACTTCTTAGAAGGAATATCTTTAATGACGGCCATAGACGATACTTTACCATTAGGTAATAGTAATGTATCGTTGGTTGCTATTCTTAGAGGAGTGGTTGATTTTATTTTTAATACAGAAGGATCTAATGTAAAGATATAGTTATTAACCGGTATATTAACTTTGTTGATGGTAGCAAACAGTAAGTTTTCTAGTGTATTTGCTATCTTTGCGGTAGTAGATACACGACCAGACTCTAGTCTATCTCGTCCTGCTAATACTATCTTCTCATTTGGTCTAGAGATTGTTGTTATGTTAAGAATTCCATCAACTTCACTAACAGGATTTAGTTGTTTTTGTAAAACTGATGCACGTTCATTAAATTCAAATGCCTGTATACTATAATCTGACAGTTTATATTTTAACAACTGACTAATTTCATTTTTGTCGTCTATAGCAGTGAGTATAGCAGTAGAAACTAATTTGCCGTTTTTGTATACAACTAATTCGTTTGATAGACCTTTGAGTACTGTACTAGACTGAAGTTTATCGGTACTAGGAACGGTAACGGTCACAAAAGGAACTGCGATATCTAATCTACCAATTGAACGACGATTAGGTAATAACCTAAATAAGAACAGATTATCGTGCGGTGTATTAGAAGAAAAGATATTAACAGGAGCCTGATCAAATTGAGACAAGTAGTTAGTAACATTGTAAGTTTCAAACTTTGCAGTATAATCTTGTAATGCAAACATTCTCTTATTGATGTTTCCAGACCCTAAATTTGCAGTATAATCTTGTAATGCAAACATTCTCTTATTGATGTTTCCAGACCCTAAATCATAATAAGAAAAACCAATATTATTGGTAGAAAAAGTTTTTAGTTGTGAACTATTTTGAATCTTATCACTGATAGCAATCAAAGGAGAAGTAACCTTGATTACACTAGTCTTAAATGAACTGTTATCGCTCTTAAGTATAGTAGTACTAGATACTTTTGCAATTTGTAATGATACTCTCCCGCCAATATCAACTGTAGTTTCAGTAGAATTACGAATAGCAGGACTAATGTTGAAGTAATAAAGATTTTCTCTAGCATTAGTTGGAGCTACTATAGTAGATACAGTCGACTGGGCAACAAATGTAGTAAGGTTAAGAGCAGAATATCTATTCGGGCTATCTTGATTTACTTTTTCAATTTGTTTGGTTAAGGTTTGAACAGTAATAGGCAACGCCCAACTAGCATCAACTGTAGTTTCAGTAGAATTACGAATAGCAGGACTAATGTTGAAGTAATAAAGATTTTCTCTAGAACTTATTGGGCTAGTAGTTGTAGATACAGTGGACTGGGCAATAAAAGTTTCTAAGCTGTTAGTTGATTGAAATATAAAACTTGCAGGACTAATTTGATTCTCACTACCGTTACGGATACCTGGCGCCAAGTTAAAGTAGAATAAGTTCTCTCTTGGATTAGTAGGAGCAGTTTTCGTTGATACTGTAGACTGTGCAATAAATGAATCAAGTGCAGTAATATTAGTGTATTCGTTTCTCTTGCCGATGTCAACAATATAATCATGCCCGTTACGGATACCTGGCGCCAAGTTAAAGTAGAATAAGTTCTCTCTTGGATTAGTAGGAGCAGTTTTCGTTGATACTGTAGATTGCGATACTAATGTGTCTACTACATTAAGGGTATAGTTATAGAATACTGATGTTTTGAAAAAAGGAGTCTTAAAGGTATCAATCTTATTAACAGGTTGAGAGATAACTACACTAGTTAACGGTCTTGGGATTTTAGATACCGTAGATAGAGGAGACGCATAGAAGAGTTGAGACCGATCAGAACTCCATCTGATCTTATTGACTAGATTTACACCTGTGGTCACCGGGTTGTTGCTTGTGCCTTTTATAGAAAACAGTTGTTTAACAGCAGTCGATACAGTAGTTGGAAACAGAAATACTTGGGTTTTATCCTTACCCCAGCTAATTTTGTTTACTACGCTTGTACTAGTTGAAATAGGGCGTGTTGATCTAACCCTAATACTAGACTGCAATTTTGAAATGCCAGATGGCAAGATAAAACTACTAAATGCTGTAGTTTGTTGTGTGCCCGACGTTGATCCTGGCGCTGGAAAGACAGTTTGCGGCATAATAATATTTACCTAAAAAAATAGCCGCACATGGCGGCTATTTTTGGTTAACATATTTCTATTAAGCTGGAATAGCCCAACGGAAGTTGTTTGTAAAGGTTGCCTGGGCGTTAGCACCTGCTACACCCGGGTCTTCTAAACTTCTGTAACCTTGTGAAGTTGTTGTACCGCCTAGATAGAATCTATAGGTGTTAACTGGTGCTGGGCTACCAGTTGGAGGTGTAGAAATTACCCAGTGATCGTTAGTGCTTGCACTACCACCAGTTGCGTAGAAATCGTCAGTGTCAACTGTAACAGAAACTGTATCCATTAATTGACCTAAACCACTTGGAATAACCTTTAGACCGTAGAAACGACCGCGGATATCAGGATCATATGTAGGACCTAGTACTACTACCGGACTGAACATGAAACGCTTACTGTTATATATGTTAGTAAAAACAGGAACAATGTTACCCATGTGTGGCTGAATAATCAAGTCAGCGGCCGGTGTTGTTTGACCAGCGGCTGGAGTACCAACGGCGTTGTATGCACCAGCGGCTCCCAATTCAAACACGTGGCCCCAGCGACCAGTAGTAATAGTACATGCAGAGTAAACGTGAGCGTTTAGACCTGTTAAGTCACCTGTGGAGTTACGTATACGTGGTACACTGAATAAGCCACCGTGAACAACACGAGCTTGTGCTATTGGTAGTGTAGGTATCTGACCTGAACCAACTGGGAAACGGTTACCATGAATGTAAGAGTATGTTGGCCATGGACTTACACCAGGAGAACCAGTTACTGGAGCACCAGTGAAGTATGGAACACCTGTAACACCAGTTGTACCGGAACCGGTATCTTCTGGCTGAGCACGTTCAAACTCAACGCAACCTACCCATGGTTGTTGTAAGTTACTAAATGTCTTTCCTTGTACAATGAAGTAACGTGGCTTAGCAAATAGGTATAAGAAACCACCAGTGGTTAGTGTCATTGGTGTTAAGTCAGTTACACCGCTGATAGCACCAGTCACTGAAGTAGAAGCCAGGGTTTGTGAACCTGACACGTTGTATGTACCAGTACCACCAGTACCTGTACCGAGGGAAGTAACTGTACCAACTGAGTTAGAAATAACCATACCAACTGTAATAGTACCAGCCGGAACAGCAGTAGCAGTGAATACAGTAGTTGATTGTGTACCAACAGCTACAGTACCACCGGATTGGTCAGCTAAGTTAATACCAACACCACCGGTTTGTCCAAAAGATGCAGTCCAACGTTCGTAAACTGGAGTTGCATAAGCACCAACGGCAGTTGTAACAACACCAGTGGACCATAATGGCCAAAAACGTAGACCCATGTACTTACGATCTAAGCTGGTGTTAGATAGTAATGTGCTAGCTTCTGCGCTCTTATTTGGTGAACTGTACACATATTCAATAAAGTCAGCGGCACCGTTTAGTGCAGTAGCAGAACCCGGAGTCCAAACCTGCGGAGGGTTAGTACCGGTAGAGTATAGGTTGTTCTTTGTTGGTGTAGCTAGTGTTAAAGTAGTACCGGAAACAGCGGCTAGGTATGAATAGTGAGGAACAGTTCTGTAATATACTACAGGACCAGTCACTGACATAGAAGCCGATACAGTCATCGATGTGTTAGAAGCAATAGCAGTAACAGTGAAATACTGACCTGCAATAGCAATTTCAGCGCCAACATGTAATTCAGTAGTAAACAATGTGTTAGTACCAGTTACAGTAGTTGAAGCCGCTACGGTGTTGATTGTACCGGTTAGTTGAACAGCAGGTCCACCTGCACCAGAAATTTTAACGAAGTTGGACTGTACAAAGTTAGTACCGGATGCAACGCTGATTACAGTAGTACCTGCAGGGTATGCAGTAGCGGATGCTGGTAGAGTTGTTGCAATACCAAACTTACCACCGGCTGTGTTTGAACCGTTACCTTCACGTGTACCTTCTAGTACCCAACCGCGTAGTTTTTTCTTCTTATAAACAGTAGCACCGCTTAATGTAGCCGGTAAATGAATGTTAAGACGAACTGACGTATCGCTAACGATCTGTGTAACGGTACATTCTGTACCGTTAACAATGATATCATCGCCTACACGTAGTTCTTGTGTAAAGATTGTACCAGTACCAGTTAGATATGATTCTTCACGCATAAAGTACGCACCAGTTACAGCTTGTGTTAGCGCAGTACCTAGTGTTGCGGCAGTTGTTGCACCGCCGGCAAATGTGATTGTACGTAGTTCATCGCCGATCCAAATAGTATCACCAGATACTAAGTCAGAGGCAAAGTTAGTACCAGTACCAGTAACAGTAGTAGAGCCGGCAGTTACAGCAATAGTACCACGTGGCATGACCTTGTAGTTTAAGTTGCTATCTGTGAAATCCATTGGAGCGTTAACTGTAATGGATGTATCACTAGCAATAGCTGTAATTGTACGTGAGCGTCCGTCAATCATAATTGTACGACCAACAATGCTGGGTGTACCAGTTGCGTTGTTTGTTGCTTCAGTTGTAAACAATGTACCTACACCAGTAATTGTTGAACTACCAGTTGTCACAGAAACTGTACCCGTTGTGCTGTTACGTATTGTAGCGGCTACTGTACCAGTAAGTGCGTAGTTAATTGCTTTTAATGCGCTGGCTACAGTAATAGCCGGGCTAAATGAGCTAGTAACAGTTAAAGATGTATCAGTTGCCGGATTAGAAGCTAGTGTTCTTGCTTGACCGGCAAGCATAACCACATCACCGGCACGTAGTTGTGTTGTAAAAATAGATCCAGTACCAGTTACAGTAGTACCGGATGCGATGGCAGTACCTTGGAACGTATCATTACGTAACCAAGCGTCAACTGCCGCAAAAGTGGTATAAGTATCTGTACCAGAAGCAGGACCATATGAAATAGCGGCGCTATTTCTGCCCAGTTCGTTCGTCAATGTTGCCATAAAATCTCCTTAGTAATATTCAACAATTACCGTTTTTCAATACTGTATTTATTCAAAAAGGCTATAACACCCGTATAACTTTATAGTAAAGTCATAGTAAAATTGAATCCTGTACCAGAAATTAGATCAACTCTAATATTGGAACTTGTAGTAATTGGTATGTTTAAATCTGTGTATGAAGCTGTGTAATTTCCAGGGGCTATAGAGTAAGTATCTGATAGTGCATCATCAATGTACAGCCCTACAGTCAGTGGAGTGTTTGCTACTAACGAAGAGTTTGACAGATTTATTCTCTTGATAGTGGCGGGGTTTATAGGTCTAAAAATCGCTGTACCTCTTAGAGGTGCATTAGCAGTTCCTATAATGTTAAAGGTTTTGATAGGTAATTTACCATCCGTAGCAGTATCAACGTAACCTTTGGTAACAAGATCTGTAGGCTGAATTGGCACTTTAACATTAACTGCGCTGAGATTTTTGAAGTCAATCTGATCCTGATCGTTGATAGAAACAACATTTTTAGCTAGCAAAGAGATGAATATTTCTTTTGGGCCAACTGGAAATGTTACAATTTGGTTGCTGTTGCTAGAACTCTGTATTACCGTTCTAGAAATAGTATTTTCTGATATTAAGGTTCCTAATCCTGCTTCCCATTGTCCTAATAAAGTATGAACAGCTACGTAGTGAAAAGTGTCACCGACGTCGCAAGTTTCTGAAAAAGTTTTGTAACCTATTATAGGATCCGTTAGAGTTATAGGGCTAAGTCCTACAATGTCGCAACTTTGCTTAACACGATCATCAATAATATATGTCATTTAGCTGATTCTTGTAAAATTCTTGTCAGCTTAGAATGTAGTCCGCCTATTAGACTAAATTCTTCTACTTTAAATGAACCGCGAGATGCACAAGTGTCTAAAAGAACTAACATGAGTTCTAAATCACGGGTCGTCAAACTGTCGTCATTTACAACAGATTCAGTCTTTGGTGCTTCGGGTGGAACATCTTCCCTGCCCGGAATACGTTTAGATTTTGGTTCTCCGATACTACCGGATTTTGGCGCGGTGTCTGACATTTAATTATGTTCCTGCATAAAATTTGTTTAAAGTATGGATAAATGATGTTACATTAACAATTAATCCTTGGGTAATTGATACACTACCAATAACCAAGTTTGCATCGCTAGTACCCACACTACCATCAATAACAGCAGTCTGACCGTTAGATGTAAAAGTTCTAAACCATGTAGCTGTACCATCCGCAACAGCTACAGCAGGGCTAATAGTGTTAGAAATCAAAACACCATTTGATACGGAAGCAAATGCAATGCTAGGAAATCTAAGTTCTGCTAGTACGACTTCACTGCCTGTTGGTGCAGTATCAGCGTTAGCTGGTTGTGTTCCAGAATAAATTTTAATATAGCCGTTGTTGAGCAATGTCGCTAAAGCCCCGGCTTCAGCTTCTACAGCAACGGTTGAGAGTTGGGTATTAATAGCCATGTTGTCCTTGTTTGCTTAGTAAAAAGCTGATAAATATGTAAAAACAGCTCACTAGTATCGATAAATATATTTATCTTTGTTTCAGACGTGATTCTGCAATAAATATAGCATTAGGAATTCAGGAACCCATATGAGTGATCAACCAGTAATTAAACTTCACAACGCAAAAGAAACAGAATTCGAGTTTAACGTAGCAATCAACGGCCCTAGCGACGAATCTACACCAGTAGTACGTTTTGTGTTAGAAAACGTAAAAGGCTACAATGTTGCAGTTGATTGCAATAAAGTAGGCCCGGATAGCTGGGGAGTTAGAATCCCTGCACTACAGCACCTAAGCGAAAATCACAACTTTCACGTAGAAGTTATTGTAGACGGTTATTTTTTCATCCCATCACAGGGTTTAGTAGAAGTAGTACAAGCACCGCAAGTAGCAATTAAAGAAGGCTTATCGCAAGACAAACCAAAAGTTACAGCCCAAATCAAACAAGTTACAGAATCAGAAATTCCTAAAAAACTTAAAGAATTTTATGACTTAACTGAATCAGATCAAAATATCTTACAAACAAAAACAAAGCAAGCAGGCTTATTGCTACAAAAAGCAGGCAAGATTATGGAAGCAGGCTTTGAATCAAAACAACTAGATACTAGCTCGTTAAACAAGATGATTGTACTAGTAAAAGAAAGTTTAGACAGTATCAAGTCAAAATTATTTGAATAAACAGCAAAGCGCCGGACCTGTTCCGGCGTTCTCACCTTTGCAAAATCAATAAATACACTTATTAAGCTATAAGCTATTATAAAGGACAATTATGACCACTAGAATAACCACAGCAGTTGCAGAAGCCCAAGCACAAGTAATTGCAAATTTGCTCACCGGCGCAAATATGAAAATATACTCCGGCACACAACCGTTAGATGCCAGCAATCCACCTGGACAAAGCGATACGCTATTAGCAACATTAAGTTTTGGTAACCCTGCGGTAGCATCTGTAACCGGCGGCATTATTACCGCCAATCCATTAACTGGCGGCGTTGCAACAGCAGACGGCACAGCAGGTTGGTACAGAATTTATGCATCTGATAATGTAACTCCTATTATGGATGGGGGTATTGGAATTTCTAATAACAACTTACAGTTATCTTCAACTACTATCACAACTGGTGTTACTATTGAAATTACCAGCTGGACACACCAAGTAGTTAAGTCTCACTCCTTACAACAGGGTTAATAGGAGACTATCATTCCTACAGGCTTCTTAAGTAGCGGTCAGCATAATATCACTGACATACATGGCATAGTTAAAGACTTTGCTGTATACCAATCTGATCAGGTACAAGATAGTGTTATCTTAGGTAATGTAGTTCCTGCAGGTTTGATTTCGGGTGTATTAAGTAGCGGTCAGCATAATATTACCGACATACACGGCTATGTAAAATTAGCAAGTGTAGTATGTCAGTCTGATCAAGTACAAGACAGTATAATTTACGGATCCGTAACACCTGTTGAACAGCCACCAGAACCAACTGTTAAGAGAAATGTAGGCGGCACGGGAAAATATTATGGCCCACATGGTATTGCAGTTACAGCAGATTTACTAAATGGTAACAGACCTGTTACAGAAGAAACCCAGTTTAACTTCTTTGATGAAACAGATAAGAGGCAGATAGAACGTTTCTTAGAAATTGAGTCTACGCCTGTAGAAGAAGAGGTTGACACTTCTATGAGCTTTCTAAAAAGTTTACCTGCTCCTAAGGTAGACACTACTATGAGCTTTATCAAAAGTCTTAATCAACCAAAAGCACTTATCGAAAAAGAAATTGATCCTGCAATGAAAGTTGAATTGGACATTCTAGAAGAAATGAAAAATGCTGTTTTGGACAACACGTTAACAGAAGTAATACAGCCAGTAGCAAAGCCGTTAACAGAAGCAGTACAGTCCGATAAGTTTTGGAAAATCATTTCAAAAACAAAGCATTGACATAAAATCATAGTCCTTGTATAATAAGGGCATGATCTACTTTAACATCAACATTCGCAATCCTCGGTGGTGGGATCGTTTTGAAAACATTAAATGTTGGACAGGCAAAACACCATTCAAGAACAAATATTGGGAAGTGCAGGTCATTAAGAACGATAACCTGTTGCGGTTAGAGTTTGAAATCACTGCTCAACAAGATCATGCCGGAGCTAACTTGGAGCTAGGACTGTTTGGCTACGAAATACATTTTACATTCTATGATAATCGTCATTGGAATCACGAAGAAGGGCGTTGGATGATTTATACTAATGATGGAGGGTCTCACTGATGCGATTTAATTGGAAATTTGGCCCGAGAGATCTAGACGACCTTAACGAGTCACAGTGGTATCCTGCTTATGCAGTATTACCTACTCGTGTTGAAAACAAAATCTTGTTTTTGGAATATTACTTTATGCGTTATGTTCCAGTACGTGACTATAATAGTTTCATCAGTAAGCATTCAGAAAACCAATGGACATACAAGTGGGATCCTGAATATAGATTACCTGAAAACATGTCTGAGGAGGATTTAGCAAATGTCTGGCATAGTTGATTGTTTAATTTTAGGTGACAGTATTGCTGTCGGAGTCGCTCAACAACGACCCGAATGCGTAGCCTATGCTACTGGAGGTTTAAATACCTGGCAATGGAATAAAAAGTACGATAACAAAGAATTAAATGCTAGGACTGTTATTATCAGTCTCGGTACTAATGATCACAGTGGTGTCAACACATATAAAGAGCTATCAGGTCTGAGAGCAGACATTCCTCAACATTCTAAAGTGTTTTGGATTATGCCTCCTTGCAATGATAAATTTTGTAAACAATCAGTCAACGACGTTGTTGCTATTTTGGCAAAGAACTATGGAGACATCGTGTTAACTACCAAACGTTTACAATCTGATGCTATTCATCCGTCGACAGCTGGTTACAAAGAATTAGCAAACAAAACAAAATAGCATACTTTAAGTCCATCCAAATTTTGCTAAATATTTTAACAAGATTGGAGCGGGTCGTGAGTAACGGATACGAAATTAGATTAGAACTATTAAAAATGGCAAAAGATTTCCTAGATAGAGAATACAATGCCAAACTCGATGCGGCCAAACGCATCGCTGAATTAAACGGCACCGAAATCTCCCTGCCAAAAGAATATACAATCGACGATATCAGTGCCAAGGCAACCGAACTAAACAAGTTTGTCAACCAAAAGAACTAATTGGTTAAATTAGTTCTTGCATAATTCGTTTTAGTTTAATATACTAGAGACTCAAGTTTGCAATATGCAAACAAGACTAATAGGAAAGCTAAAATGGCAATCAATACTTCAACTAAAGCCGGTAAACTACTTACCGCACTTCAAAATGGCGAAGCTCTAACTGCTAGCCAGATTTCCAAGCGTTTTGGTATCAAGAACCCAACTGCTACTGTTAGCGATCTACGTCATTCAGGTTACGTAGTTTATGCTAATCAGCGTCGTGCAGGTAACGGTGTTCGTGTTACTGAATATCGTACTGGCAAAGCTAGCCGTCAAATCGTTGCGGCTGGTTACAAAGCAATGGCAATGGGCCTAGTTTAATACTAGTTTAATCCATTTCCATTTAAAAGGGCACCCTAGTGCCCTTTTATTTTGACTATTTGTTTAAATAGTGCTATGCAAACAGACTGTTTGCCTTAATTAAGGAACAGACATGAAACAACTTTTAGTAGCATTAATTGCGGCCTTGTTCGCATTAGGTGCCCAAGCAAAAGAAGAACCTAAGAAAGAAGAAAAGAAACCAGCAGTAGCCGAGAAAAAGGCTGAACCAGCTAAAAAGGCTGAACCAGCTAAAAAAGAAGAAGCTAAAGCTGGAGCCGAAGAAAAGAAGAACATTGGCCCACGTAATCGCCAAACCAAAAAAGAGCAAGAAAAAGGTGACACTGGTCGTCTAGACGCTCAAAAGAAATAATCAATATTTCAACTAATAGGCCCATACGGGCCTATTTTTGTCTTGACAGGGCCAATAAGTACTAGTATAATATACACTTTAGAAAGACACTTTAGAAAGAAAGGTTTATGAGTGAAAAAGGTAGAAGATAACATTACAGCACCGGACAGGATAGACCTAAGTCTATTAAACTCTCATACTCATATCCTGACAGGCGACATTGACGAAGAAAATATTAACTCAGCCATTAAATGGTTATTGTACGAAAATTTAGATCAAAACAAAAATAAAACATTAACATTGTACATTAACTCTACAGGCGGAGACTTATATCAGGCATTTGCTTTAATAGATATAATGAACAGCAGTCATTATCCTGTTAGAGTTATTGGAATTGGCGCTGTGATGTCGGCCGCCTTTCTTATTTTTGTATCTGGTGCTAAAGGATTGCGTTATGCGGCACCTACTACCAGTTTTATGTGTCATCAATTCAGTTCTAATACAGAAGCCAAGTATCACGACATTAAAGCAGAAATGAAAGAAAACGAATCTTTAAATGCTAAAATGGTTACTATTCTAAAAGAAGCATCAGGCCTTGCAACAGCTAAAATTAAATCTAAACTATTACCAGCTAGCGATGTTTACCTTTCTGCACAAGAGATGGTTGACTTAGGTCTAGCTGATCATATATTATATATTACACAAAAGGATTAAAATGTTATTCGACAAATCAATTGAAAAGTGGGACACTATGTACCCGGCCGCGGCCTACTTGATAGAAAAGGATCAACCTTTTGTTGCACCTAAACATGCCAAGTATTGTTCAGCATACGGATATTGTTTTAGTGACACACAGGTTAAGATTGATAATAAATTACATAAATTAGAAGCAGGACAATATTTTGCTTTCTTTGCCAAAGACAGCATCAAAGTTAAAACTCAAGGTAGTGCATTTTTAGTAATTAGACTTGGTTACAAAGTAACAAATCAAATTGGCTGGATTGAAGAGCAAGGTCGGTTGACATACATTGACGGTTGTACAGATAGTTTATTAGTATACCCGTCACGTCTAGGCGATAGTAGTCTTAACCTACTTTACTTTCCGCCTGGCATTGATCAAACGTTTCATATTCATCCAAGCATTCGTTTAGGATGTGTGGCACGTGGAAATGGTTTTAGCAACCACGGCGATGCAGATGTTGTAACAGAATCACCCTTAACAGAAGGAAATATTTTCTGTTTAGAAGAAAACGAACGCCATCGTTTCCGTACCAAAGGTGAAAGTATGACTGTTATTGCTTTTCATCCAGACGGTGATTGGGGTCCTACAGATCACAATCACACTATGTTAAACCGCACATATATTAACAAATAAGTCGTTATAACTAACTATAATGACTTGTTTATGTAGTGTAGTTGGGTTCTTCATAAAGAAGATAGTTAAATATTATACCCACAGTAATACCAACCAGGAGAAAATATGGTAAAAACAGAAAATATCCTCGGTCTGCCAATTGCAATAACATTAAGCCTTATGCTGATGTTGTCTGCTAGCTTTATTGGAACTCAAGGTTCTATGTTAGCAGGCTTTGATAGCTTTTTACAGAAAGCAGTAGTATCAATTATAACAAGTGATGCTACCGTTGCTGACCCTACAAAGCTAGATGCAATAGTTGATTTTAAGGGTGGACGTAAAGTCGACCAACGAGAATTGGCTTGTATGACCGATAACATTTACTATGAGGCCGCCACACAGAGTACGATGGGTAAGATTGCGGTAGGTCGAGTAGTGTTAAACAGGATTAAAGATCCTCGTTTTCCGAAGACTGTATGCGATGTAGTTTATCAAGGTACAGACAGAAAAAGTGGTGTACGTTTAAATGCAACAATGGGCTGTCAGTTTAGCTGGACATGCGACAATTCATTGAAGGCAAAAGTATACCCTGTCCAATATGAGGAAAGCAAGAAAGTTGCATACCAATTATTAGCGTTTAACAGTTTTAGCGACACCTTAAAAGGAGCGTTGTATTATCATGCAGATTATATTAATCCCTTTTGGTCCAATAAATTAAAACCAGTTGCTAAGATTGATAATCACATTTTTTATGTAGAACGTTAATGGGACAAACATGTTTGAATATAGAGCACGAGTATTACAGGTAGTAGATTCTACCACATTAGATTTAGAAATTGACTTGGGTTTCAAGTGTTACACAAAACAAAGAGTTAAACTGTGGGGTATTAAGTCAACAGATGAAACCGGCTCTATAGGAGCAGACAGGCTTAGAGATTTGGTTATGGACAAAGATGTTGTAATCCAAACCAAATTTTCTAGGCGCATTAAATTAGGGAGAGTGTTAGGTGTAATTTGGATATATGACAGTAAGTCAAAAACACTTAAAGGCAGTTGCATCAATGAACAATTGGTTAAAGAAAAACTAGCCAAAGAGTTTGAAAGTGTTGACCAGTAATGTCATATATGTTATACTATAAATATAATTTATGATTCTAGCTTGGTTACTTTTATTAACAGGTTTAACAATCTCAGCGGTTGCAATTTACTATTCTGTAGTAGGTTTAACCGCTATTTTCTCTGCGGCAGTTATACCCATTATCATTATGGGTTCAGCCTTAGAAGTAGGTAAACTAGTCTGCGCCAGCTGGCTTAAAGCCAATTGGGAACGTGCTCCTCGATTTATAAAGTGGTACATGATAACCGCAGTGATGGTGCTTATGCTGATCACCAGCATGGGTATCTTTGGTTTCTTATCAAAGGCACACAACGACCAAAACTTAGTCTCGGGTGATGTTCAAAGTAAGATAGCTATCTACGATGAAAAGATTAAAACAGCAAAGGAAAATATCGATGCGAACCGTAAGGCGCTTAAACAGATGGATGAAGCTGTGGACCAAGTCATGGGCCGAAGCACAGATGAAAAAGGTGCAGACAAAGCGGTTGCGATTCGAAGAGCGCAACAAAGAGAACGTGCTCGTCTCCAATCTGAGATCACCGCCGAACAGAAAATTATTAGCCAACTATCTGAGGAAAGGGCGCCTATTGCCGCTGAGGTACGTAAGGTTGAAGCAGAAGTTGGTCCCATAAAGTATATTGCCAAATTCATCTATGGTGATAAAGGCGCAGACGAGAACATGCTGGAAAAAGCAGTTACTTGGGTTATCATCTTAATTGTTATTGTGTTTGATCCTCTGGCTGTTATTATGTTGCTGGGCGCACAAATGACATTTGGTTGGATGCGCGAACAAAAAGAAGAACAACAAGATTTAGATTATGAAATGCAAGAGTTTGAGCGAGAGTTAGAACAAAAACGTAAAGTCGCACAAGCACTAGATCGCCAAGAAGATATCCCGGGCGCAGATACGTTTGGTCCTGGTTTTATTGCACAAGAAGTTGCAGAAGTAGTACCAGAAGCTGTAGCAGTAGACGACGAAATGCCTAGTTGCTATAAGTGCGGTACTACACTAGTTAATGCTCCGGGCATTGGACCATTTTGTCCTAACAAGAACTGTGACGTATTAGACAAGACAGATCCAGATGCTGAGCCAATTACATTTACATATACGCCACCTGCAACATCTGCTTGGCCTTTCCCTGCGGCACAAGACCCTGCACCCATTGTTACAGAAGTAGTTGAAACAGGTAAGGTACTAGATGAAAAACCAAAAAAACAACGCAAGCCTCGCAAACAAAAAGTACAAGGCCCAATTGAAACTCAAACTGTACAAACAACAGACTCTGCTGGAGATCTAACAATAGAGTCTACAACAAACACACAACAGGCACAGACTACAGACATTTTAACCAAAGTTAAACCTGCTAGAGATATAGAAAAAGAACAACAGCAGGCCGCAGTTCTGGAAGCTATTATTGAATCTACCAGTCGTCAATCAGACGAACGACCAGGCGATTATGTAACACCCCCTGCCGACAATGTAGATACACCACGTACAGGAACACATGGCGCACCGTTGCCCGGTGATGAAATATATGCAAAACCTGATAGTGATGTTAAGTATCGTAACCGCCAGCGTACTGTTGGTGGCTGGTTTCCAGAAACTAAAAAATGAGTGACTCTTCATCTTACCTAATTACTCCGCCGAGTATATTTTTACCGCGCCGCGGATTAACCTTTTCTTTGATTACTAGAAACTCTAAATGGGTTGAAAACTTTATGGAAATGGCTGAGGATAAATTTCCCGGTACAACTGTAACGTTCTTTTCTTCTCACGAAGATGCCGATTTAGAAAAATACGTTTGGACATTCCAGCATGCCACAATAGCAGATTTTGTTATTGTAGACATGGATTCAGCATCAGATACTGATATTAACATTGCTCTTATTGTTAGTAAAGGTAAACGTGTTTGGTGGGAATTTTCAGACGAAGATAGTTATGTAACCCTACAAACTATTCTTAATGTTTCAGGTGCAGGTCTAGTAGACAGCACAGAAGAATTTTTTGAAATGATCAGTGACTTAGACAACGTATGAGTAAAAAAGAAGATACTTTAAGCTGTAGCTTTTGCGCCAAAGACCGCGAACAAGTTAAAAAAATGGTTGCAGGCCAAGATGTTTATATTTGTGACGAATGTATCGAACTTTGTTATCAAATACTAAAAGATGACAAACACGAAGAAGCCAAAGAACAAGGGCAAGTTAGCACCCCAAGGCAAATGAAAGAATTCTTAGATCAGTATGTTATTGGTCAAGAGTATTCTAAGTTTGTGCTGGCTGTGGCTGTTTATAATCACTATAAACGCATCAACAACATTAACTCAACTACGGAAATCGACAAGAGCAATGTCCTGTTAATTGGTCCTACTGGATCCGGTAAGACACACCTAGCACGTACTATTGCTCGTATGTTAAATGTTCCATTTGCTATTGCAGATGCCACAAGTCTAACAGAATCAGGATATGTAGGCGATGATGTAGAGCACGTTATACATCGTTTGTTAACCGCGGCAGGTAACGACATAACCAAAGCAGAACAGGGTATTGTTTACATTGATGAAATTGATAAAAAGGGTAAAAAAGGAGAAAGCACTTCAATTACTCGTGACGTATCAGGCGAAGGTGTACAACAAGCTCTGCTCAAACTAATTGAAGGTACAGAATGCCGTGTACCAACAGGCGGTGGCCGCAGACATCCCGGTCAAGATGGCACTATTGTAAACACTAAAAATATTCTATTCATCTTAGGCGGAGCGTTTGTAGGCTTAGATGATATTATTAATCGTCGTATTAACAAAGACAGTACTACTATTGGATTCAATACACGACTAGATACCAAGAAAGAATCTAAACTGAATCAAGTTGAACCGGAAGATATTGTTAAGTTTGGATTAATCCCAGAACTTGTGGGACGTATTCCGGTTGTTGCTACACTAACAGAACTAACAACAGACGAATTAGTTCGTACGTTAAGAGAACCAAAACACAGCATAGTAAGCCAGTTTGAAGAACTATTTAAATTAGATGGTGTAGATTTAGAAATTACCGACGACGCCGCACTAGCCATGGCCCAAGAGTGCATAGATAAAAAATTAGGGGCTCGAGGATTACGTGCTGTTATTGAAAGAACATTGCTTAAAACGCAATTTGAGTTACCAGAACTACGCGAACAAGGAGTTGTGCGTGTTACAGTAACTCCGGAAAGTGTTGCAGGTGCAACACCGATTTATCTTTACAAAGGAGAAGAGCAGTCTAACCATGTTTAAACCTAACTTTAAACAACGATCCAGAACCAACAGGCCAATGAGCCCCATGGATCAGTTAAAACAAAAATATCAAATCAACGAACAGATCACCAGTCATCAAGTTCGAGTGATTGATCAAGAAGGTAATCCATTGGGAATTATGAGTCGCAGTCAAGCACTTAATAATGCCCGAGACCAAGAAATGGATTTGGTTATGATTGTCCCTCAAGCACAACCACCGCTTTGCAAAATTATTGACTTTGGGAAATTTGCTTACAACGAGCAAAAGAAACTAAAAGAACAAGAACGTAAGCAAAGGGAAAGTCGTGTAGATGTAAAGGAAATGCAGTTCCGCCCTGCTATTGATGATCACGACTTTGAAGTCAAAGTTAAAAAAGTACGTGAGATTCTTGACGACGGAGATAAATGTCGTATAGTTATACGTTTCCGTGGCAGGGAAATGCAAGACACTGGTAAGGGCTTTGAAATTATTAAAAAGATTACCGAACTGGTTGAGGGCTCTCAAATTGAGGGTCGTGCAGAGCTCGCAGGCAATAGAGTATCAGCAATACTTATGAAAGGTAAAAAATGAAAGACCGTAACAAAGACAGAGCCTGTCGCGGTGTGCATGTTGTAGTTTGGAACGACAACGTTGAAAAAGCACTAAGAACTTTTAAGAAGAAAGTTGCCGATTTAGGTACATTAAAAACTCTACGTGATAAAGAGTTTTACGAAAAGCCAACTACTGTTCGTAAACGCAAAGCCGGCGCGGCCAAATCACGTTGGAAAAAATATCTACGCAGTCAACAACTTCCGCCAAAACTTTATTAACTATTGACTTAATGATAGAATTCTGTTATAAATATATTTGTAGGACGCCATAAGGGTTCTACTTAAACTCGCTTAATAAGGAGAAATTTATGAACGCATTAACTCGTTTTGATACAAACGCCCTAGCTCAATTGAACAGAGCACTTGTTGGGTTCGATCGTATGTTTGATAACTTTGAAGTACGACTCGGACAGCATACCAACAACTATCCACCTCACAATGTTGTAAAAACAGGCGAAGATACTTACCGTATTGAAGTTGCTGTTGCAGGATTCACTATGGAAGAAATCGATGTAGAGGTAGACAACAATGAGCTGATCATCAAAGGGCAAATCAAACGTTCCGATGATGCCAGCTACGAATATCTACATCGTGGTCTAGCACGTCGTGACTTTGAGCGTAGATTTACTTTGGTAGACTACATTGAAGTTAATGGTGCTAGCATTAGCAATGGTATTCTAAACGTTGAACTCAAACGTGTAGTACCAGATGCAATGAAACCACGCAAGATTGCAATTTCTGCATCTTGATAAACCAGGGGAGGAAACTCCCCTACTATTAAATAATATTATGGCCAAGACAGAAACCGCAATCAAAGAACGTTCAGTTACTAAAGTTAAAAAACCTAGTATGTTTAAGGTTATCTTTAATAACGATAACAAGACTCCCATGGACTTTGTTGTAGAAGTTCTAATGATAATTTTCCGCCATGACCAAAAATCTGCAGAACATATTACACTAGAAATACACAATAAAGGCAAAGGCGTAGCAGGTGTTTATACTTACGAAATTGCCGAACAGAAAACCGTTGAAACAACAGCCGCCGCACGTCAGAACGGGTTCCCACTAACAGTTAGTGTCGAACCAGAATAACTCCCAATAAATTATGCGTATCCTAGAAGATATCAAGTTAGATTTCCGCGACGTTTTAATCTTACCAAAACGTAGCACACTAGCAAGCCGCCGCGAAGTTGATCTTCACAGAAATTTTGTATTCCGAAACAGCGGAGAAGGCTATCAAGGTATACCAATCATGGCCGCCAATATGGATGGCGTAGGTACATTCGAAATGGCAGAAGCTCTTGCAGAACAAGGTATGTTTACTTGTATACGCAAGCAATATACAGTTCAAGAATGGACTGATTGGTACAATTATATTAAAGAAAATAACGCCAACTACCGGGCTATAATTTCCGACAATATTGCTATTAGTACAGGAACTAGTGAATCAGACTTTGAAAAATTAAAAGCAATTACAGATAGTATCCCTGGCATTCGATTTATCTGCATCGACATCGCCAATGGATATTCGGAACATTTTGGCGATTATGTAGCAAAAGTACGCAGTAAGTTCTTTAATAAAGTTATCATTGCCGGTAATGTAGTAACCGGAGATATGACACAAGAACTAATTTTACGTGGTGCGGATATTGTTAAAGTGGGGATCGGGCCTGGCTCTGTTTGTACTACTCGTGTGCAAACTGGAGTAGGCTATCCACAACTTAGTGCTATTATTGAATGCGCCGATGCCGCTCACGGGCTTAACGGACAAATCATTGCTGATGGCGGCTGTACTTGTCCCGGTGATGTTGCCAAGGCTTTTGGCGCCGGCGCAGACTTTGTAATGCTAGGCGGTATGCTAGCAGGACACGTTGAAGGTGGCGGCGAAATTATTCAAAAATTATACGAAACAAATGAATTTGGACCAATGGATCAAGGTGACCATGCACCTTCAAAGAAAATTGAAGTTAAAAAGTTTGTGCAGTTTTATGGCATGAGTTCAGATACCGCTATGGGCAAGCACTCGGGCGGAGTAGCAGAATATCGTAGCAGTGAGGGTCGTACGGTCACAGTACCATATCGTGGTGCAGTAAAGTCTACTGTACTAGACTTTCTAGGCGGTCTGCGTAGTACCTGCACTTATGTAGGAGCCCCTACCCTAAAACAACTGCCAAAATGTACTACTTTTGTACGGGTAAATCGGCAGATCAATGACGTATTTCTTGGTTGACAAATAATTCAATATTTGCTATAATACACAAATTAGTAAGGAGATCTTAATGGAAGCAATCCGTGAAGTTACAGTTTGGAAAGGCACAAAAACCCAACCAAATCATACGTACCTAATGGACGGTAGTCGTGCCGTTGCTTATGTTAAGTGGAATAAGGGCGAGCCATTTTATTTTAAAAATCCCTTGCCCTTGGACAAGCGAGGACGAAAGTTTGTCGCTGGCGACATCAAGTTGTTTAAAGCCCTAAAAGTAAAAACTAATACTATTCAAGTACAGGGTTCAAAAGGTAATACTTATACTGTAGACCCTGATGCTAAAACCTGTACTTGCCCTGGCTTTACTTACAGGGGAGCTTGTAAGCATATTTCAGAATTAGTTAAATAATACTAATGTATACGAAGTTAGATCTATTCAGAAAACCGGTCGTTTCGTTCGACCCGGAAAATAAAACCCATAGACGATACTGGGCTATGTTTTTAAAACAGCAAAGTTGGACAAACATTCCGGTTAGATTTGCAGTTACAGAAAATGTACACGATATAATAGTTATGGTTAATCGTATATTAGCAGAATATTATATAAGCAAAGAATTCAAAACAATCATGTTCCCCCAGGAACAGCCCGTGGCAAAAAAGCCACAAAAATCATCCAAAAAATCCCCCAAAAAATCCTGAAAAACAGTTGACCAAAAAATCCAATTTTGCTATAATACTTGTATTGTAATTAAAAAGGAGTTGGCAATGACTACTAACGCAGACCTTTTTGTTAATGCCCTCAAGGGCTGGCAATTCAATCGCGATCGTCACGGTAGCCTGTTTGATCGCGGTTCAGCCGACAGCTATTACGGCCGAGCCCCTGACCCCCATTATGGTGGTGTCGGCGGTGATTCGGGCAATCGCGTCGAAGACCTTACTGCCGATGAAGTAGCAGAATACCAAGCGGGCTTTGACTATAACGAGCAATTTGGCAATAAAAAGAGCTGGGATTAAACTAGTACTTTTGTTGTATTTTTGCAACAATATTTTGGTTGACAAATAATTCAATTTTTGCTATAATATACACATAAGTTAGGAATTCAGGACAACAAATGGCACGTATCCGCAAAGCACGTTCAGACCGCAATCATGCAATCTATGTGATCACTTGTGTGACCACTGGAGAGCAGTATATCGGCCTGACTGTGGTTTCCGGTGGTGTTAAGAAGGCTCTTAAAGTTCGTATCCAAAAGCACGTTCGCCGAGCTGTTACTGAAAACCGTGACTGGACTTTGTGCCGTGCTATTCGCGAACAAGGTGTTGAGAACTTTACATATGGTTTGATTGATGTTGTGCGTGGCAAACAAGCCGCACACGATCTAGAGCAAGCATTAGTAAAGGCACATCAACCGGTGCTGAATACTTTCTACATTCAATAAGGGCAGTTAAATATATGTATGCGATACGACATTATGGTAGCAGTAAAAACATTCTGCTACACGGGTCTAGGTTTAATACTTCATTTAACTACCCCTTTAACTTTATTAGATTGGCCTTTTTGGGCAATTATTCTGCTGGCATCAATCATTGATGTCATGTCAGGATGGATCGAAATAGACAAAATCATCAACGCTCTCCCCGAGGAACTACATAATGTCGCAACCCACTCGAGTCAAAAAGACAGTTAATCTAGATCTTGCATTTAGTTCTGCGGCCGCGGCACACCGTATCAACAACGGTCGTTATATTAACATGGACTCAAAGCGGTCCGAAGACAAAACCAATAAAGAAATTATGACATTGGTTCTCAAGGGTGAACTTGAGCTAACTGATGCTGACCGCGAGCAAGGCGAAAAAATTCGCGCACATTATAACGGCCTGTTGTTCAAAAAGCTCGTGGGCAAACTAAACGGCTTTGAACAAACCATTGCAGAACTTCTAGACAAAGAAGACATTCCTGAATTCAAGCTAGGCGTTATTGCGGCACTTCCCAGCGGCTATGCCCGCGAAACCAAAAAAGAATCTATTTACGATACTATTATTTCCTGCGCCGGTAATAGTCAGCATCTTACCCGTACACCCAAAGCACAAGAAATGGTAATTCGGGTCGTTGACTTTGTAGAATTGAAGTTGTATAATTGTTTTACAGTAACAGCAGTAACTGATCAAGGTAACTTGATTGGTTTTTATATGAAAACAAATCCCAAAATTTTGGGCACAGAATTTACTCGTATACGTGCTAGGGTAAAAGGGCATAGTCAATATAAAGGCAATGTACCTATCACGTATCTTAATTATGTTAAACCCTTGGACATTGAAATAAAGGAAGACTTATGTACTGATCAATAAAATAATTTATTTGATTTTTATTCTGAATTTATTTTAATTTTTTAAGGAGAACATAATGTTCATCATTTATCGTCAAACTAAACAACCTAAAGAAACCTTTACAGCCGAGGACGCTTATCGCGGTCCGGCTTGTGCATACGCCGGTGTAGAGCCCGGGCAGGTCTATGAAGACCGCAAAGAAGCGGAGGTCGACGCAAGTTGGCTATTCCGTTCTAGCTCTAGCACTTACAAAGTAGTCGAAGTGCAATGAGTTACTTTTACGGCAAAGTCGGGCAAAGTCTGAGCCGTTGTGTCCGGGACATCCTTAAGGGTGAAGTAGACATTAACGATGTCCTGGTCATTATTACTCGCACCCGTATCCAGGATAAAGCACAGTTGCGCGAAGTGATGGACGAATATCGTTATCGCAGTTCAGAGCATAGCCTAGGCGAGTTTGAACTAGATGATATTATGGTCGTTACTGAAGCATTGTGGGATGCCGGTAAAGTACATCAACCTAGACTACAGGGAGCAGATCCTTGGGGTCCTGGTGCAGTACTCAGCGACGAAGTGTGGTTAGATGTAGTACCCACACCTAAATTTGCCAGTGCTACAGCACTAGAAGCTTACAAGCATTACGAAATGTTGCGTAAGCTAGCAGGCGATTAAGATCAGGGCCTATAGCTCAGTTGGTTAGAGCAGGCGACTCATAATCGCTTGGTCACAGGTTCGAGTCCTGTTGGGCCCACCATAATTATGATTAAATATGAACCCGTTCCGTTAAGCGAACATGATAATTTACTAGGTGCAAATTTTGCTAATAATTTTGCACAAGAGATGAAGGCGTATTATGCGCCTTTTCTCGCCAAAGGACGTAAAATACAGCTGGCCAAAGAAACTTGGGAATATGGAGTAGCGGACAGTATACCCGGAGCAGAATGGATAGGTAGCGGTAATAGCGTAGTAGATGTTCAAGCCCCATTATGCGGTCTGGATGTTAAAGGCCTAAGTACCAGCAAGCTAGGAAAAGAAACTACCGAAGCCAGTTTTCTACAGAACTTACAAAAAGGTGCCGACGGATATTCACAAGCATGGCACAATAAAGATTGGCTAACACTAAAGAATATTTTTGTTGATCCCTTAACAGCAAAAACAACTGGTATTAATAATTTACATTTACTGGTAATTGTTCGCACAAAGAATGATCAGGCGGTGCATTACGGTTTGCTTAAGGCCAGTCCGAGTGTGCTGACCGCCGAAGAATTTGTGGCAAAAATGTTTCAACATGCAGGCCGTACAGTTAACGTGCCAATCATTGACACAGAATTTGGTAGGACTTATATCTGCATCAGCAAACGTCGATTAGAACTTAGAATCAACACCGAAGGCTTTGCGCCCTACTTAAAGTACAGTCATTCTAGTATCTGACTCATTTGTTAAGTAATGCTATGAATGGTTATATATTAATTCATGGCAAAAACTCCGGTCCCAGTAGACCTGACTGTGCAATGGGTGTGCTGGCTAGAAAATTACTTGATCATGGTCTAGTTGATTATCAAATTTACCCTTGGCAATGGAATAATTTATATTCGAACACTTACGAAAGTTGTTTAGTGCAGATCAAATCCGCACGTGAACGACTTACAGCACAAGGTGCTACCCGTATACACCTAATAGGTCACAGTCTAGGCGGCAATGCAGTTATATATTATGCTAGTTTATATCAAGATTATTCTAGCTTTATTTTACTAGCACCTGCACACAATACTGAAATTCCTTTTATTAATTGGTTGACCAATTGGAGTGTGGCACAATGTCATAGGGCTATTAGTGCAGGCCGCGGAGATGAACCTATGAGCCTTATTGATTTTAATGTAGATCGTGTTTATACCCAATGGGTTACTCCTAATAGATATCTTAATTTTTTTAGTCGAGAAGGTCCGGCTAATATGACACAAAATGCTGGCCGTATCCTAAACCGACCACATGTCTATTGTATTGCACCAACAGAAGATACTACACAGACCAGCACTGAAGAATATCTATGGTCAAAACTTAAAGTAAGTGATCAAAGTGTTTTTGTTAGACCTAACGATACACACAACGGTGCGGCCCGTAACTATCATTTAGACATAGTTAACTGGGTAGATAATCTTCCCAAATAGTGTAGTTTAATCCAGAGCAAATTTGGCGTAAATATCTATATGCCGTCGTGGTCTCTATGGCGGCGGGAGTAGATATGAAAAAGACGCTATTCATACTTGCCAGTACAATAACTTTAACTGCACACACAGCGCCATTGGACTTTGGATTTAAAAATCCTAGTTTTAGCGGAGTAGGTTTTAGCAGTCATGTTCTCACGATTGAGAACCAAGAAGCTACTCGCAAGAAGGCTTTAGAAGATAAGATACAGTCTGCTATAGACAAGGCCAAGGCCGATGCAAAGAATACAAATTTGCAGAAATTCTTAAACAATTTAGAGTCAAGAATTTACGCACAAATATCACAGAATTTAGCTACTGCAATGTTTGCTTCTGGCGGAAGTAACAGCGGCAGTTTAAATTTTGAAGGTAACACAATATTTTGGACTAAAGATAGTTCTAATGTTTATCTAACTGTAACTGATACAGTAGGTAATCAAACACAAATTACTGTACCATTGGGTCAGTTCCAATTCTAATATGAAAAAATTATTACTATTAGCGTTGGTAACAACTGTATTAAGCGGATGCGCTGTTTTACATAACGCAGGTTCTTTAGAAACAGATCCGACTGTAACAAGTCAACGTGAAGCAGTTAAAAAAGAATTTGACACTATTCCTGCACCTAAGGCCGGACGTCCTATATCAGTAGCTGTTTATAGTTTCCAGGACAAAACAGGTCAACGTAGACCTCAAGCAAATATTGCCAGTCTAAGTACAGCAGTAACACAGGGAGCAGAGTCATTTTTAATTCAGGCCCTACAAAATGTAGGTGGTGGTAAATGGTTTGAAGTAGTTGAACGTGTTGGTGTTGATAACTTAACAAAAGAACGTTTAATTATTCGTCAAATGCGTGAAGCATACGAAGGCGCTAATGCCAAACCATTGATGCCTTTGCAATTTGCGGGAATGATTATTGAAGGTGGTATAATTGGTTATGACCAAAGTACATCCAGCGGCGGTGCAGGCATGCGTGTATTTGGTTTAGGAAAACAAAGTCAATGGAGCCAAGATGTAGTTACCATTAGTCTTAGAGCAGTTAGCGTTAATACAGGTAAAGTACTGTTAACGGTTACAGTACAAAAAACTATATTAAGCACATCAGATGGTTTAACTTCAGTTAAATTCTTTGATATGGGAACTAAAGCATTTGAAGCAGAAGCAGGATTAACTATCAATGAGCCCGGTACTTATGCTGTTAAATCCGCAGTAGAGATGGCCGTTGTAGAATTAATTAAAGAAGGCCGAAAGAAGGATATTTGGGCCTTCAAAGAGGGGGAAGCAGATGACATGGTTCAAAAGAAGTCCGAGAGCAAAACCACTGGCGAAACAAAGCCATCACTTTCACAGTCCAATGAGTCAGCAGATACTGGCTCAAACAACAGAAGAACAGAGAACAACAACAACCCACACCCAGAAAACAGATAAAAAGAAAAAGAAAGAATAACCTAAGTGCAGTACCGGCTTTGGTTGTTTAAAATATATATGGAGCTCGTTCAATAAACGATGTAAAATGAAATGAAGAAAACTAAAAGTCCAAGTAAAACAATACTAGCTGGTCTATTGTTTAGTTTAATTGGTACAAGTGCGTTAGCTGTTGATAACAGTATTTTTATCGACCAAGCGGGAGATAACGCACAAATTACCGTACTACAAGACGGAGCGGGTAATAGAATTAAAGGTATATTACCAAGCGGTAATGTCGGCCAGCAAACTGATCCTGCAAAAATAACAGGGGACGGTATCCAATTGGCTATATCACAGGTTGGTGCAGGCAATATACTATCTCTGGGTATTAATTCATCTACTGCGGCAGGTGGATCAGCTACGAATGTTACTTTAAACGCCACTGGCGATAACAATACAGCAAAAATTAATTTAAACAATGCCGGCACCGCAGGAGCTAACCAAAGCACTACGTTAACATTAACACAAACTGGCGATGGTAATGATGCTGATATTAATATCCTAGGCACCAGCAACTTGGTTAACGTAAGCCAAGCTGGAGGAAATGGTATTCTTGTAGCAACTATTAACGCAAATAACACTACTTCTACTGTTACACAAACAGGAACTGGTGGAGACAGTACAACACTTAATTTGTCAAGTTCTAAAGGTACAGTTGACATTACTACTGCCGGTGGTACAAACACCACAAGCGTAACACAAACTGGTACAGCCGGAACGCTTGGTCATTATACTAAGGTCGATATTTCTGGTGCTGGTAATAATACTACAATTCAGCAAGGTGGTAGTATTGATACTACAGTCAACTTAAAGAGTGTAGGATCCGGCAATACCTTTAACATTAACACACACAATTAAAATGCGAGTTCTTACTTTGACATTGATTTGTATTGCCTTGAGTACCGGGGCAGGAGCAAGTCCTGTAGGCAAAGTAACTGAACAAACAAATGCTATTTCTAATATTATTAGAGAAAAACAAACGTTGTCTGCTCCTAAAGGAACAGGCGTTGAAATGAATGATGCTATCAAAACAGCACAGGGTAAAGTTGGTATTACATTTGAAGATGATACAAAAGTTCAGATCACTGAAAATAGCAAATTAATAATAGATGACTTTGTATATGACCCAAAAAGTAAAAGCGGGGGCAAGTTGGCCGTTAAAGTAGCATTAGGAACAGTACGTTATGCTTCAGGACAGATCGCTAAAACTAATCCGCAAAGTGTTGCTGTCAATACGCCTACTGCTACTATTGGGGTACGTGGGACTGATTTTACGGCTACTGTGGACGAAGTAGGGGCTAGCACAATTATTTTGTTACCTAGTTGTCCCGACAATTATAGAAACAAAATAGGATTTGATATTGCCAAAGATTGTAAAACAGGAACTATTGAAGTCAGCACTGACGTGGGTACTGTTATTTTAAATCAACCATTTCAGGCAACAAAGGTATCCAGCAGAAGTGCGCCTCCTCCTGCTCCAGTTTTATTAAAGTTAACCGAAGATGCAATTGGTAACATTCTTATTTTAGCACCACCTAAAGAATTCAAGCAAGAACAGCATCAAACTAAAATAGATATGCGAGGAGCACTAGATGTAGACTTTCTTAAAGAAACAGGACTGGTAAACATATTAGATAAACAAAGCGCAGAAATATTTCAGGACAGCTTATCTCGTAACTTTTTAGACAATACATTTTTATTGAACATTTTAGATATTGTCAACGCACAATTAGCGGCCCAGCTAGATTTACTCAATAGCACTAAGAGTGGACTATTACCAGACTATTTTGCATTAAGCGGTATTATTGCTACAGTTGACGAAGGCAGTTCAGTCACTCTCAGTAGAGACGATGGTAGCAACGTAATGAGCGTTACAGTTCCATATCATCAAAATAGTTTGATAATTATGAATCAAGCCAACATGGAATTTAAGAATAGAGTTAATACAGGGAATACTAGTACAACTATTAGTATAACACAAAAATGATGAGATTACCTGTTGTTATATTTTTATTACTTTGTATGATAGTAAGTTGTACGGCAACTGTTTTTGCTGACAATACAATTATTGTTGATCAAATCGGTGACAACAATTCTTTTACTTTAGAACAAAAAGATGCTACTAACAATTATATTCGCATTAGAACAGGTACTATTAGCAATGTTGACTATACATTATTTTCAGTATTACAACAAGGTACAGGAAATAAAATTGCAGACTTTGAAATCAAAAGCGGTATAAACAATAATGTTACAACAATTCAAGATGGCACAGGTAATCATAAAGCCAGTATCATTGCATTTAACGGATCCGGTAATAACATATCTGTTAATCAGTCCGGCGCAGGCAATCATGAATTTAAAGTTGATAACTGGAATAATTCTGTTAACAACGGTAACACAATCACAGCTACACAATCAGGAGGCGTTGGTGCCGACAAATGGTTTGCTGTAAACCTAAATGGTGCTACAGGTGCTAGCGTATCTGTAATACAAAACAATCCTACTACCCCAGATCAAGCAAGTATGTTAATACAATGTAACCCTTGCGGATCATATAGTTATGTTAGAAATTAACAGTAACTATTAAACTCTGTGGTTAATTTGCGATGCAGTACACGTAAATACTAGTACAGTAGTTTTTGGAGGGGTCCATGAATAAACTAATTAAGGCTCTAATAGCCTCTTTTGTCTTGTCTGCAGGTATTTCGCAGGCACAAACCTTAGACCTAAGTCTAAGTTCATCTGGTTGGGTATCAGGTGGTAACACCGGGCAAACACAAACCGGCAACTATATGGATACTGGTGTAGGTGTACAATCTGCAACAGGAGCACAAACTATCGCATGTTGCGGTCCTAACACATGGGTAATTAGTCCATATACCGGCAGTACCATGCTAGGTATGCAACCAGGAAATACACAGAACTATTCTACAATGACATCTTCATTGGGTCTAAGTTCTGCTAGCGTATCAGCGTTAAACGCACAAGTTGCTTCCCAAGGTGGTAGCATTACTAGCACGGCATGGATCAGTAAAGATTTTACATTCCAGGCCAATACACAATTTAAAATGGCATGGAACTATATCAGTACAGACTACGTTCCATTTAATGATGGTAGCTTGACCAGTTTAGTTAACACTGGTTCTGCATCTACACTAGGTAAGATTAACGGCGTAACAGCTGAGTACTTACTGTTAGGCGCAACCAATCCAGGCACAGGTAACTACTCTACAGGTAGCTACGGTTCAACTGGCTGGCAATGGGTCAACTATGATATTACAACAGCGGGTACTTATAAATTAGGCTTTGCAATTTTTAATCAAGGCGATACAGCACTAAGTCCTGTATTATTTGTTAACGATGGTTTAGGAACTACAACAAAGAACGGAACAGCATTTAACCCTGTTGCACCAAACGATCCTAATATGCCGACTACTAATCCAGATGGTACAGTAAGTGGAGGTGGTGGTTCAACACCTAGTGCTCCTACAGTAGTAAGCACGGCCAATGGTACTCCTATTGTTACATCTTCTTCTAGCAATGGTACAACAGTAACAACTCCCACAGTTGCTTGGGGTGTTACCGCAGTAGCAGTAGACAATGTAAACAGCAAAGGTGCAGTTACTCCTAAAGCATTGACTGTTACTCAAACTACAACAACTACAGCAACAACTCCATTTACAGTTACATATACTAGTGTAACTCCTGTAACTACAACAACAGTAACAACTCCTACAGTCGTTAAGACATGGAGTGATGGAACTACTACAACAGAAAATGGTACACCTGTAACAACTACATCAACAACCAATCAAGTTACTACACAAACAGTAACAGGTAACGAAGTAGAACAAATTACAACAGCACAGGACTATCAAACTCGCATTGACCAATATGCAAAGTTATCTGGAGCAAACAACAAGATGAACCAAAGTTTCGAAAGTGATCCTTTGAGTCGTGTTCGCATTACAGAAGATGGTGTTAAGCAACGTGACCTAAGTGGTCGTGATTATAACTTCTACATCAGCGGAACAAACTTAAACAGCAATCGCTCTGACAGTTACAAATACGATGGCAGTTCATACAACATCGGTATTGAGAAAGTTGTTGATCCTACAACATTAGTTGGTTTAATGTACAATAGGGGCACCGCAACAATGAACGGCGAAAATGCAGGCGGTTCATTAGCCAAAGATGCAGTCAGCATCTATGGTATCAAAACTTTTGATAACTGGATTGTTAAGGGTGACGCAGGTTATGCAATGAACAACTATGCAACAGCACACACATTACCAGAACTAGGCCTTGCTAATGCCAGTGCAACCAAAGGTACTGACAAGTGGGTACAGGCTAAACTATATGCTCCTGACTATAACGGCATTCGTCCATTAGTTGGTGTTCGTGTAGAAAACAATCGTATAAACGCTGTCACTGAATCTGGTAGCGAAGTAAGTGCTATGTCATATGACGCAGTCAACCAAACCAAAACACTTGGTCTAGCTGGCGCACGTTTTGATCATAACTTTACAGATAATTGGGCAGTTAACGCAGAAGCAACTCGTAACACAGCTAACCAAAACAATTTGAGTTTAGGTCTAACATATCATGATGACAAAAACAGTAGCGTTCAATTTAAATTAGCTAGCCAAGAGCTAAATGGTGTACGTGCAACTACAGCCACAGTACAAGCCAGAATTAACTTTAATTTCTAATACATAGCTCAATCCAAAAAGGGCCTTTGGGCCCTTTTTCTTTGGATTTGACTTTAGTAAATATACGTGTTATACTTTAAGGACTATGATGAAAGAAAAACTACTCAACTTAGCAAAAAAGTTCTTTACGGGCAATAGTGTGGTACTACTAATCTTAGCGGCAATGCTGATGATTCGTGTAGTAGATCCATGGCCTACTCAAGTTTTAAGACTTAAGAGCTTTGACTATATGCAACGAAGTGCAGAAGTCGTTAATGCCGAAGATGTTATTATTGTTGACATCGATGAAAAGGCTGTAGAAAAATACGGACAATGGCCATTTGATCGTAGAGATCTTGCCGGCATTATTGACAAACTACGTGCTAACGGCGCAGGTATTATTGTTATCCCTGCATTGTTCAGTGAACCCGATCGTGCCAAAGGCGATGAAGAGTTTGCTAAAAAATTAAATCGTAACGGTGTTGTTATTGCTCAACAGGTTACTACTCAAAATAAAAAGCCCGATGCAGTTCGTAGGGGTGTAGCTAAAGTAGGCGAAGATCCTACTCCATTCCTATATTCTTGGCCGGGTGCATTAAAGCCACTGGACAAGTTAGCTAATAGCGCAGACGGTGTGGGTGTAATTGCATCGGCCCCAGAACCTGACGGTGTTGTTCGTCGTATGCCAATGTTAGTTAATATTCAAAATGACATTTATCCATCATTGGTTCTAGAAGCATTGCGTGTTAGTACAGGTGATCCTAGCTATCAAGTTAAGTCAAATGTAAACGGAGTCGAAGCAGTTCGTGTACCTCAGTATGGTGCTGTTCGCACAGATGAAACAGGTTCAGTTTGGCTAAGTTGGAATTATAATACTCCCCGTGTAAGCATCACAGGCGACCTAAAGAAAGTTAAAGATAAAGTTGTAGTGTTAGGTCTAACAATCGAGGGCGTAGGCGGCATCATTTCTACTCCAGTTGGTAGTCGTTGGGCACATGATATGCAGGCCAATGCTATTCAAACGGTAGTAGACAAAACGGTCATTCAACGTTTTGATTGGGCTAGCGTGATCGAACTAGCAACTATCGTTATTGTTGGTTTGGCATTTGTTTATTTTATGCCCAAGATTCCTTTAATGTATACTGTACCAGTAATTATTGTATATGTACTAGCAGAGTACAATATAACCACATGGTTGTTTACGGCACAACGACAGCTATGGGATTGGTCGTGGCCTGTGCTGACTATATTCCTAATGTGGTCTTATACCGTGTTTAATAAGTTTGCCAAAGAAAACGAATTGAAGAAACAGATTAAGAAACAGTTCGAGCATTACCTAAGTCCAGAGTTTATCAAAGAGCTACAAAAGAATCCTGGTATGCTTAAACTAGGCGGCGATACTCGCAAGCTATCTATTTTGTTTAGTGACATTCGTGGATTTACAACTATCAGCGAATACTATAAGACAAATCCACAAGGTCTTACTACGTTGATTAATCGTTACATGACACCTATGACTGCAACAATTATGGAGCGTAAAGGTACCATCGACAAGTACATCGGTGATGCTATTATGGCATTCTGGGGTGCTCCGTTAGATGTGCCGGATCAAGCAGACTTGGCTGTTGAGGCAAGTATGGACATGGTAAAACGACTAGATGCGTTAAATGAACAATTACGTAAAGAAGGTATTCCTGAACTAGGTATGGGTGTAGGTATTAACACCGGTGAAGTTGTTGTAGGTAACATGGGTAGTGACCAACGCTTTGATTATACCTGTCTAGGTGATGCTGTTAATTTGTCTAGTCGACTCGAAGGACAAAGCAAGCCATATGGCGTACAATTAGTAGTAGGACAAGAAACAGAAAAGCTATTAAGCAGACTGTGGGCTATTCTTGAACTAGACTGTATTGCTGTTAAAGGCAAGGCTGAAGGTGTTAATATCTTTACAGTTATAGGTAAGGTTATGGACATTAACGGTTTTGATCGAGATAAAGAAACTCATGACGAAATGTTAAAAGCATATCGTAAACAGCAATGGGCCAAGGCAATCAAACTATGCAAATCGTCAGAAGGCAAGTTCGATGGCAAGATGGACAAGTATTATCATGCTATGTTAGAACGTATCGAAGAATTGAAGACTCACGATCTTCCTGCTGATTGGGATGGCGTGTATAGAGCCACAAGCAAGTAATGAAAGCACTTATAGCGTTGCTACTAGCCCTAGCAACGGCTTGCTCATTTGCCAAGCCGAATAAACAACAAGCACCATTGGCTCAAAGTTGGATGATATGGGACGTTAATAACAATCGTTCTATATCATCTGACAATACTGATCAAGTTAGAAGCATTGCTAGCATTACTAAGTTAATGACGGCAATGGTTACTATAGATAACGGTCGCCTAGATGAAATGGTTCAGATTATTAGATATAAAGGTTACAGTACTCATATTCCTTCGTCTGTGAATATGATGTCTAGACTAGAGCTAGTTAACCTTTCTATGATTACCAGCGACAACTTAGCCGCACATCTTTTAGCAATGTCACATAAAGATGGATTTGATGCTTTTGTTGCACAAATGAATAAGAAAGCAGAATCACTGGGCATGACAAATACCAAGTATGTTGAAGCAACAGGACTACTGCCTGGTAACGTAAGTACAGTATTAGATCTTAACAAACAGGTTAAGGCCGCAATGGACTATAATATAATCACAGAAGCAAGTAAAACCGGGGCCAGCGAGATTAGAGCTAAGAAAAAAATTTTGTTTTTTAGAAATACTAATCCTTTAGTAGGTAGTCCTAGAAAAATATTAGTAAGTAAAACAGGTTGGATTAATGCCAGCGGAGGATGTTTAGTTATGGCTGTAGAGACATCGCATGGTCTGCGTACAGTTATTATTCTTGGAAGTAAAAGCACAAGGACTAGGATTGCAGATGCATTGTTTATTATGGATAAACTTGATGCTACTACCCCTAGTCCTAGTTTTGTTGATAGAATTCTAGTGCCTATAGATTCTATAATCTACGATTAATCAGCTTTGCCGCACTTAGCACGTTTAGCATTTGTCAACGCACCGTAGTCAACTGGCCATTCTTGTCCTGGTGCCAGTTCTCTAGCATTAGCAGGGAAAGCAAATCTAACACCTGCATACTCTTGAATTTGTGCTACCGGAGCACGGAACTTTGTTAAATCGTTACCTAAATTAACATATGGCTTGGTATGCGGGAATTGCCATCCGGCAACTGCACCGGTTTGTTGATCAATAACAATTTTATAATAACCATGTGGAACTACAACTCCACTGCCTATCTTTTCATTTCCAGCGCCATAGAATGCCCCCACGTAGATCGTAAACGGACGATTCTGCTGTACCGCCCACCCACGCACTGATGTTTCTAGCAATTTCCATATTCCACGGTTTAAACTTCCGTGCTGTGGATACATATTTGTCATTAAGAAACTCTCATACTCCACGATGGCTGACCATGAAAGATCGCCATCGGGAGCGGCATGTCCTTTGTCGTAACCTGTGCCAGCGTAATCACTTGGTGTCGGTCCTCCCGGTACTGACTGATCCGCAACGAATGCGTTCGTACGTGGAAAGCATCCTAAAGCATTTTGTGGTAATAGTGTGTATGCAACATAAACAGGAATTTTAGCAGGAGCATCATATGCTACTAGATATGCCTCTCTGCAAATAGGTTGTGCTGTACGAGCTGTTTGGGCGAATCCGTACGGGCTATGCACAGCACATGATTGTACAGGTAACGGAGCTCTTTGTTCCCATGCAAAGGCTGTTATACTAACAACTGCCAGTAATGCAGTTAATAAATGTTTTTTCATACTACTCCTTAATTTAAAATAAGCATTAATATCAGAGCTATACTGATACCAACTATCAACTGACGGAGAGATGATTTAAAACAAACCTTTTTTCTATCGCATAAAATTATCAAGATGACCCACCACTTGCTTCTTTATCGTCTTCTGACAAACTTTTTTTATTAGATATTTGTCTCTCTGCCTCTATCTCTTTGCCTCTAAGCATTAAAACTATATTTACTTTTTGATTCAAACGAATTAAGTCGTTATCTAACATTCTAATGCGATCAATTAGGGCAATGAGCGTAGTGTTAGCGTTACCCATAACAGGTTTGATTTCCTTAGTTACCCAAGTCCATACATAGTACACAAAGTACCCCATACCCCCGGCCGCCACAATAGGAAAGCCATACTTGTTAACTAGATCTACTATCTCATTACCCATATTATATCCTTACTTCTTAGGGTGTTTGCCACCGCATACAGGGCAACCCTCGTCGTTATTTAAAACCATAATAATACTCCTTGAGCACTTAATGCCAACCCTACACCTGCTACAACAAAACTGCCCCAGAACATTGGCATACTAACTGCTAGAATACTTGCAGATAGAACAACAATGGCTAACTGATATGCTGTTGATGCGTATCCAATCCATGGACTAGATTTCTTTGCTAGCTCACGATCTGCTTCCATCTTGCGAGCATTGACGGCAATTTCTTTTTTGTCGGCATCCATGCGCTCTGCTTCTGCCTTAAACTCTGCCTTAAGTTTAGGATCGCTGGTTGTTTTACTAGCAATTTCATAACTAACTAAACGATTATTCTTTGCTTGATATTGTGCCCATGCGTTATTGGCGCCTAATGTATTATTAAGAACTGTAGAACTTAACTTGCCACCGTACCAGCTATTAACTGCCAAGAATAATGCAAATACGGAAATGACCATACCTGCTTTGTCTTTGATCTTTGCTTCACGCTCGCTACGTGAGCCTACCGGTGCTTTTGGTGCGTCCGGATCCTTTGGTTGTTTGTTGATTAAATTTAGTATTGATTCTACTAGACTTGCCATATATTTTTCCTTATAAACATAGACCTACTAAAAACCCAAAGAACAAACCCCAAGCAAATGCTTTTGCCATATCATTGTCGTGCCATAGCGGTTGATTCTTGAGATACTCTTTAGTATGGTCTGGTAAACTATTGTACCACTTATCCCACTTACTTGGTTCAAACAGCTTCATTGCCATATCCCCTTACAAATTTTTCTATGGGTTCTACTTTTTGTAGACCATATGTATTACCCATCTTTACTATCTTAAACAAGTCGCCTTCTTGCCATTGCAAGTTTTTTTCTATGTTTAATTCTTCGTCAAATTTAATTCCGTTTGGGCTTAAATCCCAGTGGTAGTCTAAATATAGCATAATGTTCTTAACCGTGTAATATATAAACGATAGTTACTATTGTACCTAATATCATCGCAACTACAAGGACTGATTTCCAGTCCATATCATCTAATTTCATTTTGAACCAGGGACTCGAAACTTCAACTGATCTTTCAAGTAATTGTTCTTGTTGTGTGTTAGGATCCATCATCAGTCTCTCCTTGCGTCTGATTGCTCGGAACGAGCAATTCTATCAATATCGGGTTTAACTCCTAAAGCATTTGATACCAATGTGTCGATGCGAATTACATCGTGATTCATTGTTGCTACACGTTTATCTAATGCTTGAATGATGCCGCTCATTCCGTTTACGCCCGATGTTACACCGGCTAGAATGAATTTTAGTGTTAAGAATACAAAGTACCCTGCGGCCATAGCGGCCGCAATTGGAAACCCAAGCTCCGCTACTAATTTAAAGAATTCCCCCATATTGCGCTCCCTCTGTTATAGTTGTTTTTTATATTTAGTGCATTTTGGACAAAAAAATCGTTGACGACATAAATAAACTTAGCTACAATACAGAAAGTGATTGTAGCCGTAATTGTTGTAAATATACAACACGGTTGACAAGAAATTATTTTTGTCGTACAATAGAGACTATGAAAACTTCAACTTCATTATCGTTAAGATCAGTCAAGCATATAGCCCGTAATGGCGGCTTTATGCCCACCTATTGGTCTGCGAAAAATGGAACAAGTAATCTGTCTATTGATCGCACACCAGAGCAGATCGTAGGGTCTTCGGAGACCGTGTATAGTTAACAACAACTAAACCAAATTCTAAAGACCCTAGGACTAAAAACCCTAGGGTTTTTTGCTTTGTAAGTGGTCAAAAGTGTGTATAGGCAACGCGAGCCTGTCCTGCACTTAAAACATGGGACTATTAATGAGGGCGGCCTACCGGATGATAAGTTCCTGGCGATAACAGGAATGCGTAAAATGGTAGCGTATTAAAGTACATTCACTGGTACCATCGGGGGACCAGTCCTGTTAAACCGTGCTAGCCGCTGGGATATTGACAACGAGTGTACTTCAATACACACTTTCGAAAGAGAGTGTAAATATCAAGATGTACTACGATGCCAGTTCTTTTCGTTTCACTAAACGAATAAATTCTAATCTAGAAATAAACTTGTTCAAATGGTATGAACTAGGTGTGCTGGGTCTAGGCCCACAATCTGCTCCTTACTTAAACTTTGACCGTTACTTTACAGAAGCTCCTTGGAGCCAAATGGATCTAGAGCTAAAGAATATATTTGACAGTAGACGGGGCAAAGTTAACATGATGCCGGGACATGCCTGCATGATACCTGAACACGTTAACAACAAGAAATGGCTGAATCATTACATCTATCATGCAGAAAAGTATCTCCCTGAACAACTGTTAGCTACAGTCACAGACAAGGGAGTACTACATGATTGGATCTATAAAAATAGTCTTGCAGTTCCGGACTGGTCTGACAGATTACTAATTAGTATGAATGCAACAAATCCTACTGACTGGTATCTTAAGCATGTCAATGGCAAGATTCACGAACTATTCGCAGAACAGGCTCCTGTGTTTGCTAATTGGTTACGCACTAGCGTACAGCATGTCTTTAAAGACATTGGTCGTGTTATAGTGTTTCAGAATGTCAAGGACAATCCTGTAGGCATTCATAGAGATCATCACGTATTGTCTAAGGGACTAAGACTGCATAGTGTAAACTTTCAGTTTGGTCCTATTAACAGACCCTTCTTTGTCTATGACGAAGTAACAAAAGAAAGACATTACGTATCTAACATGAGAGCCTACAGTTTTAACGACTTAGACCTTCATGGTGTAGACGCAGAAGACCAGTATCTGTATACAGTACGCATAGACGGCGTGTTTACAGATCAGGTCTGCGATGATCTAGGACTAGCAGGCGGCTACACATGGGGGCCGCTGAGCCCTAGCTACAAGAAGCTAGACACTATAAAGATCTATAATCCCGAGTAATTTACTCAACTATTAAAAATGGTAGTTGACAAGAAAATTGAGTTAAGCTACAATAGAGGCATACGTTAACAAAACAAGTTAACATTGTTCTTTAAAAAGTTGTAGCTTTTGTAGCACTAAAGTGCTACTATATTAAAGCATTCTACAGGGTTACCTAATCCGTTAGGGGACTGGTTGGGATAACGGGGCGGCGGCCTCCGGTCCGGCAACCACTCATGAAGCGTATGAACGATAGCGTAAAGCTATGCAGTTGAACGTGACGGGTAGTTAGGCTGTAATGACAGCATACAACGTAGGCTCGCTACCTACGAAAAGGACGTATGCACGTTCCCTTAGCAGAATGTTTTAATATAGTTTGGATCCTGTT